TGGTCGTTCGGTTACCGCGCTATGTCCGTTCGGGGTGTAGGTTCGAGTTGAGTTAAGGTGCAAGTCAAGTCAAGGGTGAGCAAATTTTTTGCATATACGTGCAATACCGAAAGATTCCTTCCGATGTCGATTACGAGAAATGACGGTGCAATATATAAGTCCGCTTTTGTGAGCAAAAATTTCGCATATGTGCGTTATTGAATTTCGGGAAACAGGGGCGCAATATATAAGTCCGCTTTTGTGAGCAAAAATTTCGCATATGTGCGTTATTGAATTTCGGGAAACAGGGGCGCAATATATAAGTCCGCTTTTGTGAGCAAAAATTTCGCATATGATATACCGAACGGGAACTCGGCCCGCATCGCTGGAAAGCGGGCCGAGCTATATAATATATTGTTTAACCCGGGCGGAATTATATATAATATAGTGATAAAAATAAAAAAAGATGCCCCCTCGTAGGAGGCACCTTGTCTTACAATTCGGCTTTTATCCTCTTATATTCATACAGCATTAATTCTTCTGTTGCATATGTTGTTGACACTTTGTCAACTCCGTCATAAGGCTTCATCAAGTATATATCTATTCTATAACGTATACATTCAGAGCTGTTTACAAGAGCAGGATTTTCATGAGCCTCATACTGACTTTTTACAACGAGCGCAATATTATGTTTAGGAATAAGCATATTGGCGAACTCAATCATTTTATGTACCTCATTTCTTGTGATACACTTATTATACACTATTGCAGCGAGTTTGTCAATAGTTTTTTTAGAGTTTTAATAATATATTTTTCGGCCCGGACTCGAAAATATATTATAGATAATTGATGCGCAAAAAAAACGGGGATGAAAATCCCCGAATTTATTACACGTTGGTTAAGAATTACTGCTGGTTTGCGTTCCGCAAATGTTTTTGATAATCAGAACGAAACTCACACAGCTCGTCATTCTGAATAGTTGCATTGTAAGCACCATAAAACTGATTAATAGTCAGGTCGTCAGAGTTAATATCAACGCAAACAAGCATTTCGTCAGTTGCTTTATCACACACAACGACAAGATGTCTTTCGCCGCAACGAAGATAAGTCCTCCATTCGTAAGAATTCACACAATTGTGAAAATGATTGCCAATTTCAGCGCATTCATCACGAGTAAGCGGAACACGAATATAATAGCGATCATTCTCATAAGACAAATCTTGAGAAGTTTGTGCTTTGGCAAACTTGCGGTTTTCCGCATCAGTAATTTCTACATTGTAGCGGGCTTCCAGATCGGCATGAGCACGATTGATATTTTCTATCTTGTAATCAGTAATTTCCAGCCTATCAAGAATTTCGACAATGCGTGACATTTTGCGGCAAACTTCACGAATTTCGGCTTCCGCATTGTACCGCCGAAAAGAAATACCAAACAACATAAAAAGTTCAGCTTCATCTACATTAAAGAATTCTTTAACTTTTTCCTGCGCTTCAACAAAGCGATCAGTGGCGGCATAGCGGAGCGCAGAGCGGAACGCCTTACAAGATTTAATATAAGGACGCAGAGAAGGCGTAATAACTGAAGCAAAACGGGCAAGACCATATTGTTCAAGAACGTTTGCGGTCAGTTCACGTTCTACCAAATACTTCAAACGATCAACATTGGGCAAATTGTCGGGATTGGTGTTCCATTTGCGAAGTACTGTAAGCACATCTTTCCATGCGGGCAAAGTATCTATCGCCCATTCATAGAAAAACAGATAGTCCAAAGCAAAGACTTTAACTTTAATAGAAATATCGGGCAAGCTGATAATGCGATCAGCGTATTCACGATAAGTAAGATCACGATGTCCCAGCACAGCACCGTAAAAAGCATCGCCGATACGTTCACTAATCTGCTTGGGACGAGAAGACAGTTCTTTGCCAGAAACACCGACAATGCGGAAGGGTTCTTCAAGGTAAGCGGTAATGCGTTTGCCAGTATCAAGATTGATAACGTAAGTGTTGCGGTTGCGTGTAATATTAATGATAGTATCCATTAATTTGTATCTCCTGTTCTTTGATGGCTTTATTATAACAGATTTAAGCATTGCTGTCAAGTACTTTTTTGGTTAAAAGAGTAATATATTTTGGCGCCCAGGCGGCGTTGTATATTATATATTCGCGCCTGAACATAACTAAAAAAAAGAGGGGGTTACCCTCTCATAGCGAATTTGACAATCCGTCCATTACAGCGACCATTGCTCCAATCATGGTCAAAAATTTCATCTTCACAAAGTTCTTCAATGCTGTCCCATCCGCATTTATGAAACCAATGTTTGTGGTCAAAAGATACTACAAAATGAAAATCATTTACACCAACTCGGAACAAAACAATTGTTTCATCGGGGCGAACCTCTTCCAATTCGTCAACTACTCGACAGTTAGGAAAATCTTTCAAAATGTGGTTAGTAAATCGGCGGGTTAAAAGTTCAATGCAAGAAAAATAGCAAGCCCGATTAAAAGACTCATTTTTGTCATGCCGATTTATTTCATAGGCAATTTGTTCAAGGTTATCCCATTCCTCATAAACGTCATATCGTTCAGATTCATCAAAAGGTTCATACCAAGAGTAAGTGTCAAGCGCAAAACCGCCGCAATTATAGTTGCGTATAGCGGTATTGTAGCGGTTGCGTTTATGAGAATGATTATAAGGATCTTCGTGCGTAAAAGTAAAAAACATACCTTAAATTTCCTTTCCTTTCCTTTTGGCACTTGTATTATACCAGATACAAGCCTGTTTGTCAAGTGATTTTTGCGGGGGAGAATAATATATTTTTTCGCCCGGACGGCATTATATATTAATCAAAATCAATGCGCTTGTCACGCTGACGAGAATATTTCTTTTTATTTTTAAATACGGTAGGGCGGGGCATTGTGGGGCGTTCTTCGCCCCTTACTCTCGCCAGAAAATTAAGCATTTCTTTTTCCTTTTTACTTTTTTTACGACAACTCATAGTAAAAGATTCCTTCCATACATGTTAATATAAGCGGTCAATTCCTCGTCATCAACAAAGATTTCATTCTCAAGCACAAAAAACAAGTACTGATATAATTGTGTAGTAGTGATTTTACCTGCTGTAATATGTACAACAAGGCAAGAGCGAGTGATCAGCGGGTTAAGACGAAATGACGGTTCAAGATATTTAGTAACTTTGGCAAGATGAGTGAGCATTTCGTCTTTGGTGATATAACGCAAATACTCATTAAGAGCTTTAAGAGCTCGGTTGACGTTGCGGGATTTGTTATTGCTACGCAGTATAGTAAACATTGATTTCATTTCCTTTCTTTTGATGTACTTATTATACACTATTGGAATGTTTTTGTCAATAGATTTTTTCAAGAAAAAATAATATATTTTTCGAGCCGGGCGCGCAAATATATTATAGATAATTGCGACTGAAAGTGCGGGGGCTTGCGCCCCCTGTTGATTATTGCTTAGGCGGTCTATGTTTTGTCAACTTCAAAGTGTAGTTTTCACCGTTGAGTGTAAATTCAATCTCGGTTTCAGTCTTCACTTTTGTGATAGTTGCCTGTAACTCTGTAAGAGTGGTTTGACAAGCTGTAAGGATTGCTCCTTTTACTTCGTCAATTTTACGTTCTCTCTGTACAGGTTTTGTGCGTTTATTACCTCCTGCTTTTCGGGCATCTTTACTTGCTTTTTTTTGTTCGGGAGTAAGCTCAAAAAGTTTTTCACCGTGATCAATAGCTTCATCATCTTGCAAAACTTCGATAGCTTCTTCTCTTGAACAATGTAAACCTTCCATGATTCGCAAAATATCAGCTTCGGTCATAATTGTTTCTCCTTTCCTTGTGATACTATTATTATACATGATCACGTTGCGTTTGTCAAGTATTTTTTGAAAATATATTATGGAGAATTGGGGTACAGGTCTATGAGCGCACTTGACATTATATCGTTGGGTGTTGGCTTGTGAGCCGCAGGGTCACTCGTTTACCTGTGTTTAAGACTTACTTACTGTTGACTATCCTTATTCAGCAAGTCCCCACAATTTTATTAATCGTCATCCCAATTTTCGCCTTCTGGATCGCTGTAAGCGGCATCATCACATTCTTCAAGCGGATTATATCCTTCATCGGCAAGAGCGCAATAACATACTGTAAGATAGGGACAACTGTCATCAGAACACGGACAATAATATCGTTTCATTGTAGCTTTACTCCTTTTCTTTTTTCTATAAATATTATACCATATTTTTCCGTACTTGTCAATAGTTTTCGCTGCGGAAAATAAAATATATTTTCCGGCCCGGACCAAATTGTATATTATATAATTTAACGCATAAGAAAAGAGACGTAAAACATTTTAGTAGTTTTACGTCTCAGTGGTTTTACGCTTTGATGTTGTTAAGCAATTCAACTGCTTCGGCGATCCATTCGTCAAAATGATTTTTAATCGCTTTGGCAATTTTAGAATTTCGGCAAGCAAAATGGTCATTGCCGCAATGTACTACAACTTGTGGATAATGGAATTCAATCTTGGCACGCAGCATAGCTTCAAGCGCAAGTCTTTCAGTTTTTGTGCCTTTGAATTGATACGACTTAGTGATAGAACGTTTTTCCGTACGCCACAGGCGGTTAGTACGCTGTATAAGATTTACGGTTTCACCGATTTTAACGGTACGATCGCCATTTTCAATAGCATCGGCAAAATAAATATAGGAAGTTTCTTTCATTGCGGTTTTATAATCTCCTTTGTTTTTTCAATGTACTAATTATACACCACCTGTTGGTATTTGTCAAGTACTTTTAGCTAAAAAAAATAATATATTTTTGCGCCCGGCCCGATTGTATATTGTATATAATATACGATCTAAGCTAATATAAAAAATTGAGGGGCTGAATAGCCCCTCGGGGATTGATGACCCCCTGTCGTTAATTATGCAAGGCTGAAATAGGCTTTCCGCTTAACGATTTCACGCTTTACCTTTTTATCAATGACAAGCTGACGAACAAGTGCTGATGCTTTCTGATTACTTGCACCGTTGAGCGACGGAACGGCAGACATAATTTCTGTAACAGTTCTCGCTGTACCATCCGCCAGTATCGCAAGAATTTCAGCTTTAATGTTTTCGTTTGCGGTCTGAGTTGCAGTAGGTTTGCGATCAGCCGAATTTTTTTTGTCGATAGACGCTTTGAGCGCAACGAGAGTATCCCGAACGTGACAGTCCAGAGTTTCAATGTCAAGGACACGAGAGAGAGCTTCTGAATAGGTCATGGGGTTCTTTGTCATAAATATCATTTCCCTTCTGGTTTAGTCGGTTTTCCTTCCCTTGTTGATGTACTTATTATACCACATGGGGAGCAGTTTGTCAAGCACTTTTTTGCTTTCCGAATAATATATTTTCTTGAGCTCCTTCGGTAGAGGCTTTACTTGTTCAGTCGCTCCCCTCCTTGGTACACTGATAGTATAGCACAGATAGAGGTAGATTGCAAGCCCTTTTTGCATTATATATAATATATTCGCGCGCCCGGGCAAGATTGTATATTATTTGAGACAAAAAAAGGCACTTGCGTGCCTTAGGTTAAGATGGTCTTACATTTTGTATGATAAGGGCGGCATTCTTTTTCAAAGACAGCACGTAAATCTTCTTCGAGATTTTCTTCGGAAGTATTGACAAAATTGTCGCATCCCCAATAGGTCATTAATGAGGTCTGTGCATCAGTGATTTGAAATACATAGGTGGGAATTTCACGGGCGTATGCGTAACCAAGTTCCCAATTAGAGCCTGCCGGGCTAACACGCCCAACAGAAATAAAAAGAAAAATATCACTATGTAAAATAGCCTGTACGTCAGCTTTGAATACTTTTTTTGCCCAATCTTCTTGAGATATATTCCATGCATTAGGGATTTCAAGTTCAAAAGGACAGTAAACATCATATCCCAACGAACGTAAAAGTTCGGCAACTTTGACCATTCGTGTGCGTTCAGTTGAACCGCATGAGCCGCAAAGGTAAATTATCATTTTGGTATATCCTTTCTCTTTAATTGATTTCCTTGTGTCATACCTTATGGTAGTGTTCAAAAATGCGGTTAGCGACTTCTTCGGCGGTGAGATAGCCTTCGACGTCATCGCCCACTTCTTCTTCATCGACAAGCCCCATTATTTCAAGCAGACCATCTTTGCCACCAAAGCTGAACTTGTGGCAGACGGCATCACAGACAACGTGTTTCCTATTGGGATACCATACCTGCGGAGCACCCCAACAAGAGGTGACTTGAAAGGGGATATTGCTCTTTTTGAGGATTTCGATAAGTTTGGTCATTTCGTTTTTCATTGTTGTTATCTCCTTTTCTTTTGATACATTAATTATACCACATTGAGAGTGAGTTGTCAAGCATTTTTTTTCTTTCCGAATAATATATTTTCCGGAGATTCTTCACTCTGCTTGTCCTTTTGGGTACATGTATAGTATAGCACAAATCGGTAGTAATTGCAAGTGTTTTTAGCTAAAAAAAATAATATATTTTCCCGACCGGGCGGGATAATATATTATATCATCCCGAGGGTAGAGCCTATAAATAGAAGAATGAACGGGAAAACGAATAGCGCAAGCAAGGCGGGAACATTCACTTTATCAAAGTTAGGGTCTGCCGCAAGCCACATTCCCCAGAAGCCAACCGCAAGCCAGATAAAAGTAATAGATAGCATAATTGCAATAGCCATAATTATCACGCTCCGTAATACAGAATAAGGAAGTAAATATTGAGGGCAACTCCTGCCAAATGCATCAAAATGCCATTGATGTGGCGGTCGCTCATGAAGTCTTTAATCAGTCCCACAATTGCGATACCCAGACCAAACCACGCAGTCGGCAAGCCGAAAAACATTATCAATACGACATTAACGATAGTCGCAAGGCAACGAATGTCATTCCATTCAAAGCGGTACGGCTCATTAATTTTGAAAAACTGCTTTACTCTTTCCATTGGTTTGTATCTCCTTTCTTTGATGATAATATTATAACAGAAGTTAAATCAAATGTCAAGGGATTAAAATAATATATTTTCCCGACCGGGCGGAAAAGTATATTATATACTCTTTCGTAATATTATAAAAAAAAGAGGGGAGGGTATCCCCTCTTTTTATGACAAAAGTGTTTTCTTTCTCAAAACGGCACAGATATATTCGCGGTCAGTTCTTCAAACTCTTTACGCTCTTGTTCTACAATTTGTTCATATTCCGCCGTAATACTCGGAATATCAATAAAATTGCGACTTGATATATAATCTGCATAATGTACGAGTTGATCAATAGCGGTAAACGGGCGATCTTTTCGGTCAGTTACCCATTGCCCCATATGAGAGCGGATAGCCATAGGGATAAAATCAGGCAGTTTGCCGTACATAGATTCATAGGCTTCATGCCAAAAATTCTCTACCATTTCGGCGCAAATTGCGCCATGTTGCGGATAGGCTTCTTTGTCAAGCTCATTGTCATTGCCGTATTTAGCGCAATCATGGAGTAATATTGCAACACGAGCATAATCTTTATATTCTTCGGGCATATAACTCCAACGACTTAAACGGAGTAATTCTTCGAGGAACATACAAGCAGCTTTTACATGACGTACTAAGCCGCCTATTCCCTGTGAAAAGACAGGGTGAAATTTTCCTGAAGAGGATGCGCCGCTTTCCCAAAACCATGCGCCTACACGCTCATCCAAGAAACGAGCGCAAAAATCACGCAACGTCAAATCAGTAATGCGTTCAAGTTCAGTTTGAAAATAAAGTGACTTTTTCATTGTGTGGGAAATACCTTCCTTCCTTTCATTTCACTATTGGTATTATAACAGACTGGAACGCAAATGTCAAGCCCTTTTTTCATTTAAAAATAATATATTTTTCCGCCCGGACGCCATTGTATATTGTATATTATCTGTTGGTGTAAAGTAAAAGGGCTTTACAGCCCTTTCAGCACTTCAAATATTTCATCTTGTCGATAAGCCTTGCCCGTCCAAGTTTTACGATTTGCTTCTTCATCGTCAAACAAAATATCATTTCCTTCATTATAACGATTTTTAGGAGTTCCATAAGGAATAATATGAATTATGTCAAATTGTACGCTTGGCAAATGTTTTGCAAGCCAATCACGTTTTGCTTTAGCAGTGCGGTCATTATATTCTGGAGTGCCATTTTTAGAACACCAAGAAATAATACCGAGAGTATAACCTTCTTGCTTTAAGCGATTCAGCATGCGGGCAAGGGTAGAAAAATGAATAAGCGGTTTCGCAATTTCATAGGGGGTAGTGTCATACGCTTTAAGATAATCCAGCCAGTTTTCCACGCCGTAAAAATTTGCGATCGTACCATCCATATCAAAGTAAATAGTCATTTAGAATACTCTCCTTTCTTTCAGCATAGTAATTATATCAAATTTTTCATAAAAAGTCAACTCTTTTTTGCAATTATACTATATATAATTGCGGCCGGGCCAGAAAATATATCATATATTTTCTGGCGCAAAAATATACTCCCGCCTGCGCAAACAACAGGCGGGAGCAGTTTTTCTTATCTTACAGAAGTAAGGTTTTTCTTTATGCCTTACTTAGCAAGAGAGAAATATGCCTTGCGCTTGACGACTTCACGCTTAACCGAGCCTTCTTCTACAAGCTGACGGACAAGAGCGGAGGCTTTCTGGTTGCTTGCGCCATTGAGGGAAAGCACTGCACTCATGATCTCAGTCACGGTGCGGGAAGTGCCGTCTGCAAGGACAGCGAGAATTTCCGCTTTGGTATTTTCGTTTGCGGTCTGGGTTGCGGTGGGCTTGCGATCCGAAGCATTTTTCTTTTCGATCGAAGCCTTGAGCGCAAGCAGAGTCACGCGGGTGTCTTCATTCATTCCTTCAAGAGCAAGAGCATTAGTCAGAGCATCTGCATAAGTGAGGGGATTTTTTGCCATAATGGTAGCCTTTCTCGTTTTAGAGGGTGTCGTTCCCTTGTTGTGATTATATTGTACCATAGGGAGCGGGTTTTGTCAAGAGGTTTTGAAAATATATTTTCTTGACTTATTCCCCCATTTAACAATCACGCAATGTAATGAGCGGAGTTGGTGTCGGGGGTACGTTCCCTTTCCTTTGGAACATCTGTATTATAACATATTGGGGGCGGGGTGTCAATAGACTTTTCACATTATAGATAATATATTTTCGCGCCCGGACGAATCTGTATATCATATACTCTGACGAACATTAAAAAAGCGGAATGTGCAGTTCCGCTTAACCAGTAGAGGACATAGATTATATTTTACAGATTAATCGCATAGATAAAGGGATGAATGCCAGCAATAAAAGCCAAAACCGCACATACAGCAGCGGCACGATATTTGCAACACCATTCGCATATAAGTCCGATAAGAAGTAAAATACCAATAGCAATAAGACAGATAATAATGGAAATCGGGAACATAATAATTTCTCCTTTTCTTTTTTTCTATTGGTATTATACCATATTAATAACAGCGTGTCAAGAGGTTTCGGGTAAATATATTGTATATAATGCGAGGTGAATTATAGATGAAAAAATTGTATATAATATATTGTTTCGAAATTCCGGCTGTGGCATTGGAAAACAGCCGGCGCAAAGCATTGTATATAATATATCTCGTGTTTAAACATATAAAAATAAGGAAACTACCCACAGCTTTTACAGACGGTAGTTTCCTTATTTTTTATAAGAAGTAGTTCTCTATTCCTGTTCGACTGTATAGAACCTATCTCTGTCATTATAGAACCTATCTACCTCATGCCAGCCTTTATCGGCTATTTCACACAAGGTAACCATGACAGGATTGGAGCAGAATTGAACGGAATTGCATATATTCTGATAAGCATTGGCGCAGACTTCTGTACCATTGTAATAAAGATCAACGGGATCATTATAACTACCATTGACGTAAATCAAGATGCAAAATTCAGCAGTTTTCATTGTTTGGTTCTCCTTTTCTTTTGGTGTCATTATTGTACCATATAACAGAGCATATGTCAAGAGCTATTTGCGAATATATTATTCGTTAAGCATACGAGCTATATGTTCATATGCGCGCGAGCATTCGCAATCACTGTCATAACGCAAAAGTATGCAGGCATGACCGTCAATAGAGCGTTGGAGATAAATCCTTATGTCCTTACTATTAATCCGTTGGATAAAGTTAATAGATGCAATAGGAATAATATAACGTTCATGAATAATGGCTTTCATTAGAATGCCCCCCCCTTTCTTTCAGTATAGTAATTATACCAAATTTTTCATAAAAAATCAATACTTTTTGGGAAAATAGATTATATATAAATTGAAAGCTAATTTGTAGAAAAAAATTCGTATATTATATATTAAATCGAAACACCGCTCGTGGCGTCAGTTCGCGAGCGGTTCAAGACTTTATATATAAAATGATAAAAAGAAAGCCCCTTACCGGGGCGGGTTGCCCCTTACCGGGACAGTTTGGCAATGGTGCTTTCATTACAAAGTGTAGCACGTTCCCATTTTATCTGATAGCCGATACCGTCAATGTAAATATCAGGCTGTGTAAAAAATGGACGGTTGTCTTTGTGCCACGGTTGGTTGCATATATGAAAGATATGCCTTTCGAACACTTCGCCTTTGTTATAGTTATGTTCGGCTTTCGCTTTATTACAATCAGCTTTAAATTGCTCTTTGGTATAATCCGAAAGTTTGCGCGCACCATGATTAATAAGCATGAGCTTTTTGTCATATGTAGGTGCATAACGGAGAGAAAATCCATTATTACGGCTTGCTTTATCCAGCTTGCAGACCGCATATAAAAGGTCATAGTCCGCTTCTACAACGTACATTTCGCCATAGTAGGTAAAACCAAGCAGAAAGTGCGACGTAGTAGAATTTTTGCGATAAGCGGCAAAAAGGGTTTCATAAATATCAGCGGTGTTGGTAGTCATTATTATGTACCTTCCTTGTTACTTCCTTTTGGATTGTCTTAATTATACCACTTTTTTCGGAAATTGCAATACCTTTTTTCATTATCTATTATATATAATTTCGGGATTCAGATTATATATTATATATTTTATGTCTGCTCTTGGATTTTTTCAGATAATATATTATATACAAAATTTCGGATATATTACATATTGTATCGTATATCACGGCAATGCAATAAATGCAATAAAAAGGGCTTTCGCCCTTTTATTAGTCTTCATAAGTTTTAAATGTTTTATTAATCTTCGTAAGTCTTAATCTCAACGTACCATTCGTTATTATTAATTGACGGATAACGCCTTTTTGCGTCTTCCCACGAATAGCCAAACACACAATCTGTCTTACCTGTAACTTTGTTCTTGATATAAAAACACCACATTTTGCTTGTTTTCCTCTCTCCCCGTATAGCCTGTTAGGACAGCTTGAAAAATTTTATTATTTCGCTCTTTCCTCAAAGACATATTTCATCCTGTAGTCAAGATCCATCAAAAAATCAATTCCGTACGTTTTACAGCCGCCGCCCGATTCGGTTCGGTTTCCCTTACCGTGACTATAGTATAACACATTTAAACCGGCATTGCAAGCGTTTTTGTGTGAAAGAAAAAATATATTTTTTTTTATTAATCTACGTCGTAATGTGTAACTCAATTTGATTGCTAACAATATATAATATATTATTTTTTTATTAATCTACGTCATAATGTGTAACTCAATTTGATTGCTAACAATATATAATATATTATTTTTTTATTAATCTACGTCATAATGTGTAACTCAATTTGATTGCTAACAATATATAATATATTATTTTTTTTATTAATCTACGTCGTAATGTATGATTCAACTTGACTGCTAACAATATATAATATATTATTTTTTTGCTCCAAGCTAAGTTAGAAATAATATATTATATTATATATTGCTGTTGCTTCAATAATATATTGTATCTTTAGTATTTTACTTATTTTGGGATAAAAATATTATTTTTCGTTTTTACGCCATACAAAACGTTTTTTTTACAATCGCCTGTATTAGACTAAACAAGGCGCGCTACAGCCGATACCGCGCCTGCGACCTATTACTTTTGTAATCATATTAATAAATATCTTTGGTATGATTATATTCTTAACGCTAATACCTTATCTATTGGTTATGTATGTGTTTGTCTGATTGTTGTATTGACTTATTTACTCACGCCCATATATTGATTGTTTGCTTTATGTTTTTGGGGAGGGTGCAATAGACCTGTCTATATATCTCAGAAAAAAACTATAAACTACATAAAGCATTTTTTTCATATAAAAAAGTGAGAGTAAAAATAGGGGGGGGGGTGGTATTTTGGGAAAAATTTTTATTTATTTTAATCAAAAGTTTTCGTCTGGCAACAATCATCCCCAAATGAATTTTTGAATTAGAAAAACGAATTTATTTGGCAACAATCATCCCCAAATGAATTTTAAATTCTAAAAACGAGCTATCCCCAAATGAATTTTTGAATTAGAAAAACGAATCAATCATCCCTAAATCAATTTTTGAATTCTTTAAACCCAACTTGCCTTCCGCAAAAATTTTTCGTATAATGGTAGTATGGAGGTGATTTAAAGAAATGGCTACATTAAAATTAGATTATTCTTTAGAAACTCCAGAAGAACGTAAAGCATTAGTTGAACAAATTTTGTAGGGCAACGAAGACGGAGAACCCAATCTGTCGCCCGCTTATCTTGAAATATTGGCCGACTATTTGGTTCTTTGTATGGAGAAACAAGAAAAAAAAGAACGTCGATTACTTACTGAAAATCGAATGGCCACAATCAATAAACGTGAAACTTCTTTTGAAGGCCTATGCGCTTCTTTTGAAGATGGAGAAGATAGCGTTTATAATCTTATAACAAATGATAAAAATATAATATTCCGTCCTAAAACTAAAATAACTAAAAAAGATTTAGAAGAAATTCCCGAATTGCGCGCAATACTCGATGCTATAAAATATTGGGAAGAAAAATTAAAAACAGCAACCGGACGTGATGCTTATATAATTAAATCTACAATAATTGAATTGCGTAAAGACCAATATTTAATAAAAGCAGCTTTCCGCGAACCAGTAACATCAAATAATTTTGTGCCGTCAGTATCTACCATTCCATTAAATGAAAAAATTGAAATTGATAAAGACTCAGGCTATGTAATTCCAGCCGGTATCACTTTGATGGATCCAAAAGTCATTTCAGCAGTTCTCTGTAATTATTCTGCTTTAAAAGAATAGTGCTGGGGTTGTTTTAATAATGATTTATGGTATTTTTTAAAAGACTTTGACGAATGCGCCAATCGCGCACTTAAAAAGTATCCAATTTATGACCGTTTAGTTACGCTTAAAGTCGATGGCAAATAGAATTAGGAAATTCAAGAAATACTTGAAGCTGAATTTAACGTACATCATACAACTGAATATATTTCCACTCTTTGGCGTAATAAAATTCCTGGATTAATTGCATCTTAGGCTGAAGATGATTATCTCGATTGGTATTATCGAGAAGTTGAAAAAGGTCAATATAAGCGTTGCAGTCGATGTGGTCAAATTAAATTAGCTCATAATAAATATTTTTCTAAAAATAAAACTTCTCGAGATGGCTTCTACTCAATTTGCAAAAAATGTCGTAATAAAAAAACGCGCAAATCTGGACAAATTTAATTAAAGAAATACGCTTAAATTTAAAAACCCCACAAGGAGGTGATATTCTATGCAGCAACCTGAAAAAAGAAAAGTATATTACTGTGAAAAATGCGGTAAGACCATGACAGGCGAGAATTTTTATACTTCTAATAATCTTGAAAAATATCCTGATGATGGAAAGCTGTCACAATGTAAAAAATGTATTACAATGCATGTTGACAATTGGGATCCTAAAACATATCTTTGGATACTTCAAGAATGCGATGTGCCATATGTGCCCGAAGAGTGGAATAAACTATTGTTAACATATGCGAAAGACCCGGCTAAAGCAAAAGGATCTACTATATTGGGTCGTTATCTTTCAAAAATGAAATTAACTCAATATAGAAAATATCGTTGGCATGATACTGAATCCTTACGCGATGTTCAAAATCATCGTATTTAGGAAACAATGGAGCGACAAGGATACACACAATCACAAATTGATGAAACTATAAATAAAAGTACACTTGCGCTTGACCCTGGTCTATTGACGCCGCCACCCGAGACGCAAATTCCACTTGATCTGCGCGCATAGCAACCAGAGAACGACTACTTCGCGCAACAAGCTGGTATTGATGAAGATGAATTTGCGGCGGATCTTACAGAAGAAGATAAGAAATATCTTTGCATGAAATGGGGTCGTGCCTATAAACCCAGTGAATGGGTTGCGCTTGAGCAATTGTATAATGATATGATGGAATCATATGATATTCAATCCGCTGGTCATATTGATATTCTGAAGAAATGTTGTAAAACTTCTTTAAAAGCCGATTAGTTGCTCGATATTGGTGATGTTGAGGGCGCATAGAAAATGGTTCGTATGTATGATATGCTGATGAAAGCAGGTAAATTTACTGCAGCGCAGAATAAAGGTGCATCCGGTGATGTAGTTGATTCACTTGCGGAATTATTCGCAATGTGTGAAATGGACGGCTTTGTGCCTCGCTTCTATACCGATGGACCGCAAGATAAGGTCGACCGCACGTTACAAGATATGTAGCAATACGTTAAAACCCTTGTTACAGAAGAGCTTAATCTTGGTAATCTTATTGAAAATGCGGTTAAGCAAATTGAAATTGATAAAGCTAAAGAAGCTGAAACTGATGCTGATGCGGCTAATGATGAAGATTTGCTTGAGAATGAGATATTTGCGGAATCAGACAAAAATGGTATGACTGAAGAAGATATGAATGAATTTAATGATTGGCAAGATAAGCAAGATGAAGAGGCTCATGAGCTTCAAAAAAAACTTGAGGCAGGTGAATTATAATGGCACTCGCTGATTTAATGATATTATCCCAATCAAGAAAAAAAATAGGTATTTCTGAAGAACGCATAGCAGCAATTAAACCAGTAGCCCGATAGTATTTGGCCTATTGGAGAGAATATCCCGATATGTTTGTAGATTTTCTACAAACTGGTCGCGATGGAGAGATACCGGAAAACGGGTTGCGTTTTTATTTTTATCAAAGAGTATTTTTACGTGCGGCTATGCGTTATAAATATGTCTATATGACTTTCCCTCGCGCATATTCAAAATCATTTCTTTCAGTATTAGTTTTAATGTGCCGCTGCGTTTTATACCCAAGATGTAAGCTATTCGTTACTTCTGGAGGTAAAGAGTAGGCAGCTGGTATTATAAAAGAAAAGGTTAATGAAATATGTGCTTTAGTGCCAGCTTTTGAAAATGAACTTGATTTGCGACCAGGTAAAACTAGATAGAGTAAAGATTATTGTATATTTGTATTTAAAAATGGTTCATATTTTGATAATATTGCGGCCAGGGAAACCAGTCGTGGTAAGCGCCGTCATGGCGGACTCATTGAAGAGTGCGTTGGTGTTGATGGTCAGATATTAAGTGAAGTTATAATCCCTAAATAGTGGGGCCTTGCAGCGTAAGCTGTAAGTGTACTTTGCGTGAACCTGCGACAAAAGGGTGTATTAATAATATATATTAATGCTAACGGGGAAGAGTCAAGAACCCCGTGCCAAGCCTAGTATAGGAAGGTGTAGAGACTATCCCTGATGAATGTAAGGGAGTAGGGTGGAGTTTGTCACCACTCGAAGCGCGCAACAACTATTGGACAAAACCAAACAAAGTAATTAAAAATAATTTCATATTATACCGAAGATGAATACATAGGAGGTATAAAAATGATTACATGGAAAAAAATTTATTTAAACGAGCAAAAGAGTATTTATAGTGTTAGTGATACTGGTGAAGTGCGTAATGATAAAACAGGACGTATTCTTAAACAACGTTCCAGTAATGAATATAAACGAGTATCATTAACAATGGGACATGGATAGATGAAAAATTGTGCGGTGCATCGTTTAGTTGCAGAAGCTTTTTTACCTAACCCAGAGCATAAAAATATTGTAAATCACATTGACGGTGTACGTTACAATAATAATGTAACTAATTTAGAATGGTGCACATAGTCAGAAAATGCCTAGCATGCACGTTAGACTGGATTGGTAGGTTATTAGAAATAGCGTCCAGTAAGACAATTTAATCTTCATGGTGAATGGATGATGGATTTTGAAAGCGCCGCTGAGGCAGCGCGTTAGTGTGGTTGTCAATAGAGTAAAATTACAGAAGTATGTCAAGGCAATCGTAAAACTGCCGGTAATTATCAATGGCGATATGTCGATTCAGATATTAAAAACTTACCAGCTGTAAATTTACCTTCTTGTACTAAAAAAGCAGTAGCGCAATATACTGTTGATGGCTAGTTAGTCGCAATTTATGAAAGTTATTCTACTGCCGCCAAAGCTGTTAACGGTACTTCTTCTGCTATTAGCAGAATTTGTAGTAATACTCCTGGCTTACATACTCATAAAGGTTTTGTTTGGAAAATAGTTGAAGATATAGTCCAAGAGGATATTTAATCCTTATGACAATGAATGTATCCCGACTGTGCATGGATGGTACAATGCATCCAGAAGAAACATTAAATAAAAGTTAGATTTTCGTTACAACTGCTGGTTGGAAAGGCACGTTCGCTAAGCTAAAACAAGTCATAGGCGAACTCAAACTCCGTGAACCTCAAATGAGGGTGTGCGCTTTTGCGTGCTAACAGTGGAAGCATTAAAAATAATGTAACGCTGTGCCAAGCCAATTTTGACTAAATTGGAAGGTTCAGAGACTATCGAAATCATAAAAGAAAGTAGAGTAGATTACAAGTGAAATTCTTGTTTTCGAAGCGCGGAGAATCTAAAAATTTTTGGACAATTTTCATTTAATGACTTAAGCGAATTTGTAATATATTATGACAAGGAAAAATCCTACACGAAAGGAGATAATATATTGTGAATGAAATGTGGATAAATATAGATATTGCTACTAATTATGCTGTGTCTAATTTAGGTCGAATTAAAAATACTAAAACTGGACAAACATTAAATCCAGGTATTGGTGGCAATGGATATCGACAAGTGTCTTTAAAAATGAAAGATACAAATACTTTTAGGAAACAATATGTACATAGGTTAGTCGCTTTGTACTGGCTTCCTAATCCTGACAACAAAAGAGAAGTAAATCATAAAAATTTAGATCGCACTGATAATCGAGTTGAAAATTTAGAATGGGTTACTTCGTCTGAAAATCAAAAACACAAATATGAAAAACAAAACTTTAAAACAAGTAACCGAAAAGTAATTTAGATGGATTTAAATGGTAATGAACTTCATATTTTTCATTCTATCATAGAGGCAACTGCGGCAGTTGGTTTACATAGTAGAAGTGGAATTGATAGTGTTTGTCATGGAACTCGCAAAACTGCAGGTGGGTATAAATGGAAATTTTTAGATTAAGAAATAGTCCAAGTAATATTGTATGACAAGTTAATTCAGTTCTTGGTATGGATGTTAACCGAACCGGAGAAAGCAATTATTATGGGTGGTACTTGGCGTATACCTGTATTAGTGAAGTTACTTGATAAAAACTTCTTATAGGACTTATAGCGAGATGGTACTTATAATGAAGCTTCATTCTCGCGTGAATATGAGTCCAAGTGGTCTGGAACAACAGAAAACGCATATTTTAATGGTGAATAGTTTGATAGAAATAGAATTTTAAAGCAGGCTGAGTACGAACATTCTGGACGCTCTTCTGTAAAAAGTTATTACATAGTTTCTGCAGATATTGGTCGTAAAGGATGTGCGTCTGTAGCTTGTGTGTTTAAAGTTATTCCATAGTCTGTTGGAAGCGCGTTTAAGTCTTTGGTTAATATTGAAACTAAAGAAGATGAGCATTTTGAAAATTAGGCGATTTGGTTAAAATCTTTATATTATAAATATAAAGCTCGTCGATTAGTTATTGATGGCAACGGTGTTGGTTTTGGTTTAATTGATTATATGGTAAAATCTTAGATTAATCCGGATACTGGTGAAGTTTATCCAGACTTTGGTGTTTATGGTGGTACTCAAGCTGATGCCGCCCAAGAGTTTAAGAAATATAGAACTGATCAATGCGAATAGGATGCTATTTATGTTCTTAAGGCGAATGCGCCTATTAATACTGAAATGCACGCGAATGCTTTAGTATAGTTATCTTCTGGACGAGCTAAGTTTTTACAGGATGAACGTATTGCTAAAGCCAAATTAATGGGAACTAAAATTGGTTAGAAAATGACTCCAGAACAAAGGGCAGATTACTTAAGACCATTTACCTTAACTTCCATATTAAAGGAAGAGTTATTAAATCTTCGTGAAGAAAATGAGGGAATTAATATTATTCTTAAACAAGCTTCAAAAACGATTGGTAAAGATAAATTTTCAGCTTGGGAATATGGTTTATATTATATCCAACAAGAAGAGGAAAGAAAAAAGAAAAAAAAGAAATTCAATGCCAAAGAATGGCGTTTTTATGACTAAGTTTTTTTGGATAACTCCCAGTAATTGAATTAAATCTTTTTCATAATTATATGAAAGAAGTAAGAAAAATAATGATTATTTATTTACATCGTAATGCAGTTAATGGGAAAGTATATATTGGTTAGACAAAAACTATATTAGCATAGCGCAATCAACATGATAGCAACGACTATAAAGGTTGTGGTTCATTCTGGAATGCAATTGAAAAATATAGTTGGGATAAGTTTTCTTATACAATTTTAGAAAATGCACAGAAATACTGCACTTTGTCAAACAACTATTTCTAAAAATTATAAAAATAAAGGCACTATTTCTGTACATAAAGCCAATAAAAATTATACTTGGATGTATTTAACAGATTATTTAAACTGTTAAGAAAGGAGGACCAAATGAGAGCTTCAAGAGGAGAAATTAAAATTGAAGAAATCTTACTTGCGGCCGGCCTTCATTTTGAAGAGGAATATATCTTTCCAGATTTGAAGAGTCCTCGAGGAGTGCCTTTACGTTTTGATTTTGTGGTATTTGATGATGATGGCATAATTGATTTTATTATTGAATATCAAGGAAAACAACATTATGAGCCTTCTGCCAAATTTGGTGGTAAAAAAGGATTCTATCAATAGTAGTATAATGATACTCAAAAACGTCGTTTTTGTGCATTACATGGATTTAAGTTAATAGAAATTCCATATACAGACGAAGACCTAATTGACTATGATTATATTATGAAAAGAGCTGGATATTAAAAGAGGTGAAATAAGTTGGAATTCAGTAAACGACAACAGGAAATCCACGATAAAGGTTTTAATATGTTCGCGAATGGCGGAACTGATTACTCAAAAATTAAAGTTGGTGTAAAAGCTTTAGAAGATGCAAAAATTAATTTAGGCGCATATACTAAATCTACTGTTCCTCGTAACTATACGAATAAGGGATTAGTTATACAAGCCATGGCTAATCGTGACTATGAGACTTTACGTGAAATCTCTAATCATTTTTATCGTATAAGTGGCATATATCGTCGTATATGTGATTATGTCGCCACAATGTATCGTTATGATTGGTATGTTTTTCTAGAAACAATAGGAATGGATGAAAAAGATTTAGATGAATCAAAAGCAATTAAAGAATTTGTTAAACTTTTAAATTTTTTAGATAATTCACATATTAAGAAAGTTTGTAGTGATATTGCACTTTAGGTTATTAAAAATGGTTCCTTTTATGGATATTGCGTTTGTACGCCTAAGCGGTTTTATATTTAGGAATTGCCTTGTAAATATTGCCGCACTCGCTATTTTATTGGAGAAAGCCCTACTGTAGAATTTAACATGCGCTTTTTCGATGATATGTTTCCTGATACGACATATCGTATGAAAATACTAAAACTTTTCCCTAAAGATTTTCAACTGGGCTATCGTTTATATAAACAAAATAAATTAAAGCCAGATTATCCCGGCGATAATTCTGGAGCTTGGTATCTATTGGATCCAGATTGTGCTTTTAAATTTTGTTTTCACAATGACGATTTTCCATTATTTGTTAATACAATACCTGCGATTTTAGATTTAGATGCTGCTTAGGATTTAGATCGTCGCAAACAATTACAACAACTTTTAAAAATAATTGTATAGAAACTTCCACTGGATAAGAATAGTGATTTAGTATTTGATGTTGAAGAAGCCAGAGATATTCATAATAATGCAGTGGAAATGCTTTCTCGCGCAATTGGCGTTGATGTATTAACAACTTTTGCTGATATTGAATCAATTGCGCTTAATGATAAAAATACTACTACAACGCAAGATGACCTAGAAAAAGTGGAACGTACAGTTTATAATTCTTTTGGTATTTCTAAAAATATGTTTAATACTGATGGTAATCTTTCATTAGAAAAGTCAATTCTTTCTGATGAAGCAATGATTCGTGATTTACTTGTTCAATTTGAATATTTTTTCGATGCTATTACTCAAAAAGTAAAAACTACTGCAAAGAAATATAAATTTAAATTTTGTATGCTTGAAACAACTCAATACAATCATAAAGAAATGTCGAAGTTGTATAAAGAGCATGTTCAATTAGGCTTTGATAAAATTTTACCTTAGATTGCGCTTGGGCATTCATAGAGTTCTATTCTTAATAATATTTTCTTTGAAAATAAAATTTTACATTTGCAAGAGCTTATGATTCCACCTCTTATGTCTTCGACCATGAGTAGTCAAGATATTTTGGGCACACGTGGACAAAATACTTAGAAGAAAACTCAATCTTCTACAGAAGCGCAAGGATAGTAGATTACTACTTAGCAATCGGCTGGCCGTCCTGAAAAGCCAGACGATTAGAAAAGCGAAAAAACTATCGCTAATAAAGAATCAATGAGTTAAGGAGGCTTATTATGAATATTAGCTTAAAATTAAATACTCCATGTGAGTTAATTAATGTGACTCCTTATAATCCTTTGATTTCTAAATGTTAGATAAAAGTTTGTTATGTGGGAGAAAAGCCTAACCGCAATAAAAGTATAATCACAAAAGAAACTGCGAGGGAGATTGCTAACAGTCTTCCCGGCAGTCCCATTGTTGGTTATTTTAATGAATCAACATAGGATTTTGAGGAACATAATCGTTCTATTGAAATTAAGGGCGGTAAGATGCATTTTAAAGACACTACAAGGCCTTATGGCTTTGTTGATTTAAATGCAAAATGTTGGTTTCAATAGTATCAAGATGGAGATGAAGTGCATGAATATTTATGTACTGAAGGCTGGATTTGGACTGGTCAATATCCAGAAGCAAAACGCATTATTGATTAGGGAAATAATCAGTCTATGGAGCTTGACAAGGATACAATTGATGCCTACTGGTCAAAAAATGATAATGGAGAACCTCAATTTTTCATTATAAATGAGGCAATAATTTCAAAGTTATGCATTTTAGGTGCAGACTTTGAACCTTGCTTTGAAGGCGCGCAAATAACCAATGTAGAATTTTCATTAGATGATGAATTTAAAAACACATTATTCTCAATGATGAATGACTTACAAAAATTATTAAATGAAGGAGGAACGCCTGTGACTAAATATTCAGTAACAGTTGGAGATTCCGTCTGGACGGCTTTATATTCTTATATTGATACCACTTATCCCAATATTGAGACAAACGTATCTGACTATAGTATTAAAGGCGTTTATGAAGAGGATTCACAGAAGTTTACCATTCTTCAGAACAACAAAGATGGAAAGTATTATCGTTTAAATTTTTCGCTTGATGAGAATAATGAATTCTCTGCAAGCCCTGACCTTATTGAAGTAACTGATTATGCTGCTAATGAAGAACCTCAGTTTTCTGAAGATAGTATTAATGAGTTCGTAAATGAGTTTAAGAAAAAGAGGGACGATAAAGAGTCCAAGAACGAAGAAAAGTCTGTTGAAGGCGAAGGCAATACTGCTTCTGCCGAGAAGAAAGACGATGAAAAATCTGAATCTAATAATTCAGAAGAAAAGTCTGAAGAAGAAAAAGAAGACCCTAATAAAAAGGGCAAAAAGGTTAAATATGATTTAAATGAAATCCAAGAATATGTGGATTTAAAAAACGAGTATGATGCATTAAAGACTAAGTATACTGAGATGGAAGTTAAATTTGCAATTCTTCAAAAATTTAAGGAAGATGCAGATCGCGAGGCAAAACGTGAAATGATTGATAGTTTCTATATGCTTTCTGATAACGATAAGGCAGATTGCCTTGCTAATATTGATACTTATTCTCTTGATGATATCGAAGCGAAATTATCTATAATTTGTGTTCGCAACAAGGTTAGCTTCGCCCGTGAGGATGAAGAGCTCGCAGCTGATGATGTAATCACATATAATTTAAATGATACTTCAGATGAGGACTCAGTTCCTGCCTGGATTAAAGCTCTCCGCTCTGTTGCAAAAGAAATCAATAATTAATAGGAGGAAATATTACATGGCAAAGACAAATTTAAGCGGCGCTAAGTATGTCCAGCATGGTTATGGTCAGGTTGAGCCTAATCATCTTTCTGCGCAGAGAACTGCTCAGATTTATGCTCAGCTTCCTGCCGCTGCAAATATTGATGTTTTACAGAATGGCCAGTTTGTAAAGTACGACTATAAAGAAGGTGTCGTAGACTTTACCGGTAAGGGTGAATGGATGCTGGTCTTTAATGAAATTAAGCTGTATCGTGACCACGAGCAGTATGATGATTGGGCAATGAAGAAGGAAGATTACGTTGCTCGCGTATACTCTCCTGTCGATGGCGAAGGTCAGACATATGCTAATTCTCGTAACTACGAGGGCAATGTAAATGCTTATGAGCATGACATTACTAGCACAACCGATCCTTTCGTTATTGAGCAGTTCAAGAAGCCCAAGATGATGCCTGAAGGAACAAAGATGGTTCCTCGTGTATTCAAGACTAATGTTGGCGATATTTTCACTACTAACCTCGTTGATGAGGAAGAGCTCGCTCTTGGTGATGAATTATCTCCCAATGCTACTGGTATTTTATGTAAGTCCGGTGACGGGTCAATGATTTGGCAGGTTGTAAAGGTTTACACTCTTGCTGACCGTCAGAAGGCAGTTAAGATTATGCGTATTGCGTAAGAAAGGAGAGAAAGATTATGTTAGATAAGAAAGATCTTGTTTCTTTAATGAAGACTGTTGCTAAAGCTGATCCTTCGGCTCCCATTTCTTACAGCTATAATGGTGAGAATTTTAGCTATGATGCACTGAATGAAACACTCCGTCAGGAGCTCAATGAGTATGCAGGTACTTACGCTCTTTATCGTGAGAATAAGAATTTAATTTTCTCTGTAATTGAAGAGGTTCTTGATGACGTTCTTCCTAAGAAGGTCGAAGAGGCTTATCAGATGTTTGCAGAGACTAAGACCTTCAAGCAGGGTGACAAGCCTATGTTCCGTCGTAAGATTAACTCTGCACGCACTCGTGCAAAGCAGTTCATCACCCGTGTAGGTCTTGCTGGTATTTATGAAGTCTTTAAGCTCGGTGGAGAAGAAAGCTTTGAAGTACAGACCAGCGCTATTGGTGGAGCTGCACAAATTGGCTTCGAGGAGTTCCTTGATGGCCGTGCTGACTTCGCTGAAGTAACAGCTATTGTTATGGAAGGTATGGATGAACTTGTTTACCGTGAGATTGGTGAGGCTCTTAAGGCTTCTTTACATCAGCTTCCTGCTGCTAACCGCGTTGAGTCTAATGGTTTTGATGAACCTTCCTTTGACCGTCTTCTTGTTATTGCTTCTGCCTATGGCGAGCCTACTATTTATTGCACATATGAATTTGCAGTAAAGATGATCCCACAAGAGGCTTGGAGATATACTGAAGCTATGAAGGACGAACTCTGGAAGACTGGCCGTCTTGCTAACTACAAGGGCAAGAAGGTTATTATTTTCCCACAGGGCTTTACTGATGAAACCAATACTACCAAGGTCGTAGATCCTGGTTACTGCTGGATTATCCCAAGTGGTGCTGATAAGCCTGTCAAGATTGCTTTTGAGGGTAATACTATTGTTGATGAATATACAAATGCAGATCGCAGCCGTGAAATTCAGGTTTATAAGAAGGTCGGCGTTGTTGCAATGATGACAAACGATATTTGCTCTTACATTGACACTTCACTTAAGGGTGAAATGAACAATTGGTACCTTGATGGTGTAACGGGTTCAGTTATTACTTATGATGGACGCCTTGATGGTCACGAAGGTGGATCGAACTCGGGAAACTGATTCAGCTGAACATGTCCAAGCTAGTTACCGCGCCTAATGATATAAATAAAGAATTATCATAGGCGAACCAGGATATGATTAGCGTTATCAAGGGCAGCGATACCGAATGGGTCGTTGTTGGTAGCTTAGAAGAATTAAAGAGTTTTGATTCTACAAATCCTGCGCAGGGTAATGGTAAGTGGGTTGGTATTGATATCGACACTGGCTTAGATACTATTGTTGGCGCAACTTGGAATGGTTATACATTAACTTAGGATGATGTTAATGAAGCCGCTTCCGTTGGTTTAGGTGCTGGCCATATTATCTTCTGGGCTAAGGCTGAAGCTTTACCAAGAACTATTACTATTGGCGCTCCTGAGAAGGAAAATATTAGTGTAACAGTTTCGTTTAGAAACCACTAATGATTGATTAATTAATTTACTGGGGAGTTAGGATTAACTCCTAATTCCCCCTTATTTTTGAGAAAAAGGAGATTTTATTATGAGTTTAATTACAGTTAAGAATCGCAGCACAGGCACTCTTGTATATCGTATTCCAGAAGATGGAATTCGTAGAGAATTTGCACCTGGCGAGATAAAGAAGATTGATTCTAAGGAATTTGAAAAATTAGCTTATCAAACCGGTGGTCGTGATTTAATTGCAGATTATATGATTTTAGTAAGTGAAGAAGTTCTTGATGAATTAAATATTCATCGTGAACCTGAGTATTACATGAGTGAGCATAATATCATTGATTTAATGAAGAATGGCAGTCTTGACGAATTTCTTGATTGTTTAGAACACGCTCCTCGTGGTGTTATTGATTTAATTATTAAGTTTGCAGTTGAATTACCATTGGCTGATATGAATAAAGTAAGCGCACTTAAGGAAAAAACTGGATTTGATGCTCTTAAAGCTATTCAACATGTTGAAGAAGAAAAAGCTGCAACTAAAGAAACCTCTTCTACGCCCACTGCAGCTTCAAATCGCCGTGTGCCTGTTGCGCAGAATAAGTATAAAGTTGTAACCCCTAAAGCTAAGACAACTAATAATTAATTGAAAAAAGGAGCGATAAATTGTATGGCAACTTCGTTTACAACAGTTTATAATCGCTTTTTGAATAAAATCACAGATGATATGTATATGGAGCTAACTCCACTTGATACAGTTAAGGATTTGCAACGACTTCTTATTGATGCGATTCCTGGATTTGAATTTCCTCGCAAAAATCTCAATAATTATACAATTGATATTGAGACCATCCGCGAGGATGAAATTACAGAAGATGATTTTGTAATTGGTATTCTTTGGGATGACCTTATTGATGGCGAAGAATAGGTTCCTTTAGCAGTTGTTGAGCATTCAACTTTTGATGACGATTTAACTTCTGAAGAAATTAATATTCTTGCTATCTTAATGATGATTGGTTGGGTGCAAAGATAGGTTACTTCTATTGAAAACACTCGAATGAAATATACAGGTGCAGATTTTAAAATGACGTCACAAGCAAATCATTTAGCAAAATTGTCAGCTCTACTGACTGAATGTCAACGTCAATCCCATCACATGCAAAGACTATATAGGCGCAGACGCCCTTCTACAGAAAAAGACTTAAAAGAAAAGACAACAGGGCCATTTGCATCAAATTGGGATGTTTTGAGAAAGAGCGTATTCGATGATTGACAATTTTGGTATTGATATAGCAAGTGAATCAGTAGAGCGTAACATTACACGATTAACTAATCAGATTTGGAAATTAATTCCAATGAAAGAAAATAATGAAGATTGGGAAAAACAATTAGATACAGTTAATCTTGAAATTGCGGGTTTGGGTGTAATATTTGCGGCTAAGCCTCAATTTTTAACCTTGCGCGCCAAATTAGAAGGGATTAAAACGCAACCAAATATTGAATTTGAGTTGTACAGAAAAACTGTATTTGAATGTTTAACTCTTCTCACAGACGTGAGAAAAACTTTATAGTAAGAGGTACCAATATGCCTGAGAAAAAAAGATTAAGAGTCTATAATACAATGTAGTAGCTTATGGCTGGACGATTATATGGCTCTCTTGATGAAGGAGGGCTAAATCCTCCACCAGGCTCATATGATACTGAGCGCTTATCTGAGATGAATACTTAGTTTATTACTGCGGGCGGTCCCGCACAATAGAGTCGTATGATTAGGGATAAGCGCAAAAGTTTAAATCGGGCGCTTTTGTATTCTTATTAGAGTGCTTTTATTAAGAAGGTTCCACAAGAAGGGGAAGAGCCCGATGACAGTGTGCCAGAAGTGGCACGCGCTCTGATTAATCCTAATAAATTAAAAATGGATTATGATGATAAAATATTATCTGTGGGGTTTGAATATAATTTCAAACAAGGCGATATTTTTGAATGGTTAAATACAGCATCTTATTGGATCGTAAGATTGCAAGATTTAGATGAATTGGCTTATTTTCGTGGTGAAATTAGACGATGTGATTATCAAATTGCATGGGAAGATGAATCCGGTAAGCAGCATAAAACGTATGCAGCAATACGCGGTCCAGCAGAAACAAAAATTAACCATACCCAAAAGCATCAAATCAGCATTGATAATCCAAATTACACTCTAAACATTTACCTTCCAAAGAATAAAGCCACATTAGAATATTTTAGACGATATGCCAAATTTTATTTGTAGGAAATAGAAGATGGTGAGGAAAATATTTGTTGGCGTGTTTAGGCAGTAGATACTATTTCAACTCCTGGTGTAATAGAAATAACAGCGATAGAGTATTATTCGAATACCGTCGAAGATGATTTAGAGAATAAAGTAGCCGGTGCATTGGTTATAAAACCAATCGAAGTTGAAGAACAACATAAAGATGATGAAATTTAGGGTAATATATTTATTAAACCTAAAACTGTCATGGAATATGTGTATACTGGTAATGCCACTGCTGATTGGACATATGATATCAAATTACCTTTAGCCACTAAGATTGAAGGTAAAAAAATTAAGTTAAAATGGCTATCTAATTATAGCGGCCAATTTGATTTATATTATGGCGATTGTAAAAAAACAATCGTTATTGAGTCATTGTTTTGAGAGTTAAAGGAGATAAAGGATATGAAAATTGTAAATTATGAATAGCCGAAATCTAGTTTTTTATCTATTGATAAAGATATGAATTAGATTACGAATAGAATACTGGATAATGATAGACTTTGTAAAATGCTTTATTATTCTTCACCTGATGCATTAAGACGTGAGCCCCTAACTTTGGAATAGAAGCAATCTATGTTTGGAAAAAACATTAAAATTGTACCTAAATTAACTGTAGATAATGAAGTTCTTCAGTACTTAGTAATTGGATTTAGTAATTTTATTACTAATCCTACTAATCCTTAGTTTAGAGACCACACAATTGAGTTTGATATTGTGTGCCATTTTGATCAATGGACACTTGGTGATTTTGCGCTTAGGCCTTATAAAATTGCCGCTGAACTTGATACAATGTTTAATAATCGTAAGTTTGCCGGAATCGGTTTATTGGAATTCGTGGGGGCGACTCCAATAATGTTAACTGATGAATTTGGTGGACTTTGTCTAATGTATAGGACAGTTAATGGTGAAGATGATAAAAAACATGCTCCAGTAGACCAAGCTGATATTGTCGAAAATTTCAATAAAATCTTTAACGAGCCGAAAGATGAGTCGATCATTGAATAATGCATGATTTGCGTTTAGCCCTTATGTGCGGTACTGATATCCCTATACCAGAATGCGCCTTGACCGCACATCAACCTAAGTTATCAGAAATAGCCTTCATTGGGGAAACCGATTATTTTATCGGCATGCAATGTTTGTGCATAGATAAAAGCATGCTCGGTGATTTTAGCGAAGATTAGGGACAAATTAATAATTTTACTGTTTTTATGACTATGTTAGCGCAACCTGAAATGAAAGACAAAAAGAAAGCGGTAATTGATACTTTAGACTTAATATTTGGTAATTAGAAAGTGGCTTTCACCCCACATTCTTTAATATTTACTGCCAATGGGCAGAATCCTTGTACGGTTGACGAGACCAATTTTGAGCCTTTTTAGAATACGTTACGTGAAATTTTTTGTGCAAAGAATGGGCCAATGGATTAGCAAGCTTTTAATCCAAAAGATGCAAAAGCTAAAGAAATAGCTGATAAGTTAATGCGTGGTCGTTAGAGAGTTGCAGCATAGCAAAGCGCAAATGAAGGTGGTAGCGCATTTGCGCGATATATTTCCATTTTAACTATTGGAACAAATACTATGAATATTCAAGATGTCAGTAACTTAACTATGTTTTAGTTATATGATTTAATTGAGCGTTATTTCTTACATCTTAATTGGGATATGGATATTCGCACTCGTCTTGCAGGCGGTGATCCGAAATCTCAACCCGAAGATTGGATGAAGAATTTACATTAAATAAAAATGATATTTTATAAGGAGGAAGAGTAGTATATGCCAATACTACCGGAACACAAGGAGATTCTATTGTCAGAGAGCAATAGTAAAACCTTGCCTGAATGGTATGAATTTTTTGATTCTCAATATACAAAGAGTCAAATATATTCATTTTGTCATAGAAATGGTTTATCTGTAAAAAGAATGTCCAAGGAAAAAAAGTCTTTAATTCAATCATAGAATGCTAGAAAATATAATATTAATCAAGATTATTTTAAAAAATGGTCTAATAATATGGCTTATATTTTGGGATTATGGTTTGCAGATGGCTGCATTTATGGCGGAAAAATGTTTGATATTACTTTACATAAAAAAGATAAATATATTCTTAAAAAAATTGCTGAAGAATTAGAATACGAAGGATCTATATATGATTATGTAGATAAATAGGCAGTAAGAATTAATTTTAGTTGTAAAGTAATTTATAATGATATAGTTGCTCTAGGCGGAAAAGAATAGAAAAGTTTAGATATAAAATTTCCTTTAATTCCAAAAGAGTATCTACCTGATTTTATTAGAGGATATTTTGATGGGGACGGTTGTATAATGAATTTAAAAAATAATCGCCTTAATGCCGCTTTTACTTGCGAAAGCAAGTAGTTTCTTGTTGATCTTTTGAAAATACTAAAAACTGAGGCTGGAATTGAAGGTGGTAGTTTTGACGACTCTTGCTGTTCATTAAAATTTGGAAAGAAAGATACTATTCGCTTAGGAAATTATATGTATAAAAATAATCCAAAAATATTTTTATTAAGAAAACGACAAAAATTCTTTTAAGGAGGAAATTATATTATGAAATTTGGCGTGAATTGCTTGCGCTAATATACCCTATCCAATTTATCATTGGGGTCCGATAAAAAACGGGCTAACGGGGAACTAAAAAAGAATCCCGTGGCATTTCCGCAAGGAAGCGCTGTAGAGACTAAAATTCTTAATCGAATTTGTAAGTTAATTATTGATACATTAACTGAAAAGGGTATATCAATGTCTAGAACATTGATAAGATATAGTCCATAATTTAAAAAATTATGACGCGAAATTTGCGATGTTGTCTTAAAGGCTAAGGCAACTCAGAAAGTCGGTAATAAGGTTTTCTACAAGAATGAACCTGTTATTTATTTTGACACTTTAAAGACCTCCAGCCTGGAAGGTGCGGCAACCACTGTTTATGCACAGGGTGGTCGTGGTAATAGCCGTCTTGTAGCTTGGGAAGGTGAGCGTACTGTTACCTTCACAATGGAAGATGCTCTTATTTCTCCCGCTGGTTTCATGATTCTTTCTGGCGCTGGTCTGATTGAAGGAACAGAAGCTGATCCTATTCCTGTTCATACGATTGAAACAACTGATCAGTTCAAGTACACAGATGACAATACTGCGGTTGAAATTTATGTTAAAGAAAAGCCATATGTTGCTACAGTGACTACTGGTGAAAACGATGGCGCTGTAACTACTGCTGTTGGTAAGGAAGATTTCGTCTATGTTATGACCATGGTTAATGGTGAAATTGTTAGTGAGCCATTTGTGCCAGCTCGTAGTTGGATACCTGCGGCAACCGCAGAGACAACTGGTACATATAAAGGCTTATGGAAGATTACTATTCCTGTTAATGGCGTTACTGAAGCTACCGATAATGGTGTAACTACACCTCCTCAGGGTCTTGATACACTGAACAGCGATACGCCAAAGAATCAGCTTGGTTACTTTGATGGCATCGACGCTGTTATTGTTGACTATTATACTGCTAAAGGTAAGGGTGCAATGCAGATTGATATTACTCCCGATAAGTTCGGTGGTAACTATTATCTTGAAGCTTCCACATTGTTCCGTAATACTGATGGTGTTGATCTTCCCGCGGAATTTATTATTCCTAACTGCAAGATCCAATCTAACTTTACTTTCACTATGGCTTCTTCTGGCGATCCAAGTACCTTTACATTTACAATTGATGCTTTCCCTGACTACACTCGTTTCAACAAGACTAAGAAAGTTCTTGCTGCTATTCAGATTATTGACGTAGCATCTGGTGCTGGCTTAGAGAATCGTGTACGTCCTACTCCCGATGAGCTTGCAACTAATGCTGAGCCTTATCGTGAGAAGACTAATACTGGTTGGCAGCCAATTGAATAATTAATATGATTATTCATACTCATAGAAATAATACTGTGAAGGTTGCGCCTAAGGCAGACAAAAAGTTCATTGAGCCTGCGCCTGTCGCATCTGCTCTTTCACAGGAATTACCTCAAAAGGAAAAAGCATCAAAGAAGATTAGAAAACGTCATAATGATATTATCATTACTGACCCAGTACCTCCTATTGAGTTACCTCAGGAGGCTCCCATTGATGTCCCCGTAGAGGACAATATAAATGAATAATCCGCTTTAAGCGCAAAATTGGGGACAGAGTTTTATGCTCTGTCCCTTTTTTTAGTTTGAAGAGAAAAGAGAAAAGATATGGAAAATTCTATTATGTTACAAGCAAAATAGGTAATTAATTCAAGTGGACGTGGTGATATATCTTAGTTTCAAACAATTATTTAGCATAATTATAATTTAGCAATTGCCCATTATGATATGTATGTGTAGCAGATAATACAATCAAATTGGTCAAAAAGTATACAAATTGATAACAATATATTAAATCAATTAGTTAATGCATTATCGGTTGTATCAAAACAATGGATACAAGATTCTTTAATTTTAGAACAAAATGCTTATTAGTCGTCATGGACAACAATGGTTACAGTAATTGAATCTTTAAATCTTGAAACAACGCCTGAAATGCTTATTGCTTTATCTTCCAAAGCTAAGTGGTCAACTTAGAAAGGTATAGTTTTTGAGGAATATGTAAAATAGCGTCTACCGCATATTATGCAATTTATTGAGTTAAATACAAAAAATAAATTAAATCAAACTGTTGATGATAATATAAAAATTTTATTGTAGCCATTGATTACAGATATTTTTCATACTGGTAATTAGAGTTCTTAGTCATTTTTGCGTCGAGGTAGTCCTTATATACGAGCTGATTTAGCTAATATAAAAAATTTTGAAAATAGTGAATTAAGGCTAGAATTTAATTTAAGTTCATTTGACAATATTCCCACACTTGAAAATGAATTATTCCAATAGGATAATTTAGCGAATTTAATTGATATGAGTGGATTTGGTTATTCTCTTAAGTCTTTCCCTTATGGTGCAGGATTTATTTAGGATTAGCATATGATGCAAGTTAGCGGTTTGTAGGCAGATTTAAACAATATGTTTAGTTCATCAGCAAATAAAACTTGGAATATTAATTATGCTTATTATGCAATGTTAGCTCGAATTTCTGAGTTACTTTTAAATTTATTTGGACCAATTAATATAGGTTTCTTCTTTTCTGATTCATTCCAATGGACATCGACTGTTTTATCACAGAATGTTGCATTAATGCATATATATGGTAAATTAGGCAAAAATGGTATGAAATCACAAGAAATACGTAAACCACATATTCACTCATCTAATTTATATCTTTCATCAGCAATTATACATTAGCAAATTAAGAATTTATAGATTAAATGGAGACAAGTTAGTACACATTCTAAACAATTATATTATCAATTAAAAGGCAAAATATTCTAACTTGACAATCTTAAAAAATTTCAGTATAATTATTTTGTGAGTAGTCAAGTTTAAAATAAAACAAAACAAATTAAATAAAAACGCTTAGGCGCAGAAAAGGAGAAAAAGGTTATGGTAAAAGTTAGTTTAACAAAACTTAATAAAATAAAGTCTTTAGATCCAATAGACATTAAAATTGGTGAAGAGACTATTTCAGTTGTTCAATATCTTCCTTTAGAAAAGAAGTTAACAATTATGCAAAATATTATTGAACAAGCTGGTAATAATGAAGAAGGTTTCTATAATATTGTAAAATTAACAGTTTTTTACACAATTGAGATGCTCCGTGCATATACTAATATTTCATTTACTGAAAAACAATTAGAAGAACCTCAAAAGCTTTATGATATTATAGTTTTAAATAATATTTGGGAAACTGTTAAAGATAGCATTCCTGAAAAAGAAAGAGATTATATTTGGGATAATACTTGCGCTTTGGCTCGTGAAATTACTGAATATAATCATTCTGCTCTTGGAATATTAAAATTAATGTCAGATGATTATGAGAATTTAAATTTCGATGTCCAAGAAATAACGGAAAAATTAAGTGATCGGACTAATTTAGATTTAGTGAGAAATTTATTAACTAAATTGGTCTAATATAGTTAATTTATATGTTTAATTTTTATAATTTTTATAGGTAGAGGAATCTTTCTCTACCTATTTTTATATACTGAGAGAGAAAGGAGTAATTAAAATATGGCTGATAAACAACTAAATATGATATTAAAATTTTAGGCTGATACTAATTAGGCTAAAAAAGAAATTGTTGATTTAGCAAATACTTTGCGCACAGTTGCAAGCATGCAAGTTGTTGATAATAATACTATTGACTTAAATGCATTACAACAAGGTCGATAGGCTGCGTCTGAATTATTAAGACATTTACAGAAAGCGGTTAATATTGATACAGGTAAGTTAAATTTAGCTACTTTTTCTTCTTCTTTAAAGACTAGTGGAAAAACTTTAAAAGATTATAAAAATGAATTAGAAGCTTGTGGCCCAGCAGGACAAGAAGCTTTTTAGAAAGTGGCTATCAGTATTGCAACTGCTGAAAATCCTGTAAGACGTTTAAATAAAACTATGCAAGGGTTTTTGACGACTTTAAAAAATACGGCTAAATGGCAATTATCTTCTACTATAGTTCATGGCTTTATTGGAGCATTGTAGTCAGCATATGGGTATGCTCAAAATTTAAATAAATCTTTAACGAATATTTAGATTGTAACTGGCTAGAGCGCAGAATAGATGGAATAGTTTGCTATACGTGCCAATAAAGCGGCTAAAGCATTAAGCGCAAGTACATTAGCTTATACTGATGCGGCATTGATTTATTATCAATAGGGATTAGATGATAATGCAGTTGAGCAGCGCACCAATACAACTATTAAAATGATGAATGTTACTGGCGAAAGTGCTGAAGAAGTTTCTTCTTATATGACAGCTATTTGGAATAATTTTGACAATGGAGCCAATTCATTAGAGTATTATGCTGATGCTATTACAGCATTGGGCGCAGCTACTGCATCAAGCTCAAAAGAAATTGCAGATGGATTACAAAAGTTTGCAGCTGTTGCTGATACTGTTGGTTTGTCATATGAATATGCAACTGCAGCATTGGCTACTGTTGTTGCTGAAACGCGATAGAGTGCCGATGTAGTTGGTACTTCTTTTAAAACTATATTCGCTCGTATGCAAGGTTTATCATTAGGTGAAACACTAGAAGATGGCGTTGATTTGAATAAATATTCAATTGCTTTATAGAAAATTGGTGTTGATGTTTTAGACGCTAATGGCAATTTACACACAATGAATGATATTTTAGATGCTTTGGGTGCGCGCTGGGAATCGCTAACAGAAGCATAGCGTGTTGCTACAGCTGAAACTGTTGGTGGTATGCGTCAGTATACAAATTTTATGGCTTTAATGGATAATTGGAGCGAAGTTCAAAAAAATATCACAATTGCAGCCAATTCAGAAGGTACGTTACAAGAATAGGCCGATATATATGTACAATCTTGGGAAGGAGCGAAAAAACGATTATAGGCATCTTTACAAGGCATTTATCATGATATTATTGATGATAAAACTTTTATCTCTATGACAGACAATATTAGTAAAGTTGTTGATGGTGTTAATGGATTAATTAAAGGTTTAGGTGGAGTTAGGGGTATTTTATTAACTGTTGCCAATATTTTTGCAATACACTATGCAAAAGAAATGCCTAGATTTTTAGAACGTATAAAAGAGAATTTGTTTATTATAACTGGATATGCAAATAAAGTCGGCGCAGAAATGCAGGCATAGGCGCGTGAGACTATTCATATTGATAAAGAAAGTATTGAATAGGATTATGATGATTCAAATGCTAGCGGTTCAGCGCAAGAGACTGCTCGTTTAGAAATTTTAGAGTAGATTTCATAGAGGCAGTAGGAATTGAATGAGAATCAAGCAATTTATAGTCAAGATGAAATTAATTATGCAGAAGAAGAAATTGAGAAATTAAAAGATAAAGGTAAAGAAATAGAAGAATTAGGACGTAAATATGATGAAGCTAAAGCGTAGGCGCAAAAACAATATGAAGCTGCCGAAATGTTAGCAAAAGAAGGCGCTTCTCGACCAAATAAAACAGATATTGAGAATGTAACTAAATGGGGTAAAGAATTTGGTGCATTAAAAGCTTCACGAGCTCCTTTAAAATAGATATCTGATAGTTTAGAGAAAACTAATAGTAGTACGAAAGTTGGACAAAAATAGTTGACTTTATATAGTTCACGTTTATTAGCAATATCAAAAAGCGCTGACAAATTTAAAAATAGTAAGTATTCTGAAGAATTAGAAGGATTAAATAATAATTATAAAACAGGTAAAATAACTGCCGAAGAATATAAAACAAGTTTAATAAATTTAAGTAATCGTATGTCTACTGCAGCTAAGGATACTACTCAATTAGAAAATAATTTACGCAGTACTGTTCGTGCTAGTGGTGAAAATGCTGAAAGTATGGAAAATTTGTCATAGGCTTGTTAGGATGTTGGTTCTACTGGATTGTTAGCTCGATAGGGTTTAGAAGGTGTACGTGGCACTGCGGAGGCATTACCTGCTCCAATTATACGAACTTCTACAGCTTTAATATAGATTACAGGCGCTTTCATGTCATTTACAGCAATTGTAAATGGCGTATAGCGTTTAAAAGATGTATTTGCCGATGAGGATGCTAGCGCAATTGAAAAAATTGGAGCGGTAATTGGTGTTCTAACAAGTATTGTTACAAGCTACATAGCTATTTAGAAGATGGCGACAGCTGTTATGGAGGCAGATACTAAATCTGAAAAAACTTCTTTAATTGTAAAAAAAGTTCGTAATATAATTGAAGGTATACGAGCAAGACTAATTAAAAATTCTGCTAAAGCTTCTTTAAAAAAAGCTGGTGCAACAGTTGCTGAAGGAGTTGCAGAAAAAGATACTACTGCTAGTACAATTGCACATGGTAAAGCCAATATTTTCTTACACGGCACTTTTCTTCCTATATTAGTTGTCACGTTGGCGCTAGTGGCAGCTTTTGGGCTATTGGTCGGTGCAGTAGCTCTTATTACATAGGCCGTTAAATCGTTAAGCGATGCTGATGCAAATGCGGCTAAAGAGGCAAAAGAAGCTGCTTCTCAAATGGCAGAACAGGCTACTGCAGCTCGTGAAGAAGTAGACAAATTACGTGAAGCGTTTGAAAAATATGACACTGCTGTTGAGAAATTAAAACAATGTAGAAAAGGTACACAAGAATGGCGAGATGCATTAAAAGAAGTTAATACTGTAGTTGCTAACTTGATACGTGAGTTTCCAAATTTAGCAGGTTCCTTAGAAATTTCAAGAGATCAATCTGGTCAAATAGTTATTGAGAATGCCGAAGAGGTAATGCAAGAGGCTGAATAGCGTGCATCCAATTTAGAAATGGTTTCAATAGCCATGAATGCTCGTGCTAGCGACAAACAATCAATAGCTGATAAAACTGCGCTACAACGTCAAGGATGGTCTGATTATTATAATCCTCAGATACAACATAAAATGCTATATACAAAGGCTGATGGTACAATACCTGAATTTATCGAAGCTTATAAAGAATATGCAAAAGTTTTAGAAGATGCTGGCCAATATGCTGATAAAACTGATGATGAATTAAAACATTTATAGCAAAAATTGGGAATGACTGATGAATATTTTGAAAATTTCAAGAAGAATTTAAAAAAGTTAGGTGAATCAACTAATCAAGCCGCGCGTGAAATAGATAATGCTGCCAAGATAATTGCAAATCAAGTTTTAGGTGATAAGTTTGCCAATTTAGACGAAAATCCAGAAATAGCTGGTAAAGTGTCTGAAGCTATTGAGATCCTGACCGCAGAAGCATAGCAAAAAAAAGCTAAAGAAGTTGAAGATGACATTATTGCTGAAGATAAGAAAAACAATACGAAAGGGAGCGATACTACTCCCACTTCTGAGGATATTTGGGCACGTTATTTAAAAGCATCGGGAAAAACTGAGCAAGAATGGCAAGCTGATGCAAATTAGGTAAGACACACGGCTTCGAATCGAACTTACGCTTATCGTGAGGATGGCGAATTAAAAGAAGTTTCCATTAAAACAATGGCGGCTGTAATTGCTGCTTATGAATCACTTGGAGACATGGAAGAGAGCGCTAAAGGATTTGCTGAGATATTTAGCAATATGAATAGTGAAGCTAAATTGTTTGCTGCTAATATAATTAATTCAAAAGATGAAAATGATGAGTATAATACCGATTTAGCTGTTGGCGATTTAAATGCACAAAAAATACAGGATTTAACTGATATAAATGTGGCAACAGAAGATGGCATAAATTAGATGGCTCAAATGCTTGGCATGTCTAGAGACCAATTTGATGAGCTTGTAAAAAATATTGGTTTCGAAAGTTCGAAGGAGTTAGCTAACTCTATTTAGGAGAGTGCCGCAAACGCTCGAAAAGAGATTGAAGCCGTTTTTACTTCTCAGCCTAGCAATGTAATGCAATAGATTTACAATGACATTGCCCAGAATAGTGACTCTATTTTTAATACAATTTCTACAGACGCACTTAAAAATTATGGGGATATGCTATCTAAAATTTTGCAAGCTGGTGGCGAAAATGTAGTTATGGCGTTTAACCATGATTTAGAAAAGCTTTTAACTGCAAATGCTAATTCAGCCGATAAAATTATGGAAATAGCATAGAATATTGATTGGACTTCTGAGAGTGGTTTAGATGAATTTAATAAACAGTTAGAGGCTGCTGGTATTGAAATTGATAAAAATAGCGCAGAATGGCAAGCTTTTGTTTCTTCTTTAGAACGTATTCCCATTAAATTATAGCCAACAGATGTAGCAAAAATTCGAAAGACATTTTTAGAATTGTCAGAATTAGCATCAAAAATTAAAATTGGCTCCATTATTTCAGATGATGAATATGAAAAATTAATTGCTGCCAATGGAGCTTTAAAATCTATGTTTGTGCAAACTGCAAATGGATATGCTTATATTGGTTCACAAGATTTATCTACAATAGTTAAAGAGAATTATCGAGATGATATTCAAAAAGGTTTAAATAATAGCTTAATTGCACAAAAAGGCCTTAAAGAAATATCTGATTGGAAATATACAGAAAGCTCTAATTAGGTTTACGGCAAAAAAAATGTTGATGGAAGTGTAACTGTTGATTATGAGAAATTAGCTAATGCAGCTAAAGAAGGAAGCGCCCCAGAATGGGCGACTGGCCTCTTTTTAGAAAATCTTGCAAATGACTCTGAAGCTGACGCAATTGCTGCCGTTGCAGGTACTTCAGCAGCGCGCTTATCTGAATTGGCTGCAATTGATATTGATAGTTTAACAGAAGAATAGAAAAAAACGTATTATGATGAGGTAGGCAATGTTTATCAAGCAATTGCTGATAATGAAAGTCAATTAGGACAATATCAAGAAAGCGTTACGCAAGATTTAATATAGCTAGGCTCTTCATATGACTCTTACGCTGAAGGTTTAGCTGCTATTCGTTCATATGCCGGTGAAGAATTTGTTTCTGATGAACAAATCCAAGAAGCAATCGTAGGTATGACCAATGCTGCAGTTATGGGAGTGCAATCTTTAGATGAATTAGATACGATTTTGAATGAAATTGCATAGGCAGAATAGAATGTCGATTATAATACTATTGCAGCAGCATTAATGAATCTAGCTTCTCAATATGAAAATTGTACTGCTGAAGTTGAAAAATATCAAACAGCGATGCGTTCTGGTAATACAGAAGCGCTTAAAGTAGCGGAAGATTAGTTACGAGCTTCAATTTTATTAGGTGAAGCTGCGGAGAAATATGGCTTAGATGCAAATGTTTTAGAGTCATAGGCACGTTCTATCCAAGCTTTAAATAATGATATGGAATTGAATGCAGAGACGGCTGCACAAATGGCTATTGCTAATCAGCGTATGAATAAAGGTATTGATACTTTAAGCAGTAATTTTGAAGATTGGACTAAAAAACTTAAAACAGCCACTCGTGGTAGCATGGATTACGCAGAAGTTGCTGCTGAGGTTGAAGGAGCCTTAAAAGATTTATTAGGTTTAAGTGATAATTTTGAATTACCAGAAGGGTTCTTAGACTCTAAAGAAAATTTAAAATTATTAGAAGAAGCTGCTAATGGCAGTTAGTTAGCTATTAATAAATTAGGCATTCAAATGGTTAAAGGTGCTATGGATATTACTTCTTGGGATTAGGCTTTAATTGATGCCTATAATGCCACAGCTGCGACTGATAAAACAATGTCTGAATTTACAATGGATATGCAAACTGCATTTGATACAGCAAATGCTGGTATGCAAGCGATTTAGGATAATATAGTTGCTTTAACAAATGGTTCTATGACTTTAAGTCAAGCATTAGATGGTGTTGATTTAAATGAAGAAGATTGGATTGAATCTCTTGATGAAATGGCTGTTGCTACTGGCATGTCTGTTGAAGAGATGCGTTCAATGCTTAATTCTATGGGTGTACGTGCTAACGTCGAAGTGGATTACGTTGAATAGAGAACAAAAGTGCCTACATATACCGAAGTAGTTGAGCCTGGTGAAGAAGTTACATATTATGATAGTGAAGGTTAGCCATAGACTCGTCGAGGTTGGAAACATTATACTGTTCCAGGAGACCCAATAGAAGTAGAAGGTTCAGTACCAGTACCGCATATTTCCATTAATGATGATGATTTAGCGGCTCATACAATTAGCGAAAAAACTATTTCATTTAGTGGCGTTGGCGGCGGTAAAACTGGTGGTGGTATTAGTCATAGTAAGACAACTCATGGTAAAAAATCTGGTTCGAGTAGCTCTAAAGAAAAGAAAGATAAAAAATCAGCTGAAAAGGAAACAGAACGTTATCATGAAATAACGGCTTTAATCGAAGATTATACTCGTGAATTAGATAAAGCTGGTAAGGCTAAAGATCGTGCATTTGGTCCTAAAAAACTTAAAGCTATGCAAGCAGAAATTGCGGCTTAGGCTCAACTTAATGCAGCAACAGAGGAACATATACGAGAAATCCGTGAATGGCTTGAAATTGACAAAGCTCGTATTGCGGCCCAAGGTGCAACATTTGATGAGTATGGTAATATATCTAACTATACTGATTTAATGCAACAGCATATAGATGCTTATAACGCAGCTGTAGCCGCGTATAATGCAAGTGGACAAAGTGATTCTGACAAAGAAGCTATGGAAGCTGCTGATAAAGCATATCAAGATTTCATGGATTAGCTTTCTCAATATGAAGAAACAAATAATTTACTCCAAGAGAAATTAGATGAATTAATTGAAGCGCAATAGGCTAAATATGATAAAGAATTCGAAATGTTACAATATACAATTGAATTTAAAATTGAAGCCGACGATTCAATTTTATCATATTTAGATTATATGAAGAATAAAATTGAAAACTTTAATGATGGAGTACATGATGCAGTAGAAATGCTTGCTACATTAAATGATGAAGCTTCTACATTAATGAATAAAAGTTCGATATATAATCGTGCGATTGACGATACTTTAAGTCATTATTTAAGCAATAAGGGTATGGAAGAAAACGATATTTAGGCATTTATTGATCGTTTTAAATCTAATAATATGTCAGAATCAGACATGTCCATGCTTGAAGATATGACCGAAGCTGAGTATCAATATTTACTTGAATTAAAAGATAATTTACTTGAAATCAATAATAGTTTAATTGAAAATATGAGTGCGGTTATTGAAACTATACGGAATAGTTTTAGTAAAATTGCAGAAGATTTAGATAAAGCAACTCGACCTATTGAACGCGCAGCTAGTGCTTTAGAAAATTATGTGGCTATTATTGATATTATAGGACGTGATGCGCTCGGTGTTACTGATGCAATTGCGACTGAACTCGGCAATGCGGCAATAGCAGTTGCGCATAGTGCGACCATAGCAGCCAAAGCGAAAGTTGATACATTACAGAATGAACGCGATGAAGTCCAACGTCTTTATGATGAAGCTATGGCGCAAGGTCTTACTGAAATGGCATATAAATGGAAAATTGTTTTAGAAGAAATGGATGAAGAAATTGCTGCAGCAACTGATGATTTTAACTCAAAATGGTAGGAAGAACTTACAAAAGCTCGAGAAGCATTTGAAAATACTGTTGAACGTATTAAACAGAGTATGCTTGATGCATTTGCTGGCTTTATTGGCTCTTGGTCGGTACTTAAAGATAGTTTAGAATATGCGAAAACTGCTGCAGATAGATTTGTGCCTCAATATAAAGAAATTTATGAATTAAGTAAATTAAATCGTGATATTATGAAGTCAATTGATAATACTTCTAATATTAAAAATAAATAGGCACTTCGTGATCTGTAGAAAGAAATTAATGAACTTGAGTAGCATAGTGGAGAAATTAGCCAATATGATTTAGATAATGCTCGTCGTCGTTATGAATTAGAACTGGCAAGGCTACAACTTGAAGAAGCACGAGATGCAAAATCAACTGTTCGCTTAAGCAAAGATTCTGAAGGTAATTGGTCTTATGTATATACCGCTAACCAGGACGACGTTGAAAAAGCAGAATAGAATTATGAAGATAAGCTTTATGCAATGCAATAGGCTAATAGTGAATATATTAATAGTTTGTCTGATTAGATTCTTGAGCTTGAAGAACAATATGCCGAAAAACTTGCAGAAATTCGTCTTGATAATACTATGAGTGAAGAAGAGCGTAATGCTGCTATTGAACGCTTAAACGCTTACTTTGCTGAATAGATGGAGTATCTTACTAATGAAGGTTAGAAGGCTGTAGATAATAATGCTCGTTTATTTGAAGAAGAATGGACAACTTATCATAATTGGACTGATGCTTTTGGTAATGATGTTTAGGCACGTATTGATAATTAGCATGATTTTATGACTCAATTTGGTGATACTATATTAGGTACTTATACTGGTTATGGTAATTTTGATGAATTGAATGCGGCTATGGTACAAATTGCCGAAGAAGCTTCTGTGAAAATGGCAGAAGCATATGGCGCACTTCAAGCACAAGTTGCTACTGCTATGGAAGCTGCTGGTATTGATGTTACTCATTTTGGTGAAATGGTACATGATACTGTTAATGATTAGATTGTACCATCTGCACAAGCTGCTGAAGATGCAGTTGTAAAAATGGGAAAAGCCGCAGTTGATGAATTTAACAACTTAGCTGATGGTGTTTCAGCATGGCAAATTAAATATACCACAGAAATGCAAAAAATTATTCAGAAAAATGAACAGTTAGCAGCTTCTGTTAATAATTTAGCCGCTGTTTATGCGAATTTGATTGCATAGATGTACGCCGTAGCTAATGCGCCAGTGCCAAAATTTAATAACAGTGCTGCTGACTATTATGCAAATACTGGTGCGGGTGGTCAAAGTGCAAGCGGCGGCGATCCCAATTCTAATGACCCAGAAGGCAATGAAAAATACTCAGATAGTGAGTATTGGAGATCAGATCATCGTTATCATTGGAGAGTTCGCACATATAAATCTGGACGAACTGAAAAAATAGATAAAGGTCGCCATAAATGGTATCTTTGCGATCCTATTGTAATTGACGGTCATCATCATTCTCCAATGATTTTTGAATCTGCTTATTGTGCTGTTTGTGGCAAAAAAATTTCTATTAAGCCATGGCATCAGGATGCATCGCTAGAGGGTCAAGAAGTTATAATTCCTGGATATGATACTGGTGGTTATACTGGCAATTGGAATAGTTCGCAAGGCAAATTGGCGATACTTCATGAAAAAGAACTTGTACTTAATAAGGAAGATACGAAAAATATTTTGGGTACTGTGGAACTAGTTCGTAAATTATCGCAAAAAATTGATTTAAATGCTCAAACCGCACGTTACGCATTTAATTATCATCCAATAATTAATAATCCGAAGTTAACAGATCGAGAATTACAAGTTAATTAGACAGTATCAATTACTGCGGAATTTCCGAATGCGCAAAATCGCACAGAAATTGAAGAAGCATTTACCACTCTTATTAACCAGGCTTCTTAGTTCGCTAATCAAAAGAATTAATATAAATAGGGGAAGGATTTATTCCTTCCCTTTTATTTTTTTAATTGGACAAAATGCAACAATATCATTATTTTAGTTTTTAAATATAATGAATATAGAGAGAAAGGAGCGTAGTTATGGCAAATAATATGTTGATTAATGACAAAATAGATTATAATAAAATATTTTGTAATGCAGTTGATACTATTGTCTCAAAACGATTAGAAAATATATCCTTTGATAATACCGTAACGGCAGAAATTATTGATGCTACAGACGCAGAATTTGGTCATTATATAGTGCATGAGAAAGATTTAACATATGATGTTATGTCAGAAAATTATAATTATAAAGTTGGTGATAAAGTATATGTAACTATTCCCAGCGGAGATTATAATAAAACAAAAGTGATTTTAAGCGCTTATAAAGATAAAGAACAATTGGCAGCATTGCATTTAGTGCGCCCAAAGGATATTACTATTTCACAGACTATTGGATTAAATACAAATATCCCTTATGATAATTTAGCATTATTTTAGAATTCTGTGCAAGAGCATCGAGTTAATATTTATGGGTCATCTGATAATACTAATTTAAAATTATCTACACACCAAACAGATAGAACACGTTTATCAGAATTGTTTACATTTTGTGATAGTTTAATTTTTAATATAGATATTAAATGTAATTTAAGATCATCTTACCCGTATGTTTACAAAGGAGCTTATAAAATTGAATTAGTACGTATTTTAAATGACACTGAATTAGTATTAGGAACGCTCGATATGAATGCACTGGTGGGTGATCCATATGGCTATTATTCTTATTTACCGCAATCTATTGTTATTAATTTAGATGCATTGCGTGAAGAGAAAAATGATTTATTCCCAGAATCTGCTATCTTGCAATTAAAAACATCATTAGTAACACCTTTTGAATATCGCACAGAGACAGGAGAAACATTGTTAATTCCAAGTGCTGCTTCTGCATATACACCTACATTAACTTATTAGATACCAGAGTTAGTGGGTTTAAAACAATTTTTAAATACTGAAAAAATAGCTATTTTACCTCCTTTGGTAGAATTTAAAAATTGTTCACTAGAAATTGGATTTAATACTACACATAAAAATCATACGTTTAATTTATATTAGCCTTTATAGAATTCTGAAATGGTTGTCCCAATTTGGGTTAATTATGATGAAGATACGAATACAAATATTGATTTTACTGATAGAAACAAACGCACATCATTATCATTAGAAGAATTTCGTTCTTCAGAAGAAAATCAATGGTTAATAGATGATGAATTAGCTACATGGTTAAATGCTATGATGAATAATACAAATAAGACCAATCCAGAAGCTATGTATGATGAAATAAAATATTCTAAAATTGTTAATTATTTAAAACGTTGTAATATTAATCGTGCAACTGCTTTGTAGGAGTTTGGATTAGAAATTGCTCATTTGGCTCCTGAGCAGAAAACAGAATTAATGCACATGGTTAATACAAAAGAATTTTTAAGTGCTTATTCAGATATGCTTGATTTAAGCGCATTAATTGAAACAGATTGGCAAGAATTAATTGCCGCAACTAAAAAGGCAAATTAGTTATTATTGCGTCAGTATTTACCTAATGCGCAGGATAACTTACTTGTAGTTGATAATTCAGTTTCACTACTAGATAGTGATTGTGAATTATTAGTTACTCCTACTGATTTTACAGATACTTATGCAACATTAAAAATTGCTTTAAAACGACGTGGACCATTATATAATGGTAGTAATTATTTACATTTAGTATTAGCGTTTAAAGAAAATATTGGTATTCAAATACCTGATGTAAATAATGAAAGAAAATGGAAGTATGCCATTGCTGATGGAACAACATTTATGGAATTACCTACATCTCCTGACGATTCAGTTCCAAGAAATTCTACTTTAGTCAGTTGGATTAGTTCTTCAATATCTGATGATGACTATTATAAAGTAGCTATTGATATTTGGAATGGAAAACAAAGTTTTAATTTAGCTTCTAATATTATAACTTTATAGATTCCAATTGATGCAGCTTTTGTACAAGGACTAATTCCTCTTAAAATTGAAAATGATGTAAATTCATCTATAAATACGCAAATATTTACCAATGATAATTTTGCTTCATTGTTTACAACAGTTAAACAAAACATGCCAATGCATACTTGTTTGTTTTATCTTTATAAAGAATAGATTTCTACATCAAATACTCGAGATTATTATTTATTACCAGTTGGCAATGAACTTAAAGGATTTTTTGCCTCAGACTTATGGTGGTCAACAGAATCAGCTCAATTAAACGATTTATTAGTTTATGTATCTCGAGAATCATCGACATCTGCAAATGATTGGGAATTTAGGCAGGGAGATTCTTTCAATGGTTTATATTTAAATAAATCAGCAGAAAATGCAGCTTATGGTATATTATTTCCTATTTAGTTTACAAATATTGAAGATGATGAACCACTTCCTAACGTTTCTGAGGAAATCATTAATCAGAATCATAAAATTCAAGTCAGTTTTAATATTGAAGGAATAAAATCGGGTGATTAGTTAGAAGTTATTGTAAAACGTCGTACTAATGGTATAGAAACAATTCCAATTTATCAAATTTTTTAGCAAAATCGTTCGGTTAATTTTACTTTAGACGCAAATCAACCAAGTAATGATTTTTATGTATTTAAATTTTTATACAAATAGGCAAATCTAAACTCACAGCCTGTATCTTGTTGTCTTTCTAATTTTCAATGTTCACAAAAACATTGGGTAATTACGTCAGAACCAACGGATTTAGTAACTGGTGCATGGCAAGACGTTTTAGCATTTAATGTAATAAATCAATATAATATTAGTAATGAACCAAAAGTTAATGGCTATACGTTTGCTCATAGCTATGTGGCTAAAACATTAGAGTTAAGTTATAAACCTAATATTGTTTTAACTACTGTATTAACTGATTTCTAGTGGCCTGATAATTTACAAGATTGGAGTGATATTTTAGAAGATAAATTAATTAATTTTCATAAGTATGATGTTCGAAAAGCTTTTAATCAATTAAACGAAAAATTCGCTGAATTATTTACTGATTTAAATATGTCTGTTTTACTTAATAATCATACTTGGCGCACCTAGTTTAAAATTTACTTATTAAATTGGTTGGGAATTTTAGATACAAGCTCTATTCCTATGTCAAACGATCCAACCATTTTTGATATTTGGCAAGAAACTGCGATGCCCTTAAATGATATACTGAATTTATAGTTAAAATACTTTACAGCAATTTACAATTATTTTCTTAATCTTTTAAATATTTGGTATTCAAATCAAAATATACAAGAATTAATTCCTTATTATGTAAGTGCTGATAATTTATTACTATTTAAAAATGAAATAGATTTATTGCAAATTCAATATGATCATTTAATTCTTATGATGAATGAATTAAATGAAAAAGTACAAACTTTATTTCCAAAATATATAAATTCTGCGGTTGAGACTATTGTTTCATTGTGGAAATTACCAACTGGAATTAATATTGGTCCAAATGATTTTGAGCGTGAATATAGCAATTTTTTAGATTATTTTAGTTGGCGTTATAGCGTTTTGCTATATCAATATAAATTATAGCCTGAAGAAACTAAACAATTTTATTTGACTGGTCCATGGGAATTAATTCTACCTATAGAGCATGAATATATTCAAGACTTATTAGATTCTACAGATTAGAAATAGATTAATTTATTGCCTTGGCTGTAGAGAATATCGACTACTGAGAATAGAACTCGTATTGATTCTAGTTCTATACGAGGTATTTTATTTTTCAACCATACCCCATATAAAAGCAATATTCTTAATTTAGATGTCATAGAAGCAAATTCTAATGAATTAGTGATTGAACCTAATATTGAACTCATTCCTATATATACAAATACCGGTCAGATTTCTGGATATTTGAAAATACAGGATATTCGAGACGCTTTAGCTTTGTGAGATAAAGGAGGTCATATATGTATATAAAAACAAATATAAAGGAGGGATAGTATGAGTAAATTATACCCTCCAATCATTGAAAGTCGTTTACCCGCATTTAGTTTAACAGGTGGTAAAGGATTAACTATTCCTTATCGCCAGAACCCTGCCGTTGGCGCTAATGAAGTAGATGGCTTTATTTGTTTAATTAAAACCTTGGGTGGTACAGAAAAAGGACGTTTATATTCTTAGACTAAGCCCAATTTAACCAATAACCTTGGCACTGTTACTTTTACATGGCATAAGCCAAGTACCGCAGAAAACAATGATAAGATAAAAAAGAGATTCGATGACAGCGCAGTTTTGTTAGCTTCATCTCCGCTCAAAGCTAGCGGAAGTGTGCCTGATACTGCTCATGATACTTCAGAATATATTTTAGGGCACCCTAATTATCAGTTAGAAGTAAATCGTATCTATAATGATGCAAATGATACAAATGCACTTGGTAATGAGCAATCATTAGACTATATACCAACAAGTGGTTATGATCCTGCCATTATTGAATTGATTAAATCAGAATATATACCGCAAGATTCGGCATTTTTAGATGCAAGTCCAGGTGTATTGGCAGTTGAGGATTCATCCCCTACTGGAGGTACTGCTTTAATTGGTGATACTTCACAAGAAGATTATGATAATTATAAAAATATACCAATTGGCATTCGCGGCAATGCAATATTAATTAATAATAAATAGAATTATACTAATATTATTGATGAATTAAATGGACAAACTATTTATAATACAGAGGGCAATTTTAATTTACAATACGATCAATTTTATAAAATTTAGTTGGCTTATTATCAAGGCGATGCAACTAATCTTGATAATTTGTCTATTGGTTATTTTTCTGATGTGGCAATTATTAAATGTGTAAATTTGCCTAAAGCTATTATTGAGAATTTATCAATTAATTAGATTAATATTATGAATAATAAATTTATTGGTGTCGTAAATAATTTGTATGGCACTGATAGACTTTATTCGTATCGTTTTGTTGTTGAAACTGTTAAATTAAATACTGAACATGAGCATTAGATTGTATATGATACTGGTGAAATTTTATATACTGATTTTGATGATAAAATTTATACTAATTCTGATAATATTCAATTACGTTCTAGTCGTGTTGAATTGATTTATAATCAAGATCTAGACCATATGCACAAGTACTATGTTACATTTTACGCAACGACCACTACAGGAATTAAAGTAGAATCTCCAAGTTATTTATTTAAAGCCGGATATGCGATTCCTTTAAAATTTCATACACGTTATACACGACTTTTGGCGGAACCATTAGTTAATAGTGGTGGTGTCAAGTTAAGCTTAACAACTGAACATGAAGCAATTGATACCAATACGAGGAAAAAAGTAATAACAAAAGATACAACTTTGTACAATGGTAAATTCCGCATTCTACGTTCAGATTCTCATTCTAAGTATAAAACTTGGGATGAAATATTTTCTTTTGAATTACATGGTGAACATTTAGACCGAGCTTTATTTAATGATTTTACAATTGAATAGAATACTGGATATCGCTATGCGCTACAACAATATAATCAAAAATTAGTTTCCAATAAATTATTGTCTAAAATAATTCATATTGATTATGAAGATATTTATCTGTCAGATGAAGACCATTTATTGCGAGTATGCTTTAATCCAAACATCTCTACCTTTAAACCAACAATTTTAGAATCTAAGTTGGAAACAATTGGTAGTAAATACCCTTATATGTTTAGGAATGGAATTGTAAATTATAAAGAATTTGCAATTACAGGCTTAATTTCTTACTTAATGGATAGTGATAATGTATTTTTACCATATGAAGAAAGTATTTTCCAATTGACAGAAAAAGAACCTCGTACAAATACTCGTAGTAAAATTGGTGTTAAACCTCTTGAAGAATTTGACACAAATAAAGATTCTATTAATTTAGTCTTAACTGATTTAACTGGTTAGAATATTTAGTATGAGCGTGATTTTAAGTTAAAAGTATTAAATTGGTTAACAAATGGCCAACCAAAATTATTACGTACGCCAACCGAAGGAAACTATATCGTTCGCTTAACCGGCGTATCATTATCTCCGTAGGCAGCTTTAGGGCGTATGTTACATAGCTTTAGTTGTACTGCATATGAAATCGATGAAGTAAATTTTGCGAATTTACAAAAATATCATTTATTGCGAATTAAATCTATTACACCTCCAGAAGAGATTGAGTTAATATCAGACCAATTTGTATTTGATGAGCATGATTGTAAGGGTTTAATTAATCAAACGGATTTTTAGGCTTATTCAGATGAACAAGTTGGTGAAACGAATTATCCTATTGCCGCAATTCATATCCCAACTCAATCTGAATTACTTGCAGCTATGCGTGATGACGGTGGATGGATTAATGGTTGGGCCAATCAAGTACCACAGAATCTAACTAATGTGCGTTTTGAGGGATTTATACCAGGGTCTTATATTGGTTTAACCATGATTTCTTCTACTACTGGTGAAACTTATAAAGTGCCAATTTTAATTGGATTGTCTGGTTGTTATAATGTATTAACTACAGATAAAATTAGTTTAGTTTATCCATTATGGGTACCGCCAAAACGCGTATGGAAAATAAATGAAAAAATTAACTCTAAGGTAAGTAAGTTTGGTGCGCTTGGTTATTATACATATGAAGCGCAATCATTTAAAGGAACTATGTATTATTCTTATAAACCATATTTAGTAGATAATACATTTAATTTAATTGATAGCGTTACTTTATCAGGAGATTTTATTCAAGTAACTGGATTACCTCGCAATTTAACGGCAGCAGAAACACCAGATTTAAAATATCCAAGATATTATTTTAATGTTAAAAATTAGTTAGATTTATTTGAATTTTATCAATTACATAATTTATTGACTAATGTGGCATATATTCATTCGATGCATTTTAGAGCACGTGATATTCTTGACTGTTATTTAATACCAGCACAAGATCTGTTGCCTTATGACTGGGATGAAACAAAAAATGATTTTATTCAAGTAAATCGTTAGGGACAAGTCTTTTTATGTCGCACAGCGACTGCAGTCCCTTATAATAGTCCAAAGACTTATGACGGCAAGATTCCATTATTAGTGAGTGAATTATTAGACCGCACTATTTATAGATGCCATTATTATAAAGATGGTCATGAACAAGTGAAAGATTTTGATGGCTGGCTTTTAAAATTGGCTTTAGACAATTAGCATCGTAATATCCCAGAATGGGATTTTATTCATTATAAGTCAGATAGCTTAATTCAAAAATCATTATATGATTATGATTATGTTTATTTTAATAATTTACAATGGATGACTACTTGCGAAATTCCAGATGATAATTTTAATGCACAAATTACAATTGTCGTAGATGGTGAAGCCAGCGACCCCATCACTTTTAATTATAATAATAATTTAACAATTACTGTAAAAACTGTTTCAGCAGAAGACGAGCAAGTATTAGCAAAAACGAAATTAACTACTGCCCAAGTGCAAATTAACCGTGATTCAAATGGTTATTCTTTCTTTGATTATCCTATTGGAACAACTTGCGAGATTGCGCTTGGGGCTAATGTTTAGGCAGATGCGAGCTTAACTGTAGCGCATTTAACTTATCAATTTCCCGCTTCCGCAGCGGCCGATACATGGGCAAGAATTTTAAGTTGGTTTAGTGCTGCATTAAAAAAATATTAGCAAAATTTTGCTAATAGTAACTCATCTTTAGATAGAGTTTATTGGGATTATTAGATGCGTCATATTCGCTAGATCTACTTAGACTACTTAAATTGGTTTTTAATTGAAGCAAGTACTGTTGATCAGCCATTAATGATACCACCTATGCCTAGTTATAATTATTTTGATAATGCAGGAGTCAGTTTGCCTTAGCTAAACTATTGGAGAACTTTAGAATATTTATATGCAGATAGTGAAAGCTTTCCGCTAGAAAATGAAGAGCCAAAGTACGATCAAAATAATTTGATTTTTGCAGATAAACTATACAATTATATTATTAAAGATATTAAGGCAGCTGAAATATCTGCCGCAGCGCCGGGCATTTATCGTGCGGCAGAGCCCATTTCTAATTTAGTGGGTTATACAGATAAGAATGGACAACTTATTACTTCAGTTGAACAAAATGGTTTAATTATTATTCCAAATAAAAGTGCTTTATTATTAGAAATGTCTCCTGAATTGTTAGCTATTGAATCTAGTACTTCTAATATAGAAAATCAATTAATGACGAATGATTTATATTCTGCGAAATCATTAAAAGATCTGGTAGCAAAAGAAGAACTTTCAATTCCCTTAGAATATGGTTACTATAAAGTTACAAATGATCTAACAGAAAATGAACTACTTAAACTAACGATTGGTGGCAAATCATTGGCGCAAGTTATGCAAGACAATAATTTAGTAACATTGCATAAAAATACAATTTTATAGGTTATTCCTCCATTATATAGTAATGGTATAATAATTAATCCTACTACTGGAGTTAATAATCAAGGATAAAAAGGAGGACTTTTATTATGTTATATGATGCAAATTTTTTACAAAAACTAGATACACATCACGAACATACATATTACGTCCGAATACAAGCATTAACCTTTGATGAACGTCCACTAGAGCAGTTAGAAGGACGTATTACTTCTGGATCAATTAATCTTGATGGCAAGAGCGCAATTCGGCGCTCTTGCTCATTAAGCTTTATTGCTGAAGCAACTGAGATTAATGATTATTATTGGACATTTAAATAGAAATTTAAAGTTGAAATTGGTTTAGAAAATAAAGTTGATGATTCATACCCATCTCGAATTTATTTTAATATGGGAACTTTTTTTATTACTAGTTTCAGTTCAACTTTTACTACTAATTCTGCCTCAATTAGTATCCAAGGAAAAGATAAAATGTGTTTATTGAATGGAGAATTGGGCGGCATTATTAATGCTGAAACAGATTTTGGTACTTATGACTATACTGATGCAAATGGTGTTACAACGAATTATAAATTAACTATTCAAGAAATTGTTACAGATTTAATTTATAGTTATGCTCAAGAGCCATTATCTAATATCATTATATAGGATTTAGATGATGTTGGTTTAGAATAGTTAGATTATAAGAATGACGATCCAATGTTTTTAATTCGCTCTTTTACAAGTGAGCGTTATGTGCTACCTTTGTTTAGTAGCGCTGATGTGACAGTTTATTGCTGTAAGGAAATCGGAAAAGACCAATATAAGTTTTCAGTATAGAAATTGAATAATGATAAAGTAATGATTTATGATAGCCTAACTCGACCACTATTAGATAATAATTACATTGCTACACGATTTACATTTGAAGAAATGGATGAAACATAGACATATACAGCTGAATAGTTAAATCAAATGCAATTATATTGCGCAGCTAAAATTACTTATGGTGAAGCAGTTGGCTACCGGACTTGTCCATTGGTCTATGCGGGAGATTTAATTGCTAAAGCTGGTGATACAATTACTTCTGTGTTAGATAAAATTATAAAAATGTTAGGTGAATTTGAATATTTTTATGATGTTGATGGACGTTTTGTATTACGTCATAAAAAATCATTTATCAATACTGTTTGGTTGCCAGAAATGGTAACAATTAGTTCGGATGAAGGAAGAGATCGTTATTGGCTAGATTATCAATATGCAACACCATACATATATGAATTTAAAGATACTAAATTAATTACTAATGTACAAAATTCTCCATAGTTAGCTTCAATTAAAAATGATTATACGGTTTGGGGGGAGCGCGTTTCTGCGGCCGGTGGTAAATTACCTATTCATAGTAGATATGCTATTGACACTAAGCCAATTATATATGTCAGTGTTGCTCCTGATGCTGAACCAAATGTTTGGACTACTTTATCAGAAGCTGAATTTAAACACTATCAACTTAATATGCCATGGCTTAAGTAGCGTTTATTGTCGCGCATCTAGCTACATGCGTTATTAGATTGGCGTGAATTAATCTATCAAATGGCTAAGGAATATCGTCAATACAATCATAATCATAACAATTTAGAATTTGAAGACTATCAAATTACGCTGGCAAAACGCAATGAACCTTATTATCCAAATGGTCATACTGGCTATGAGCAATATTATATTGATTTAGAAGGTTTTTGGCGTCAATTGTATTGGCCTTATGATAATACCGATGAAGATGTTTTAAATGAAATGAGCGTTTATAATAAAGTAGTAGATTATAGTGAAATAAATAGTTCTAATTTATCTTAGTATTATATTAATGGTGTATACCGTCCTAATAGTGCTGGATTAAAAATCTATTCTGAATAGGGAACAACTGAATTAGAATTAAAAACTACAGAGCATCCATGTAAGTTATATGGCACAACTGATAAATGGGTTATTTTAGATAGCACTCATTGGTATTATGTTGATGAAAATGGTAAAGGATTTAATATTCCTACTGAATTAGGAATTAGTGAAATTCCGCAAATTGGACAATTTACTACTAAATTAATGCATGGTTGGTATACATATGATACTATTCGTAATTTTTTAGAAAGAAGTCCAAGTGCAGATACATTTGTAAAATTTATTTATACTACAGCATATGATATTTCAAGTTAGTTGTGGTATAAATATTCTGATATTTCGCAATCTTTTATACCTTATTTGGACCAATATGACTATTGTCCTATTTTAGCTACAGAAAATTATCCTATTGAAGGAATGACTATTAAGGAATATTATGAAAGAACATTTGTGAATGGAGAAGCGGTATATAATGCGATTTCTGAAAGTTATAAAGGTTCAAAATATATGTTATATATTTTAAATGATGTAGATGCAAATATAAAAAATATTCTACAGTAGAAAGATATGTGGTTGTCATTAATATCATTAATTCTTGAACACAATCAATTACTATATTCCTCTTGGAGTAATTGGCAGAAATGGCTCAATGACAATGATTTTATTGAATTATTAACATCAATTACCAATAATGTTTTATAGCAAGACTCAATAGAGCGTCGTTGGTGGCAAAATGAAATAATGACTACAGCTGATGCTATAATAGCTTTGCGCATTGCTTTAGAGATGGAAGCATCTTCTCCTGAATTATTATTAAAATATGATTGGAATCATGACGGATAGATTACTATTACAGATGCTTTATTGATTATGCATTCAGTATATGATCTTGATATGGTTAACATTTCTTTACCCAGTAGTATTTCATTAATAGATTTAAAAAACTTTATACAAAATGTAACAAATAATTATGGTGAAATAGTAGATAATTTAAGTGATGAGTTAATTGCGCAATATGATTTAGATGATGATGGATAGATTAATGAAGTTGAAATTTTTCTATGGACTTATATTTATAATTCTTTGGTGTTAGCTGATAACTCAGAATTATCAAAATTAAATCCATTGGCACATTTTATTGTATCAAACATAATAGCTTGTCCTAGTGCAATTTATGATTATTTTGTAAATTCTACTAGCACTAAGGATTAGCCCTTAATTTATGATGATTTAATTGGTTTAACTGTACAAATTAACAACACAGAACTAATATCTGAATTATTTCAATTACTAAATTTTAATTCACTTTATCAATTGTAGTGGCTTTTAAATATATACTATGATTTTATATATGATAATTTCTCTGTTTTGAAAGATGTGCATATGTTATCATATCAATTATTTATAAATCAATTAGCTGCAAAAACTGATTTATACTATAATGCCAATAGTAATGAAAGTAAAAAAATGTAGTTTAATAAATTTATTACTTTATTTAATTCACACTATATTTATGATAATTTAAATTATTATAATTTACAGTATATAAAAATACATCCAATTTTATCAGCATTTTATCATTTAAATGAACAGCCTATTGAACAATTAGCGATTATTCCATATGATATTCATGGTAATCCCACTTATTTAACACGTCACTATGAGAAAATAAATTATTATACTCGTGATTTATTATATTATGGGGTGAGTGATGGCGTACGAGCATATTGGAATAAAGCAGCTTATGAAGCTCCTTATACATTAAATTTCTGGTTTGATTTTTTAGATACGGATGGTAGTATTTCGGCATATGCTACATCCGAAATAGGAGACAGGCCAATAGTGGTTAATGATACTAATTTAAAATCCATTTTTTATAGAGAAATTCCAAAAATTTTAATTTATACTTTTGATCAATTCCAAGATGAAAAAATAGAGTTAAAATCTGGTTATAGCTATATTTTATTGCCAGCTGGTTATGAACAATATTTTTCTATTTCTTCACGAGGATTAAGTATTAAAAATAAAATTGATGATTTACTTTATCAACATACCTATTGCAATTAGACAATAAATTTAACTTGTGTACCTATTTATTATTTAGATGTAAATAGTCGTATTTATATTGGTGATAAAAGATTAGGGATTGATGATGATTTCGCCATTTAGAGCATTAGTTATTCATTAAATTATAATGGCACGATGTCTTTAAGTACAGCAAAAATTTAGCCTAATTCAATATTTGAGAGAGAGGAGTAATTAGCATGGCAAAATTAATTGAACAATGGTTGCCTCCTATGGATAAATTAGGGAATTTAAATTTAATAGATGAATAGGGTAACCCAAGCAATACTTGGGTTATCCCTTTACAAAAACGGCAAGTTGTATCGATTGGTATTCAAGGTCCAGAAGGATTAATGTTTAGTATTAATGGCGCGCCAACTAATAAAACTAATTATTTGACTATTGGTGCTTATGGCGTTTATAATTTAACACGTCATGATATTCAAGATTTAACCATTCAATCTATTACTATTTATTTTACAGAAACAAATAGTAAATGGTTAACAAAAAATCCTTGGCCAATTATTGTTGATGTTGTTTATAGCGAAGAAGAATATAAATTTATCGAAGCTACTACACCTGATACAAATAATTCAGTTCCAATTAATGATTCCAGTAAATAAGAGAGAAAGGAGATTATTAAATGAGTAAGATTATTACAACGGATAGTTTATATAATAATCAATTTACATAGAATTCTACATATAAAGAATTACTAATCTTTAGAAGCAGATGGGATGCAGATAACCAACCCCGTAGTGGCACGGGCGCACTTGTTAATAATGAAGAAAAATTATTTTGGATAAAAACAATTAAAGATTACCCATATGTAGAAATCAGTCATGGCAAACCAAATATGGAATGGGCTGACGGTACTGCTACGCCACTTGTCAATTCTAATAACATTTGTGTGTCATCCTCTGTAGCTAATAATCCGGTTGCTACAAACGCAACTGCATTGGAATGGGGATCGCAAATCCTTATTGCTAAGCCAATTATTGCAGATACAGGTCATGTGATTGGTACAAAAAGTGCAGGCATTAATATTCCAAAAGTTAATGCAATTGAAAAATTAGAAATGCGCAGCCACACTGCTAATAATTAGATAGAGTATACTTTTGCGCATAAAACTATTAACAATCCGCCTAATTCCTCACCAATTGCAAATGCAACGGTTATTCAAGAAAGTCAAAATTATACTAGACCTAAATCTAAAATAAAATTTGGGAAAACTTATGATATATCACAAGATCAATTTGATCAATGGGGTCATTATCTATCTCAATCTACTTAGACAATACATATGCCAGACATTAATGCAACGTCTCCAATAAGTGTTACTTTAAACAATGGTGACGCTTAGATATCTCATAGTCTGGCAACAATTGTTGAAACTACGCCACAATTTTCAACTTATACTAATTCTACAAATACGAAGGCCAAACTGCCAGAATTGACATTAGAAAATAATTATAATTTAGAAGGCCCTCATACAGATGCATATGGACATGCTAATGCATAGGCGCAATTTGGTTTTGCTTTACGACACCACTTACCTTTAACCAGGAAGGCTACAGCGCATACCTATTTAAGTGATACTACTGGCAAAACTACAGCAATAGCTAGACCAAAGCGTGACGGAGACACAAGCAGAACTGCTCCAGAAAACCCAATTTCATCGCCTATTGGTAAAATTAAAATGGCAGCAGTTATTTATGCAGGAGATAATGATGGCAATCGTCAGTCTTGCGTATATTTAAATGATTCTACAGATACAGTAATCCATATTTATTTTTTAAATAAATCATTAGCTACTAATGCTGGATTGCGCAATGCGTATTTAACTTTTACATTTCCAACAAATATTACAGTTACAGCAACTAGTATGGATCAATCTTACATAGCTCCTACTGATACGAAATATCATTATTAGTTACTTAATAATCCAGATATAAATAATCCAATTAATATTTTAAAATTATCAGTGCGTTCAACAGGGATGATAAATAAGTCAGCGATTAATATATAGGTTACACCAGCTATTATTGAAGCGATTGATATCCCATGTACAACGGCCACTAATCTAGATGATAATGACCCTGATTCGAATACCATTATAACTTGGCAAGAAGATGCAATTTTACAAACGCCAGTAATGCAATTTAATGAACAAGGTCATATTAATGATATTTTAACCAAAGGTATTGCTTTCCCGCATTATACTACTCCTTATGGACGGGAAACTACATTTAGTAAGGCAATTGACTATTTAAATCGTTATTTATCACCTAATCCTCGTAATAGTGTAATTGATTAGTATTTAACTGGCGCGTCGCCAATAATTGAAATTCCTACAACTGATTCTCCTGGGTCTGGTGATTAGTAGATTTATAGTTCATATATTGAAGTAGTTTTACAGGCTTGTTTATTAAATAACGGAAGTGGTTTAGTAACTGGTAAGCCTCTATCTTTCGCTGGCCTACAATTTTCTTTATATCAATATGATGAAACTGCAAATAAATGGCAGCCTTATGTTTGGCGCAAATCTATTCCGACAAATCAAGCTGAATTAGAGATTGGTAATAATAACAATACTTCTAATACTGGATACATTTATTTAACTGATACTAAACAACGAATTGCTTTTGTTTTATCATAGCCTTACATAACAGTAAATAATGAAATTTAGAAATATATATTAACAGGTAATAATGTTGAATTTCTATGGGATATATCAACTTATGGTTATGTTATTAATTTACCTTCGGTTAAAGATATTTCTCAAATTAATCCATATTAGTTAATTCAAATTTCATTAACTAAAGACGAAAGTTATTCTCCAAGCCCATCGCCAGATGTGCATAATGTTGAGTTTAGAATTTGTGCAGCAATGAGAACTGGACTTAATACCCCACAAGGATGTAAGTTTTCTTTATATAAATCTATACAAGGAACAATTTTATACGATCGAATTGGTGTTCCTTATCAAATTAATGATATTTATATTGATGAAGCAAATTTATTAACAGGTGTTGATTATTATGAATTTTATACTTCATAGATATAGACTATTGATTCCAATAGTCTTAATACTATATATGTAGGTTTGGATACTACAACAAATCAAAGAATAAGTTTTAATTATGTAACTTGTCAATTAGCAGAAGGAATAGCTATAGGTAATAATGTTATTGCGTTTAAAAAGTTTAATCGTAGCGCTAAGCCATCTATGGATCAATATGTGCTATTTGTCGTAGTAGACGAACAAGGTTATCCGCCAGTCAGCCCGATTAATCCTACAGCCAGTGAATCTGAACAATCTTCTAAAAATGCAGGAATGGAAAATCGTATATCAGCTTTAGAGCAAGCTACATTACAATTAACTAATATTAGTGATTTAAAAAGTGTAAACAATTTAATTTCACGTGTTGTTAATTTAGAAGATGAAATTAATCCTGTTGAATATGACGCTGCAGTTGGGCAAATGATCGCAAAAAATCGTTTTGAGAAAATTGATGCATAGACCAAATATTTAAATAAAAATAATTATCCAATAGATTTAGCTGATGCGTTTTCAAAATTATTAATGTGTTATACTGGATTGGTGAAAGAATTGGCTGGTAAATTCTATAGCGATAATTAGAATCAATTTATAGCAACATTTGCATTGCCTCTTCTTAAAGAGAATGATAATTAGTCATATTTGCCTAGCAATGATATACCTTCGTTAGATTCTAATACAGGAGGCGATAAATAATGAATCTGAATTCAATTTTAGGCAATTTTGTTAAATTTGTACGTGGCACTCCAACCGCATATAATAATCTTCAACAAAAAAATCCTGATACATTGTATTTTATTACTGAAAACAATGCTTCTTCGGGTAAATTATATTTGGGAAACAAATTAATAGGTGGCTCTATCACTGGAGCCACCTCTCTTTCTGAATTAGTTGATGTCTTCTTAGATAATAATTTATCGGTTAATCATATTTTAGTCTATGAAGGTAATCATTGGGTTAATAAAGATATTCGAGATATTTTTGAGATATCTATTGGTACAATGCAAGGCGCAACTAAAGATACTGATGGTAAAGTAGGTTTAGTACCTGCGCCGCAGGCCAATCAATAGGACACTTATCTTCGAGGAAATGGAACATGGGATAATCCTATAGCCACATATTCTGAACAAATTAATACTATGATTCAAGAAAAATTACAATGGTCTACCATTGAAGAAAATTAAAATAAATAAGAAAGGAATTTTTATTTATGGCGACAAAATTAAATACTGCTGTAACGTTTGTACATGGTACGCAAACTACATTAAATACTAAAGGTATTGCCAGTGGTCAAATTTATTTTACTACTGATACTAATCGTTTGTATTGGGCAGATCCCAGTGATAGTGGAACATTAAAATGGATTGATGGCGTGAGACGCGCTAATGCATTGCCTAGCACTCCGGGCTCATATAATCCAAGTGGTTCAATTTTAGTTGTTACACAATCTGATGATAATGGTGCATATGATGGAGTTTATATTGCAGATGATACTAGTTGGATAAAATTAGATGCAACTACATTAAATAGTAGTATTACTACCGATAATAATACCGCGCATATTTCTCTAACTCCTCAAGGAAAATATGCTAAGGGGACAATGTTTGATATTAAAGGAGACGGCAATGTAACAATTAGCTCTGATTCAAGCACAATTACTATTTCTGTTCCGACTCCAACCAATACGCATTTAGTTGCTAATGACCATGCTTTATCTGCGACTATAACTAATGGCGATTTATCCATTAATATGTCTGCCTCTGATAGCGAAAATAATACAGTCAATGGTAAGATAATTATTAATGGCGGTTCAAATATTCATATTGACCAGAATGAGCTTGGCAATATCGAACTTTCTGCAACTAATACTTAGCTTGCAGCTACCACCACCGCAGTTAATTTAACACCGGCATCTTCAACGAATGGTGTTAAAATTGTTACAACTATTTCTGATACTGCTTCTAATGCGGCTACTGGTAATTTTGAGCTTGTTGGTGCTGACGGTATTGCGATTTCCCATAATAATAATGTTATTACTTTAACAGGTGGCGCTGCAGGAGTTATTGGAAATATTAAAGATTATGTAAATTAGGCATTAGCTGATGCTCTTGGTGACTTAGACGCTATGAAGTTTAAAGGCGCAATTAGCGTAGCTGATTTTAATAATTTAAATCCTAGTACATTTGAAAGTGGTTGGGCTTATAAATTTATTACTTCTGGCACAGTAACAGGCGCTTCTGCGGATGTTGATATTGGTGATATGGTTATCATGTCACAAGATACAAGTAATAATTGGATTTATAATATTATTCCTTCTGGTGATGACACTGATGTTTATTATACACCTTCTAATGATGCTACAAATCATCAGGTTAAATTCACTGATAATACTGGCACTTTAACAGTAGCACATAAAATTATTGGTGCTAATGGTATTACTACAACTGCTTCAGTAAATGGCAAAACTTTAACTGAGACAATTAAACATGTAACAATTACACCAACCAGTGCAAAAGCTACAGTTACTAATAATTTCGTATCTGCAATGACTTTTGATGACTACGGTCATCCGAATACAGTTACATATGCACCTGCTCATGTTGCTGTAACACCTACTGCGAGCTCTTCAACTGTTAATACATTTATTAATGGTTTAACATTTGATACTTATGGTCATGTTACCGCATATACAAGCGCTACTGTCGATATTGATACAAATATGTATTGGCATACACTTAGCTAATTTTAAAGAAGGGAGTTGATAATAGTGCCAACTTCTATTACTCCAACAACGATACCTATTAAATTTATTACAACTTCAGCAGCTAATTTAAATGATATTAATATAGTGGCTGGCCAAATTATTTATACTACTGAAGGCAATATTTATTATGATCAATCAAATTTATCGCGTGTACGCATGACTATTGAACCTACTTTTACAGTTGAAAATAATTCAACAACATTAATAATTGGAATGCCTACACATACTCCTCCAGTAGTTACCAAATAAATAAAAATAAGGGACGTAGATAAAAATCTACGTCCCTTATTTTTTTTACTTATTTATTCTCACGCACTTTCGCTTCAATTAAAACCTTAATATAGTTTTCTAAATCACTATATACTTCGTTTAAATATGTTTTAGCTTCGTCAGTCAAATTATTAAGTACTGCTGTATACGCCATAGTAAAAGCTTCTTTCTATGCTTCTACTGTAAAGGCATTTTTATCCTTGAGCGCATCAACATATGTCTAGTTTACAGCAATAACTGCATTAGTTACCGTATCGGTAAGCATTGCAATATATTTCTTTGATAGCTCATTATCAGCATTTGCTGCAAGTGTTGCTGCTTTAGTTCTAATCCATTGAATTATAAATGGGACTAAAACACCTAACAAAGGAATAATACACATTTCAAAAATCTTACCCAAAAGTTCAACTGTTTCTGTGGGCATATATATCACCTCAACTTATTTTAAATTTGCTCGATACTTAATTTCTACTAAATTATAAAGTTCATCGCCGTCATGATTTCCGTGTAATGCACTATAAATTCGATGCTCGTTTGTAATGTGTTCAAATTCTTTTAGTGTAATTTCATGATCATTCTCTAATAAAGCACGACATTCTTCTTTAAATTGACGTCCTTGAATAGATAATATACCTTCTGTTAAAGTTGTTAAATTATTTTGATTATTTACAATCTAAGCATGAATTGCTTTATTTTCAGCGGCAACTTTATCTTCATCCTCTTGGATTATTTTTAGTATAGAACGCTAATAATCATCTAAAATTGTCTTTATATTTTCAGCAATTTCTTTATTCATTTGCTCTTGACGGTCTTCAGTCCTTTTTTTACGTTGTTTATACATAAGTGTTACACCAGTGACAATACCACTTGCAATTAAACCAAATACGAACTCAAGCCAATATTTGATGATAAATTCCCAGATAGCATTCACTTAGATAATCCTCCTTTCTATATAATGATATTTTTTATCTGTCAATTATTATGAAAATTATTTTAATAAAATAAAAGAATGTTGGCCTTGAAGGTTAAGACCAATCAAAGCCAACATTATTCTTTACATATGCAGCACCTATACAGATAGCGTCACTTTCATCTTCAGATACTTTTTTATTATAGTGATTTAAGACATATTGCTATGCGTTTTTTTTCTATATTTTACGCTCTTTTCCTTTAATGCCAAGCACTGAACGCCAATGCGCGCAAGTATAAATTATATAATTTTTACCGAATAGTTCAACAGCTAATTCTTCTAATACTCCAAGCACTTTGCCTAAAATTTTATAAGTTTGTGGATCTCGCTATAACTATATATCTTCTAATATCATAAATTCTATTTGATACTATTGGCATAACTATTGTACTGACTATCGTAAAATCTAAAGACGCGTACCCAAATGCTCATTAGTCAATTTAATAGTACCACTTGCAATTAATTTATCTCCATCAAAAATACTATATCCTGTTACATGACTTGCCTAATCGAGTGCAAGGATTCTCAATGACTAGACCCAAAGCCCCCGATACGCTCCTTCTCGGCAACGTCATCTTCGGTCTTTATATATTTTTTAATTATTCCTTGCCCAATATAATCACCCTTTTGGATGATAATAGGAATTGGCGAGAAATTAATTAATTGGAAAAAAATTTCTCCCTCATTATCAGGATTGTTATAATAGTCAGCATCAATAATACCGACCGCATTAGCCATTATAAGCCAATGTTTATGAGGGAGAGAGCTACGAGCCATGATTTCAAGATATTCATCATCAGCTAACTTCACTTTCATTCCAGTAGACACTAATACAGGACGAGCATCTGCGGATTTTGTTAAGGTAGCCATTTGTGCCATGGTTAATTCAGGAGCGGCGATAGGGTTACGATCCCATTCATGTTTCATGTCATATACCAAGCGTTCATATGGAGGGATAATTTTCTCTTCTGCTGCTTGAAAATCATAACCGGCCGAACATTTAGTTGCCCGCGCGGGTAAAATCAAATTAGCATTATCAAAACGACTTACAACTTCAAATTTTGCCATAATCTACTCTCCTAAATTATTAAAAATTGGGTTCATTACCATAAGAATAAGAAATAGTTGTAATACCATCAGGTTCTTTTTCATCATTGAATAAACGATTAAGTGTAACACGATACCAAGTATCAATTATTTCTCCTTTAGCTTTGCGCTCACGATATTCACAATTGTACTTAATAAGATCACCTTTTCCATCTGCTTTTGCGGCCTCTATTAATTGTTTGGCAGCGTCTTCGTTAGGAACTCGATATATTTCTTGCGTTTTTAATAAATAATTCATATTAACTCCTTAAATAATTTCAATGTGCAGAGGAGGATGCTCTGCATAATATTCTTTACTGATGGCGAGTGCGTCACTAGCAATTTTGCTTGCTAACTCTCGAGGAGCAGCAACTACGATTGTATCACAATGATAAGTATAATAGAAAGCACAAAGTATTGTGCCGAGATCATATATCTTACTATATGCGATTAATGTTGGATGCTCATTATTATCAACTAAATAAATAGCCTACATATTAGAACCAATTTGTACTTCAGTTGTTATTTTCATTATGCCACCCCATTTATAATACCTTGTTTGTAATCAAAGAAAACATAACAATAAGTACCTTCATCATTTGTAATCCAGATTTCAGCCGTCCAAGTATCTTCATTTACAGTAATATCTTTAATTTCGCCTAGATTTTCAATAACTTCCATAAAGATATCACTTAATTCTTCATTACTATAATCATCATGATGGAAAATAGTAATGTAACGACGTTCCCAGCATATAAGAGCCCAATAATTTTGTTCAGGCATACCCGGGTCCATAGTTGCACCAAACATACGATAAATATCTGTCTGTGCCTTGCGTAACTGTTCATCTGTCATTGGTTTTAATTGTGCGAAAATACTAGAATTTAAATCTGCTAATGTAATTGTGAACTCGCCGCCATCTAACTTTACTGGTTCCCAATTGCCATTTTTACATTGATACATTTTTTTATCTTCTTCCACAAGCGCATATTCATTTTCCATGTTTTCACGATATGGAAGAGCATCTAATATTTTTTTTGTTTTAATATTTAACATATATTTACTCCCTTACTATTCTATATATATTATACCATAAAATATTTTTCATTTCTACTCGTCATATACTTTAGCAGTGTTAATTAATATACGTTTTAATTGTGGATCCATACTAAATCTATTAGCATTTTTTTCAATACTTTTTAATAGGTTACCATCTAACTGACGCTCGGAAGCAGCCTTCCAGTCGCAAAACATTTCAACAATATCAATTAAATTCATATCATCAATACTATTATCAAAATGCTCTGGATGATGCCTATATTGAGCATAATGGTGTTGAAGCGCACCATTCATTTTTTCTAAGCATTCGCGATACTCCGGACTATCATAAGTTAATTCGGAAAGCTTAGGCGTATATTCTGTAAAGACTTCAAGCTCAGGGTTTTCGAGTTTAGCTCTATCATGCTCAAGTCCACGAGCATATAGCTTATTAATAAATAGCTATATATACTCGCGCACTTTTTCAATATGTTTATAGGTTTCAACTTTACATTCAGCCTGTGTCATATTAACCACACTTACTATATCCACAGTCAATACATGTTACACAACCCATTTCATGTTTTAGATCTGCACCGCATTGAGGACATTTTTCTTCTAATAGAGTTTGAGTCTTTACTTTATGTTCATTATTAAATTTTTCCCACATTTCCATTAACGCATTTCCGATGGCGACAGGGCAGCATGAACCCGGAGATACGTCATTCTTTGTAGCGCGGCGCACCGCATAACTGGGACAGGTTCCACTGCTCTTAAGCTGATCAACAATTTCTTCAATAGGAGTACCATTGCGCGCAGCCAGACTAATCATACGCGAAAGCCCAATCATAAAGTTGTTGCATCCACCGGTACTTCCTTTGCTTAAATAAGTATTACGCAAATTGCCATCTTTATCAAAGAAAGCAGTTATATGTAGTGAACCACATCCAGTAGTTAAATGATGTTCCATACCTAAGCAATCAGAAGTGCCTTTCTTCGAAACTATCTTTTTAATCTTAGGTTCTTCAACCGCAGTTTCAGATTTCTTTTCTCCTGAAGTAGCGTTAAGAATAGCCGTGCGCGCACATCCGGCACGAAAGACTGTAATACCCTTTAAGCCATGCGACCATGCATTCATATAAATGTCGCGTACGTCATCAACCGTTGCTTCATTGGGAAGATTAACTGTTGATGAAATACTTGCATCTATGTGTGCCTGCCAGGTGCTTTGCATCTTGATACGATTAATGGGTTCAAGATCAGCAGAAGTAATAAACCATTCAGGTAAGTCCGCATCATCTTTAATGCCATGGGCATCCATGTATTCTTTAACTATTGGAGTATATACTTTGTAGGTTACGTCCTTACCATGTAAAGACTTAGTGGTACGAGTATAATAATTAGCAAAAATGGGTTCAATGCCTCCGGAAATGCCCAGCATGGTGGACAACGTGCCTGTAGGCGCAATGGTTAATAATTGACTATTATATAGACCAGCGCTTTTAAATCCGTTAATTGCTAATCCATTTGGATTGTAGTGTCGCTGAATAAAAGATGAATTTATTACTTCGGGGATATATTTAGGATATGGCGTGCCATGTTCAGCTGCCAATTTGCTGCTTGTTGCAATAGTGGTACGCGCCAATAAAGTACCAATTTCATCACTAATTGTAAGGGCTGCTTTGGAACCATAAGTAATTTGCATTTTGATCAATGCATCAGCAAGACCCATGATACCTACATTAAACCTAATTATTTCTAATTAGAATGGACTATCTCTTCAATATTTATTATTGTTTTGCACTTCGAATAGTAACTCATCTTCTATTCTACTGGGCTACATTCATCACCCATAGTCTCTACACCTTTTTTAAATATATTTCCATTTATAACCAAAAGTTTTTTTGCTATCTTTGCATCTTTTACAAATATCTGAACTAGGAGTTTGACTAACTGTTAAATGCTATTTTATACACCAATCACCAGCTTCTTTTAAACTGTTAAAAATTTTAATTATTTTATAATCGTCTGTACACATAGCTACTTTTTTACTATTTTTTCCCTTATTTTATTTTTAGTTTCTTCTGTGTGGTGATGATTATAAAAAGGATTTTTTTCTCCTGTTCTTAATGATGCAATTTTTGATATTTTTTCTTTTGTTTTTTCATTATGCCTATGACCATAAAAAGGATTATTTTCTCCATAAAGTTTTTCTCCCCCATCGGTCATATTATATCCATTTGGCATTTTTGAATTAAAATATTTTATATAATACTATTCTAATTCTAATAATTTTTCTTTATCATCTTCATATACAACAACTTCATATTTAAAATTTTCCCAACCATATTTTTTAATTGCTCGCCCTAATAAAGTATTATGATTTATATCATCATTTTTATGTCGGCGCATTCTTTCTTTTAAAGTAGCTGTAGTATATCCGATGTACAGTTTATTATTTGTTATATTGGTTATTTTATAGATACATCCCATATTATCACTTCCTTTGAAATATAGGAAATATATTTAAAACTTGGCACGGTATTATCATATCCTTTTTATAGGACTTAGACTCCCTTACCCATAATATAATTACTTATTTCTGGACCGTTAGCCGAATAATCGACACCCCTGAGTAATAGGGTTCACAAAATTTTAATTGACCTAGATTTTTAAGCCAATTTGACGCCAATCGCGCACACTATCTCTTTGCTCTTGCAGAGGATGACGATACAGTCCCTCATCTAAAACATCGTTAAGTGCACGCACTGCAACATCAACTGCCCGTTCAAATTCTTTCCATTGAAATTCTCCATTAACAAATGCAGCCAAATTTAATGAACCAAGTAAACAACTGCCGCCAGCGGGCAGTGGCTCTTCGGCGCAGGGATTAGTTCCAGCATATTTAAAATCCGGATGAGTATTTAGCATATTTTCTTGTTCAATTCTATCCCAAAACAGAATACCTGGTTCTGCATAATTCCAATTTTGTTCACAAAGTAAATTAAATAAATCTTTTGCTTTTACGGTTTTACTAATTACTTCACCTGTTTCAGGTCGAGTAAAACTTAATTCCCAATCGTTATCATGTTGTACAGCGGTCATAAAGTCATCAGTTACGCGTACAGAAATGTTAGCATAATTAACTTTATTTAAGTCACTTTTGATTGTGATAAACTTTTCAATATCGGGATGGTCGCATCGCATGGAAATCATTAAAGCCCCCATAGTGGACTATATCTTATTTATTATATAATAATAAACTCGGGCGCTAATACGGTCTTATTGTTTCCTCAACCGTTAGTCTCTACACCTTCTACTGCTTTTTCTTCAGTAGCTTGGCTCGGGGTTGTTGGGCCTTCCCCGAATTCACCCAATTCAAGACGCAGGGCTTGTGCTTTATCGTATTTTCTTTTTAGAATAATAAAACTATCGTTTGGATAAATAAAATTTAAAAACTTTAATACATCTTCTCTATTGGCGAATTCTAATACGAAACAATTTTCATTAGACTTTGGTCTAATAATTGTTGAAATTGCGCATTGTTTTAATAAAATTTGTTGGATTCCTTCAAGTATTCTTAACGAAGAAGTAAAAGAGATTTTTTGCCACAATCTATTTCGGTCTTTTCTTCTGCCCCATGTTAAACATCCGTCTCCATCAAAAAATCCTTGTACCAAATATTTTTCTAAATTTTTAGGAATAATGGGACAATGTTTATTTTCTTTTGAAGAGCAATGCTTATTAAAATCAGTAATTAAATCTAAATTACCAATAGTAATTCTAGCACGAGGAAAACGTTTGGTTTTTGGAATATAGGTTAAATCTTCTGTATAATTTGCTCCAATATATTCTGCAATAAATTGTAATATCTTTTTATCTTCTAAACAGCACCCAAATTCAACTACATTATCATTGATGTATCCATCTGCTAAAGCATAGCCAATAATATAAGCTTTTTCTGGAGTATCAATTTTATTAAACATTTTTGGGTTTTTATATTTAGGTTTTTTATATTTAGACTTGTCATTTAACCCATATCTAGTAATCCAATATCCAATAGTTGATTTTGCTTTTCCAACAATCTTTGCGATTTCTTGTTGTGTTAATCCTTTTTCTAAATATTTTTCTAATAGTTTTCTATTCACAGAAAGAACCTCCTACTCTATATATTTTCGGAAACTTATAATTTAATTAAGCAAGTTTACGTCTGCCATTTTGTCCAATTTGTTCGGTCACTTGTGAGAAAGTGTCCATGAAAGAAACAGCGCCACTTGTTGTTTTGGCTTGATTATGAACTCTTGCACCTGCTGGAGCCAATTTACTAATATCAATGCCGCATCCTCCGCCATATGAATAAGTACGTGCCAACTTTTTACAAGTTTCATAAATACTTTCAATGGAGTCCTCTGGAGGACTAATAACATAACAATTACTATATGTTACTCGCTCTATGTGCTCACTTACATTTCGGTTAGAAAGAATACGACCACCAAATAAAAATTTCTTATCAATAATTAATTGTTTTACTTCTTCATGACCATTACTAATACGGTCTAACCATTGGTCAAAACTTTCATTATCACGACGATATTTTTTCTCCCATATATCAATACCAAGGGCATTATTTTCGCCCAACCAATCTTGTATTGTCATAAGTTACTCCTTTATCTAAATATAGTAGTGCGCAAGCGCACATTTTATATGAATTTTATAATAGTTTATTTAATATATTTTACCCAATCATCTATATAACCTTTCAGCACTTCAGCCTCTCCTTCAGCAGTTAAAGTACCATCAGTGCGCATAATAATTGTATTTTCTCGATTTTGAATATCAAATTCAGAAAAATCATATTTATCAGTATTATACCGCCTTAATACTTCTTCCACGTCTGGAGTATTCTCTCGTGAAAGCTGGCGTATGAGCCGTATATGGTCTGGACAATCGCACATAATTAATAAGACATTTAAAAAGTCATGACTATCAAGAGCTTCCACCCCAGCAGGATTGAAGACTCCAAAGTTTAATTTATCTTCGGCTAAATCAAGAACACTTGTGCCATATACCCAGCCATTAAATTCAGCTGCTTCAAGCATCTTACCTTCTTCAATTAGTTGAATAAATTCATCTCTGGTTATAAAATGATAATCTTTACCATCTACTTCATAATCTCTTGGTGGACGCGTAGTATAACTTACTTTTATGTGCGCTTCTGGATATGTTTTTGCAAGGGCTTGGAGCAGCGCATCTTTGCCTGCTCCAGCCTTACCGCATATCGCAACTATATTATATTTCTTCATCTTCCTCAGTTATGCCTCCTTGATAACGAGTATCTTGTAAGATTAAATCTCCATTGCTTTTTACTTCGTTAATTTTATATAATTGATGTCCTACTGTGCTTGCATATTTCTTACAAATGAAATTATCCCCTGAACGCATTCCATTTACAATTATCATATTACCACGCTTAAACCAAGAACGCTCAACTATATGTTTCTTGCAATCCGCTCCACGTTCAGAAATCTGTCTATCAAATAATGCGAAATATTCTTTTCTAAACTTTACTTCAACAACGCCATCGGGAGTCAGCAAGGTTACTGTACTTTTTGTTTTATTTCTATCAATACAAGTTCCTGCAATTTTCGTTAACTTAAAAAGTGGAATAGTTTTATTGCCACGATACCAATACTTATCAGCTTCTGGCTCTTCTGGTAAATCAAAGAAATCACTTAAACCATATTTTTCATTATTGATATTTAATAGCTCGTGGTCATGATAATAAATACATGCAGCTTCCATTTCCCAATGTGAAATTGTTCCGGACGCATATTTATCCCATTCTTCTTTGAACAAAATTGTATTTAACTTGAATAATAAATCTGATTTATTTTGCATCATCCAATGTCTAAATATATCCATTTCACTTTGATATATCTTATCCCACTGTTTTGCATTCATTAAATCTCCATCAATTAATCTTTCCCAACCTTGATTAATTAAAAAATCAATTGCGCGCACGTCTAACCGATAATTTATATCTGATGCTTTCTCACGACATACTGCTTTGAGATAACGATTAAATTCATAAATGCGCAGACCGCGCTTCATCTTTTCATCATCTAATGGAACCAAATTGTATTTCAGTAATGCAGGGAAACTTGTTAAGTTCAAATTTGTCTTTGGTTCACAAGTTGTCCATAAATACCATGCCATTGTAAACTTGCGGTCTTCTATACTATCAAAAGCTCCTGCTTTGATAAGTGAAATCATTGCTTGTTTCTTTGGATGTGCTCTATTTACAAAATCTTTTGGTGATGTATATGGACGATTCTCAATTATAACTTTGATAAAATCATCACCAACATTTACCAAATTCTTAAATCCCATTAAGATACAATTATTTTTTACATCAGGCGTAAAGCCATATTTTGAGGTATTAATATCAACTAACTTAACATCAATATCAGATGTTGTCAATTCACCAATAGCTTTTGCAATTTTACCATAATTAGTACTTGCGCCACTATCCTCATCAGTTGCACCACTATTTACAATCAAGCATGCCGTCGCCCAATAGATTGAATTCCAATGTGTTGCAAGATAAATCATCTGTACTCCAACAAATGAATATGGCAATGAATGATTTTTTGAAAATGCATATCCAAGACTTGGCGCTATCGCTGTAAACCAAATATAATCTGCATAATGTGCGTCACCCACATGCTCATATAATTGTTTACGCAAATCGGGAATTTTTTTCATTTGTTTCTTTGCAACAATTTTACGAGCTGCGTTTGCTTCTCCCAAAGTAAACTTTGCAATATCTTCATCCATTAAAATTTCCATCATTTGCTCTTGAAGAGGAACTGTGCCATAATACGCATCACAATACTTATGAAACGCCGCACGCTGCTTATCATTTAATCCTCGAGTTAACATTTCCTCTTCAAACTCATTAGGATGTTCTTTTATACGAACATATCTATCCTGCTGTGGCTCTTTGCCTTTCTCAGACATAAGACGCATCAACGCCGATGCCGCAGTCATCTCTAACATATTTTGCGGTTTGAGCTTTTTTGCTATCATCAAACCAACACCTGTTGCGAACTGGAATACGTCGAGAATATCTCCCGCCGCAAGGTGATCCCAAAGTTCTTGATTAGTTACATCTATAGCTTCTGGATGGAGATATTGATTATAAAATGTTCTCAAATCAATATCTTCTATTTGTTTATCTTCCTTTAACATCTCATAACATTTGATAATTTTATCAGATGCTTCTGTTACAAGGAAATCATACTTTGTATCACCAGCGGCTTCTGCCTCATGCAAATCCCAACAAGTTACTAAATCCCGACCAGGAGAACGCATAAATGATGCGGTTTCAAATGGGTTATCACCATACAAAATTACACCACTTGCATGTACTCCACGCTTATTGACAAGACCGCAAATATAAACTATGATATCTAATAAGCCAGGATATTTATTTACTTCCTCTAAGAAAGATGTAACAGGTTTCCTATCTCTTTCTTCATTTCCATATATAACATCATTAATCTCCCATAAAAATCCCATTATCTTAACTACTATTCACATAGTAGATGAGACTATACCATTTTAATCAAACTTAGTGGGAACAAAGTTATGCTTTTTAGTATTAAAGAATCTTGCCTTCCATCCATTCGTAAATTGGTTTTTAGAACCATTGCATTGTTTCGATGCAGTAGACGAATCAACTCTATAGGTTCGTGATAAATCTGCAATTGTATCATGAATACTTAAGATACAATAGTCTTTATCCAACATACAACATTTTTTTCCTACTGAATAAATTGTATTTTGAGCTAATGTCGTCCATTCTAAATTGCTAGAATTATTATTTAATTTATTCTCATCTTTATGATGGACAACGTTGTATTCGTCTGGCTTTGGATTATTTACGAACAATGTAGCTACCATTCTATGAAGTTTAATATGAGTATCTGCACCATAATTATCGGGAATTTTTACTTGTAAATATCCATCTGTACCGACATAAGGTTTCAATATTTTAGAAGTAGAGTTATAATAGGAATAAACGTTCCCATTCTCAGATATATAATAGTTTTTATATTCTTGAATAGGAAGTACCCTTTCTTGATATTTTTCTGATAGCAGTAAAGCGATTTCGTCTCTGCTTTGAAAATTAAGTAACTTCAAATTTTGTAGATTACAATTTCTTACATTGCCATCAATAAAAATAATTCTTTCATCATTTACTTCTACTTCTACTTCAGGATGGAAAGTTTTAAATACTAGATATTTAGCATCATAATATTTTTTATCAGATAATCTATACCTATTTTGTCTGGCTGATGCCTGTGGAGCAATTGTTTTTGGACTAGTATAATTATCTTTTTTAGAGAATAGATTTCCATTCTCATCAATTTTATAACTTTGTTCAAACCCATAAACTGGCTTTTTCATAATAAATTTCTCCTTTATTAAGTTGATTATATCCTTGGTAGTCGTTGAGGCCCATTCATAATCTGGATGTGCCTGCTGATTGTCTCTTTATAGAGAGGTTCCAGCATATTCGGATTTATAGAGCGCCGATTTGTTAACGCTCTTGTGGAATGAGAGAAGACATATATTGCGCTATATCTACATCAATTCCATCGGGATATTCTTCACTTCTATATCCACGACAAGCAGTTTGGATTGCAGATTTAGTTGCTTCTGTACCAAATGTGACAACCTGCACAACACCAAATTCTCCGCGTTCTTCTCTTATCTTTTCAAAAATCAAAGGACGCTTACTTGGCGCAAGGTCAATATCAATATCCTTTTATGGACTATATTTTTCACAACAATTTACTACGTGCATTAACTTCAATTGTTGCTAGAATGCCTTTCGAATAGTGCTTATCTCTATCCTACATAATAGTCTCTACACATTTAATCTTGAACTAATTCCCAATAATATCCTTTATATAAAGTGTGTTCTTTAATTGCTTTATTTAATTGCGTATGACCTTTAATATTTAAATAATCTAAAACAGCAGTTTTTGCATTAAATATTTGAATTAAAGAATGACTTTCATCATACATTGCTACACGCTTACCATTAATAGCATCATTTTTAGATTTACCATACATACCATTTTTTTCTCCGATGTTTTTTCCCTTGCTATTAATAGACATTTTTTGTTTAGACTCTTCAGTATGTTTTTTACCATACATACCGTTATTACTGCCACTTGTTAATTGACTCATTTTCTGTCGAAACTCAGATGTACGGTATACTGAATTATCGCGCTCAAATTCTGCCCAGTAAGACAAAAATGCTTTGGTTTTTTCAGAATGCTATTTTCCATACATTCCATTATTAATACCACTATTTAATTCACTTAATTTTTTTCTAAGTGCGGCTTTTTCTTCTTCGCTATAACCAGCAGTAGTGTTACCCCCGCATCCTCCTTCGTGAATATTATAAAATAATGGATTACTTGTAGCATTGTATAAAGTAATAAATTCTTTTTCTTTTTGTGAATTTATTTCATCATTTTCAGAGATAAATAAAATTTGTTTAGAAAAATTTTCTTTCCCATATTTATCAATGGCGCGTTTTAAAATTGTGCCACTTCCTAAATATGAATCATCTAATTCTCCATAATATTTACCAATATACCTCATATTAGTTATATTGTTAACAGTCATATAAATATAATGTTGTTTCATAAATATCAACTCCTTTCATATTTATATGGAAATTGGAGTTAGACTTTTTCTTGACTTTGTCCAAGATTTTTAGCACGGTATTACCAATCTATCCATATTACAGGACATAGGCTCTCTTAGTTAGCTGATTCGTTCTAAATAGACTTATTTCACTAATACCGTTAGCCCACACAAAGTGGACACCCATTAAGCAAATGGTTAACATTCTTTTTTTACAACTGCCCAATATCAACATTAGACAGGCAGTTCGGCACGTTCTTTATTTAAAAACCTCCAGTATGGCAAGTCCCAACGAATTGGATCTAATTGTGTAATACCCAATAGATAATTAGATAAGAAACCTGTTGCAGAACCACGTCCGGGACCTACGATGCTGCCGCACTCCCAAAATAAATTAATATAATGTTGGAATGTATTAAAATATGCAAATAGACAATCGTCTAACTTTTTTCCGATATCTTGAATAATATCGGCTTCAATGCAAATGCGGTCAATATAATTCCATTCCCACAAACCTTTTTCTAATAATCCTTCAAGACATTGATTAATCCAATATCTCTCTTGAGGATTATCTGATGTTCCTAAATCTTGAATGATTTTCCATCGACCCTTTAATTCATCGGCATAATCATTATTAACACCAAAATAAGAATGATACTCACCTTTATCGTATTCTTTAACTTGAATCTTTGGAATAATCTGTTTGCGCTCAAGACTAAACCATTGAATTTTTTTTTGCAGCTCTTGACTATTTTCAAACATCCAATCAATTACTGCCTCATCTTCAATGCTCTTTAACATTAATTCTTTGACTTCATCGGGAGACATTACATATGTATACTGATAGAACTTATCAGTTTCACGGTCGCCCTCTTTAGAAGTCAAATACGCACGATGAATTGGTCTATCTTCTGGACGCAGATAATGAGCATCAGTACCAATAACCATAGGGATGCCCAATGCTTTACTTATCTTATATAAAGTTTGATTAACTAATATCTGTTCTTCATCTGTGCTTGGAGCGCACTCAATATAAAAATCAGAACCAAAAATATCTAAACAATAATTTAAGAAATTATTGATATTGTCATAATAAATCTTGGCGTTTTGATTATCTCCAACTGCTCTTGCCTTTGCCATCAATAAAGCATTAGATGATAACTCACCACCAATACAAGCACTTGTTGCAATTACATGTCCAGGATTTTCTTTAATAATTCTCTTTAAATCTTCCTTTAAAGTTGGAACACGTTCCAGACGACCATATTCATATATGTTTGTCCATGCAAGTGAACTTAATTTTTTAAGTTGTGTATAACCGTCATTATCCTTTGCAATTAATATAAAGTGATAATACTTTTGCTTCGGCTCTCTGGTCTCTGTAAGATAAATTTCATTACCTAACGCAATCGTAAAATCTGGGTCGGTTTCGCGCATCGCTTTCGCTAATTTATTAACTGTCATATGCGCACAAAGAGCCTCATGGTCCGTTATTGCCAAACCACTTAGTCCTAATTCTTTCGATGTTTTAATTAATGCTTCAGGTCGATTAATACTATCAAGCAAGCGAAGATTTGAATACATGCTATGCGCATGGCAATTAAAATAAGTATTCATTCCTTCCTCCTTTCATAATTTTCTAAGATTCTTACTTTATAATTATACCATATATTTTTATCAAAATCAACCATGCTTTACAATAACCAGTTTATCAACGGCACGGGTAGCCGCAGTATAAAGCCAGCGCGCATGTTCAGTTTTATTAAATGGAAACTTTTCTTCCAGAACTAATACTTTATCCCACTCGCTACCTTGCGCTTTATGGCAAGTGATTGCATATCCATATGAAAACTCTTTTGGTAATAAATCTCCATAACGATTTTTTGCACGATTAAGCTTATATGCTAAACGCCAATCGCAACATTTTTCACCAGTTAAAAGCATAATGCGATCACCCATAACCGCAGGATAAATACTTCCATTAGCAACAAAATCAAAATTCAGAACATCAAATTTTTGTATAGGTTCGTTATAAATTAATTGACGGGGTAAACTTAACCACTCTTGACTGCTATTGGTTAGCGTGCCGATTGTTCCATTTACTAATGCATCACCATCATAGTTAATACTTTCCCAATAATTACGCAAACAAATAACTTTATCTCCATCTTCTGGGTTAATACCTTTGCCCAGAAGTGCGCGAATATTATTATTCTGCGCAAGGCGTTGCATATTTGTACCAACGATAACTTGGTCACCCCATAACAGCATCCCAGTATTTAAACTATGATTAGGCAATATCATTACATCATTACCTTTCCAATCATCCAATGTTGCGTTTTCACGAATTTTCATTGTAAGCTGAATGATTTCTGAGTCCATGGCCTGACGCACGATTTCATCAAGGAAAACATGCGGATGGTCAAGTAAATGATTATCTTCATCTGTATCTATTGGTGGCAGCTGAAATGGGTCGCCTAAACATATTACATAAACTTTATGCTTAAATAGCTGGTCCATAAGACTCTTTGGCACCGTACTGACCTCATCAACTACAACAATAGTAAAGCCAAGGGCGGGCTTAGGCTTATGCATAAAACCACCGGCAGGGCGAGGCACACTATCAGATAAAAGTCGATGCATTGTCATAGCATTAGGATTACCCTTTTTACGCAATACCTCGGCAGCTTTGCCAGTGAAACTAGCATATGCAATTTGTTCCGGAGCGACATCAAGAGCTTCAACTATAAATCGCACAAGAGTTGATTTACCTGTTCCAGTTAAGCGTAGCCAGCAATTACGGTGTATTTTTCACCAGCGCGATGCCGAGCTACTGCTATTTTCAGTCCTTCTTCTTGACCTTTAGTCAAAATCATGACTTACTCCCTCCATTTCTTGAAGTTTTAAATTTTTCATTTTCTATAATCATTATATCATAATTTATAAAATTTTTCAACAATTGCTTGCAAAATTTCCAAAAGCATTTTTTAATTAGGTTTTCGGGTCTCGCATCCACTACCGGGCGGAGACCCGAACGGTCATTTATTAGAAGTAATAAGGCCAATTTCGTGTCACATAATAATCCTTAATTTCTACTTGTGGTTTTTCATATCCACCATAGTTATTAATTTTACATTCACCAATAATAGTAAGTTCATGACCACCCATTGTGTCATGTAAATTTTCATATTCCTCATCAGATACTTTAAATTTAATAAAACTTAAATCGCCAAAACTAATATGAAGTGTATTTGCTTTATATAAATTTACATTATCCGCAGTTACATTAACATTTGTAATAGCGACTAGTGGCTCAGCTACGCCTTGGCCCCAATAATCATACAACGCACCAATGTCTAAAATTGTTTGCTCTAAATTATCATCAGTACGATGTAATTCTAAATCAACAAAATAACAAGGAGAAAAATCAATATCAGCATATTTTTCATCTAAATAATTAATTAATTTAGTGAAATTTTCATCTTTAATACTGACACCACCCGCATTTGCATGACCTTCGCAATATTCAACTAATCCACTATCTAAAAACATTTGCCGAGTATCGGTGATGGGAATATGGGGTGCGCCACGCATTGATCCTTCCCAATACTTCACGCCATCGCGCTCTACCTCATTCAATATTGCTGTTGGATGCCTCCAATAGTTAGCAATTTGTGTAGCAATTAAACCTGTCAAATTTTTATCTGCTGCTTTTTCTTTTGGCATCTTAACTGCAATTAATACATGGTCATAAAGGCAATTGTCAGCAATAATTTTTTCAACAATCGCTTTAATATCATCACGGTCTTTTTCTTGATGACGTTTAACATTGCCGCAAGTGCGCACCGCCTGTTCGACACGCATTTCTGTCATTCCCTTTTCGCCGCGCTTAGTGGATGGAATTTGTTCATATGCGCGGAAAGTTAACATGGATTCAAATAACAATAGGCGCTCTTGTGCATTACCAGAACGGTTAACTGCATTAATAAATGGAGCAATATAAAATGCCACTTTAAAAGGATTTAAAGAACCTTGCACTTTAAATTCTTGCTTCTTTACCATTTCTTTTAAGAACGGATTTGTGATATTTTGCAAACCTTGTTCAATGATAAAGCGCACTTCATATGAATTTAAATCCATAATATCAGCAATAATACCAACAGCAGCTAAATCCATAAAGCTTTCAGAATAATCAATATCTAATAATTTATCTAAATAAGCACAAAACTTATATACCACTCCGGCACCTGACAATGATTTAGTAGGATAATCACACATTTGATTATTTATAATACAAGCATATTCTGAAACATGGTCAGCTAAGTGATGGTCAATAACTAATACATCACAACCACGTTCAGCAAGTTGTTTATGCACATCATAATCATTGCTGCTGGAATCAGGCGCAATTACAAGTTTAATATCCTTAGGTATAGTATTTAATTTAAGTCCATGAGATTTATCATCATGTACTCGATAAGTAATATTATTTTGAACATATGCGGGGAATAAACAATTTAAATAATTAATTAACAAAGCTGCCGATGTGTAACCATCACAATCTGAATCAACTTGAATTAAAATTTTGTCTTGCGCTTTAATATGTTTAATTAACATTGTTGCACCTTCGCGCACATTCATTAAACGCTCGGGCGCAATTAAATCATTTTTGGTCGTATGTAAATAATGATTTATATTTTCTTTTCCAATTATTCCTCTATTAGCAAAAATTTGCTCAATCGGACTCAGCTTCGGATTCCTTGGTTGTATCAACTGATATTGTAGACTCATCGATGGTTTCCTCCTCTGCTGTTATAATTGGATTTGTGATAGGATCGTAGTTATCACTTATATCAACATGACACATATTTTTTAATTTACGACGACCTTCACGATTATTTACTCCATGATTAATCACTTTTAAGAATGCTTTTGCGAGTGACTCATTTTCTTCACGAGCCTCTTTTAACATATTTTCTACATCGACGATATAATCTGTTAAAATTCCTACATTCTTATTATATTCTGCGTCTTTTGGCGCATATAAAGTAACCGCCATCAGAGCATCAATTACTTCTTGTTGTTTATGTTTCATAATATTATTCTCTCCTTAAATAATTGCATAAATTTTTCTGGGCCTTCATCGGTTGGGCTCGCTTTATATGAAGTAATTAAATGTTTATCAAAAATAAAGGATATTAATACTTCATTTTTATATTTTTTATGTAAACCTAAAAGTTTTGCTTTTAAACGTTTAAATTCACTATCACCTAACTCTTGGAATTGTCGGTCAAAAGCAATAATAATTTCTTGCACTCTATCTTCAATCAATAACTGTATTTGATATGATGATACACTGCTACCACAGCATGCAACCGATATATCATTTTCCAAACCAAAATAACTTTGAAATTGTAGAGTGGATTTTTCACTTTCAAAAACAATAGCTTTACCCATACGCTTTATATTGTCTTTTGAATTATTAAGGTTATATAAATTTAATCCAAGAGAATGATTATATTGTTGTTTATTAATAATCATTGGACGATATTTACCAAATCGTTCTGCATCTTCTTTAACCATCGTTCGTCCGCGCAGGCCTATAAATCGACCATCTTTATCAAAATGAGGAATACTAATTTGATCAGTAGAAAAATTATATCCTATTTGTGCATGCGCTAATATCTATGGTTTAATATGATCATTAATCCAAGGCGTTAAATAATTCGGATTAATTGCCAATGGTCCCAATATGCGTTTATCATATTCTTTTAATTGCGGTACTTGATTTACTGTTGGAATATTATTAATCTTATCATATGCGATTAAATATTGCCAATCTGCTAAACCAATATCTTCTGTATCATCTAAAGCAATAACGATATTAAATTTAGCGGCAAGATAACGCACTGCATCATTTAAATCCATTTTGCGATTAGATTGAATTTGAGCAACTTTAATTGTTAATTCAAATATATCAAAAGCGCAATCGCAATCAGTATAACATTTAAATAAATCACTATTTTCGTAAAAATAGAGTTTTCTACTTCCTTCTCCAGGTGGATTATGACAGATGGTATCAGAGATAAAACCAAAAGGGGTGAACTCTGGATTGCCACCCCATTCAGTTACTAATTGAAAGTAGTCATCAATGGATAACTCTTCTCGAATTGCCTTCTTATCATAATCTTGCATACTTAACCTTCAATGATGACTTTGCAACACCAGCCGAGAAGACCAAATTCTTTTGTGACAACTTCACATAAAAATTCCATAGGTTTCATATTTGCTGGTTTTTGTTTGATATAAAATTTTGCCATATCTTTTGGCATCTTATATTCGTAAGGATGACCATTTGCGTATGTGGGCATTGAAATTGAAGCATCAACTTTAGACGCTACTTTCTTTTTCATAGGCTTCTTCTGTAATGTATTCTTGGGCTTACGGGTAATAATATTTTCACTAAAATTCATATATCCTCCTTAAAAAGCACTTGGCTCTTCTGTAAATATTTTTAAATCTTCTATCGATTGAATCGCATAATCATATGAAGTGCAAAACATTGGCTTAATACGACAACAGCCCAAATCTGCTTTACACCACAGATATATTCCTTTCCATCGTCCACGCCTATTTTTATATATTGATAATTTTAAGTTAGGAGTTTCAAATGTATTAGAACTTAAAATTGTTTGTAATGCTTCTAAATCTTCTGGCTTAACTGGAAGATAAATACCACCCCAGTCAATTTTATCTGCTATCGCCTTCGCACCACGCAATAAGTTTTGGTCAGGAGTTGTAGCTTGCTGATAATCCATATTTAACTAAGTTGCAGACATTATAAATATTCCGTACTTATTACAAATATCTTTAAGTCGTATGGAGAGCATAAAGAGGATATTATCTTCTCGTAGTTTAACTCCACCACTTCTTCGAGTGATTTCTTCCAATATTTTGAGGGAAGTATGTATATAATCATGACACGTTATTCTCATATTTCTATGAGCGCTGACTATCTCTTACCACATAAAAATTTTTATGTAGGAAACCGTTTCGGCATTTAACTAGCTTCGTTACCTAAAACTAGACTACGTACTAATAGTAGTCCTACTTCCCCGCCCAGAAGGCCTTGGGAATAGTCGATACAGCTTCATTCTAAATTATCATATATAATATGATAAAATAAAATGTTTGCCACGGGATTACCATATTATTCCTCAACTTAGGTTCCCCCGTTAGCATACATACTATTGTTTTGGTGTATGTATACCCCTAGCAGTCACTAGGAAAAGTTTTTCATTATCCCGCACCCTTTTAAAACAGGGTCGAATACATATTTAACATCATGGTCACGAATATTCTTTTTAATTGTATCTTCAATATCTTGAAGTGAAAAATCGGGCAATGGTTCTATATATAATGGAGCTTCCGCAATAATTCGAGCCGCTTCAAGCACTCGGTCTTCTTCATCGCCTTGATACTTGCCATTAATAATATGTTCTTCATTTACATTTGATAAAAACGCAAGCATCATAGTTTGAATTTCTTCTACTTCCTGCTCAGTAGTTATATAAAGAGTAGGTTCACAAGTTCCATTTTTAATCCATCCAAAAATTTCATCATAAATCTTGTTACAAGCTATAAAGCAAGCATCTGCAATCATACTACGACTTTTACCCACGCCGGTCGGAGCACTTCGTAAATAGAATTTTTTAAGTCGAGCACCTCGTGTAACTGTGTTGATAAGTGGACCATATAATGGTACTCCAACTTCTGGATATGTTTTTAATTTATCGATTAAGTCAAAAATTCCTTCTCCAGCTTGTGTTGCTTCGCCAAATTCATTATCTACATATTCAGTGCGAATAGACTCAATTTTCCCATCAACCTTGTTTGCAATATCTTCTAAGGTTGAATTATCTAACCATTCTTCTTGCATTTGTTTGCGTTTAGTATCTAAAATATTATCTGGATCATAAATATCTGACACATCAATACCATATTTATCATATGCTCGCAATAATGACATCTTCTTCATTCGGCCATAATAATAATCAAATGCATCGCCAATTGCTGACTCAGATACTTTTGCAATCCATTCATTACCTTTATTGTTTTTAAATACTGCTTCTGCTTTCGGACGACTGCTTAAAAAGTCACTAATATTTTCTAACGTGATTTTTTGTGCGCCTAATTCATAAATCTTATATATAGCGCCAAATACAATGCGATGAAATTCATCAGGAAAATCTTCATCTGTGATAGTATACTTATCTGTGAAGTCCAATAAGCTTGGATTATTATAAACGCATCCAATAACTTGCATTATACTTGGAACATCAACATATTTACTTGCCATCAATATTCTCCTCATCTAAAAATGTAAAAACTTTTCTTTTTTTCATTGGTTCACGCTGTGGAGATTTTATAACTACCACAACTTCATTAGGTTTCTCAATTACCTTACCCTCATTTAATTTTTTAGCTAAATATAATTTATAATAATACTCTTTAGCCGCAGGATAAACATATGGTACAATACCAATAGTTGGATTAGCGAGAGTAGGACGATTGTGTAAAATTTCAAAATAATAAAATAATGTGCGATATATGCCAGAATATGAAAAACCTAAACGGCTGATATATTCAGTTATTTGTTTTTGAATATTTGGATGAACATAATCCATTTTGAAAAGTTTTTTTACATATTCTTCTAATTCAATTTGTTCATGACGTTCGACAGGAATATTATTAATGCTACATTGTTTGTGTGCATATCGTTTTGTGTTTTCAATCTTAATACATTCTTCTTTGTCCCTATCGAACATTTGACCGCAATAGTAACATTTTACTCGATGCATACATCCTCCTTCATTATTATTATAACATAATTTTGTAAAAAAATCAACTCACAGTTATAATAACCGTGAGTTGATCGAAATTATCTGTTATGAAAGCTGCTTTAAGTCGTATACAATAAGGTCAAGCTCTGCAGCCTGCGCCGGTGTGCATTCTCCAACTTTCTTTCCGACTCCAAGATGGCTCTCTACAATTTTTGTAATCTTTTGAGCCATAGTTGGGCTATTGGTCTGCATTAAACGTCCGACAATGGACTGGAATTCATCCATTAATGCATTAAAATTATAAGAAGTAGTCGGGGCCTCACGATTTGCTTTTTCATCTGTAACAAAATTGTTACTATGTTCAGCAGCTTCTTTATCAATTGCTTCACCAATTGCATTAACTAGTGAATCGTAATTAAAATCAATTACTGCAGGAATATACTTAAAACGAGAACCAGCGATAAAGCGAGGAGTTCCACGCATAAAGAGTTTAGTTACAACTTCGCCATTTTCAGCCTGAACTTCACGAGCATAACCAATGATATCACAAGTACGTTCACAAACTAAACGACCACGAGTATCCAGAGTGGGAACCATCTGATTAAACTCTGTACCAGTTTCATCCTTAAATGTCTTATCAACATCGTGACTAATTATAACAAGACCGTAATCCATCTGAATAATCTTGCGAAGACATTCATCAAACTCTTGCATAACGAGCTTATATCCTTTACCATAGGGGATATCACCGATTGCTTCATAAGTGACTTTTTCATTACTCTCTTGTGAGCAAATAGCCTTTTCACAATAACCATATGCGATATCTGCAGTATCAATAATAACTGTTTTAAACAGTTCTTTGACTTCTGGGTCATTCAATTCACGTAAAGTTTTCTTGAATTCAGACCAAGAATTAATAGGCTTTACCATAATTCCGGGAATTGCGTTATAGCCTTTTTCGAAAGCAAGCAATAACGCATCAGGAAATTTAGAGGCAACAGTGGTCTTTCCACTCTTAGCTGCTCCATAGAAAAATACTGAATACCCTCTTAAATCTCGACTAACTTTATGTGGTTTAATACTCAATAATGAATTTGCCATAATTTACTCCTTTTCTAAAAAGGCAAGAAACTTGCCTCTATTTCATTAGAACTTAAAGTCACCAGTTGCAGGAACAGCGGTTGTCTTAATCGCATTAGCTTGATTGGCTCTCCATTCAGCCGTACGCTGTTTCTTTGCTGCAAGTGCCATTTCTCTATCGCTCATTGCCTTTTTGAGTTCATTTACAGTAATAGTATCTTCACTATCCCATTCATAAGCTTCAGCACGTGCGCCAGTGATAACCCAGTCCTTACGACTGTGACTAATTTCACGAATAGAAGGCTCGCCAAATGCAGACTCCTCTGTAATTGTGCGAGTTACTGTGGCAGATACTTGATTACCCCAAATATTAGTAAATACGGGTTCTTTAGAGCTAGCGCCTAAACCAAGGAAATAATTAATTGCATTAGGATTGGTTGCAATAAAATCTACAGGAAGCAGAGCATTACGGAAATCAAAAATACAGCCCTTAACAATAAGACCATCAGGAATATTTCTATCGGGGTCGCCTTCGCGCTCACTAGTTCCTGTGATAATCATATCAACTTTGAAAGTATTACGACGCTTCTCATCAGCATCAAGATTATTATCAGTAATAATATGGATAAAGCCACCTTCATTACGCTTTGTACTTACCAAAGTTTCCTCATCTTTAGTAGTAGTATCATACCATTCATTTAAACCGATTGCAGAATCAATACGAATACGTGCAGCTTCACTCCAATCAGAATCCATAACAGTTTTAATCTTACTGTTAAGAATATCCATAAGAATAGGATAATTTGGATTTTTCTTAGTCCTATTGGGATAAGTGGGTGCAACATAGGTAAAATGAACAGATACAATATTGGTATGATTATTATCAGTAGCAATATCAATAGTGCCAGTTACATATGGGGTGCCAGGGTTTTTAGATTCTTTACCAGATTCCTTAGCCTCAAGTTTATGTGCATATAAGATTCCTTCAATATGTGTCTAATTAATCATATTTTTCTTCATAATTATTAACTTCTCCTTTAATTTATTTCCATTTCTATATTATTATTATAACAAATTTTTTATTTTTTTTCAATCTTTATTTAGATATTTCATCTCCAAAAAGCAGAATATCTGCATAAGGTAACTGTCGTGCAAACTCCATAAAATCTTTCGACCATTCAGTTAATTTATGGTATCTACGTTGAGTTGGCAAACACATTTCATAAAGATTTTCATAATTCATAGTGACTGTACGAGTTTGCAAAAAACTTTCTGGTAGCCAACGAATCAATTCTTTCCAATATTTCTTATCTTTTGTTTCAAGATATTTTTGACGTAATGATTCACAAATATTAATTATAGTTTTTGCTGCGGATTCATTTAGTCCAGTTTCGATTTCATGCATTACATCAGAATGATAGTCATCAATTTCAAAACAATCTAATGTAATTGGTTTACTTGTAAGTTTATGCATAGTAGAAGTCGAGTTGGCTGTAGTACCTACTTTGTAGGTATCAAATTCTTTCCACCAGTAGAGTGGAGCAGTAATATCAACAGATACCATAATTTGTCGCATAAATTTACGATGCTCTGGACCAGCCATAATAAGCTTATGAGCAAGATTTAAATCATCAGGACACAAAGCAGCATATTCTACATAACTACCATCAATATGAATAGTAGAACGCTGTGCAATATCTTTTACAGTCTTGGCATATAAAGTATCATAATCGGGATCGAGCATATTTAAATGAGCTGCTTCCAACCATTTTGTCGCTAGATTCTATATAGTCGCACCGAATACAATAATAGGCTTAGTTCCAAATTCGCTTAAAGATTTATTCCAGCTATTATGAGGATTCCGCATTCCTCGAAATGCCCCCTCAAAATTAAACACTCTTATATTTTCAAATTTCATTTTTTAAATCTCCAGCATTTTCTATTATTAAATTAATACCGCTATCAGAAGGTGAAGACATAGTTGTATAAGTGGAAGAAGTCCAGTTCGGATTTGTCAATATATAACTTATTCCCTTACTATGATAACCTTCCTAAAAAGCTTCATATAACAACTATTTTAATTCATCGACTGTAAATGTAATTTTACCATCTTTGTCAGCTGTAAAAATTTTAATCATCATAATTTTACCTCATTTAATACTATAACCAAATTCTTTTGCTCCAAAATAATTTTGCCAATAGATTTCTCGTTCATTTAAAAGTTCTGGAGGGCATTCCTCGATTACTTCAAACATAAAATTCTCAACACCATCGGCTTGCATAGCTGGATACAACTTATTGCGAGTTTGCGCTTCAGCGCCTAACCCGCGTTTTATGTGCTGGCGCCAACGGTCGGCAAAACGCACGCATTGACCCACATAGCACATGCCATTTAAAGTATTTGTAATTTTATAAATGCCCCCTACTTTATCACCAATTACACGACCAATTAAATCGGTTGTAGGTTTTTCATAGTAACATTTATAAATTAATTTATTGAGAGTTTCTGGATTGTGTAAATACGGAGTAATACTTCGTAATTTTTCAATCTCCAACAGGTCAGTAGAAGGAATTTGTAACATATAGAAACTTTGTTGTTGCGCATCAAGCATCATGCGTTTATAAGATTCAATGGCTGCCCGAGTTTTTTCTTGACATTCATTTAATCTATAGCGCTCTGCTATAAATTGTTTGTGCAATTCTTTAATCTCATTTGCAAATTCTTCTTTAATTATTAGAAAATCTGACCGATATTTATCAATTTCTTTTTGATAATTTTCGGCTTCTCGTTGAGCACTTTCCTCAAAGGAAGTTTCCATTCGCGCTTTAGCTTTATCATGAATTGCGCTGACGGCTTCTCTTGCCATTTCTTCAGTGGTTCGTGCATTAAAATCTAATTGTTTAATACGAGCATTAAGTTTAGCTTCTTCTGACTATAAAGAACCAATATTAAGATTAAGTGCATCTTCTTGCTCTTGTAAATCTCGAAGAGCATTATTTTCCTGCTCAATGAGTTGAGAAGTTTCAAGCGCTTCAAGGCGCAAATTATCGCTCTATTCTTGTAGAGTAGCAATCGACTTCTTCTATTGAATAATTGAGCGCTTTCTACTAAAATAAATATAAAAGTGTGCGCCGATGGAAATCAGACTTATTGTTCCAAATATTATTAAAAGTGATAGTTCAATCGGCATAAGTTAAAAAATTAAGGGGCAGAAACTTGCCCTGCCCCTATTTGAAAGACTTTATTCGATTACTCTTCTTCAGCATCGGGATCGAAAGCCATACCAGCATCATTAAGAGAGAGGAACTTGACTTGCTTATGGGTTCCATCCTCAAGCTCAATCTCAGCAACGGTACGAACACCCAGCTTCTTGCGCTGAATAGCAGAAGTAAAAATACCATCAACCTGACGCTTCTCGAGACCGAGAGCCTCAGCAACATCAGCAGCAGTAAGGTTAACACCCTTGTTTTCCTTCAGATAATTAAGAACATTCTTTGAATTCTCTTTCATAGCCATAATACATTTTTCTCCTTTAGATTAAATAATTTTTTATTATTTGTAGCATTTCTTTTGCTTACATTATTATTTTACAAAAAATTTTTAAGAAAATCAAGATTGATTGAGTATTTTTAAAACTTCTTCGTCAATCTTTTCCATATCTGCAAGATCACCATATCGATTGCAAATATCTATTGTTTCTTCTTGCGCAGCATATCGCGCATGGGGGTCGTCAGAGTTTCGCATAATTAACTCGAGTTCAGCTAGCCGTTGCGCAGTGCGCTTAATTTCGCGTTTCGTCATATTTATTCCTTATTTACATACTTATTATACAATAAATTTTTTACAAAGTCAAGAACTGCTGCTTAAAGTCGTCCTCAGAGATAATAAGAATATTCAACTTTTTCGCTTCAGCATTTTTAGTTGAGGTTGATGTAATATCATTGTTAATAAGATAATCTGTCCGAGAAGATATGGTAGAAACAACCTTGCCTCCATGTTTCTCGATATCCTTTTGAAGAGCGACGCGATTAGGGTATTGCCGCAGCCGCCCAGTAATTACGATTGTTTTTCCTTCCAATGATTTCTCCACTTGCGGTTCTATTGGAGATTCCTCAAATATTATATAATTTTTTGCGAGATTATCTGCTTCATCATAATTAAATTTCATGATGGCATTATGTTTCTCCCATCCGTAATTAGGCAACGTAAAAAACTGGAAGTTATTTTTAATCGCATCCCTAAAGTTTTCATATGTTTTAAATCGTGTTGCTAAATCTCGTGATGCAGTTGCCCCAATTAGAGGAATCCCAAGAGCACACAGGAAACGCTCAAAGGTAGTGTGAGAACTAGTTTTAATGGCGATTAAAATATTCTCTACGGATTTGGGTCCGAATCCGTCCTTTTTCTCCCATATGCTAGCATAGTCATCTAAATGATAGATATCGGTGATAGAATTAACCCATCCCCATTCAATCAGTTGACCTAAAGTGGCTACTGATATACCCTTTGCATCTAATCCTTTTTTGCCAAGATAATGATCTAATCGATTAATTAATAAACCGGGGCAATAAGAATTAGTACATACCAGTACTTTAACTCCTTCATTCTCCTTTATTTGAGTTTCGTGAGCACAAATGGGACATTTAGTAGGAATTGATATATATGTTTCAAAAGTATCATTCATTATATTTTCAACATAGCATTCAACTTGTGGAATTATCATATTGCGTTTTGAAATTTTAATATGTTGTCCCACATAGGGTTTATCCAATATTTTTTCCATTACGCTAATATTATGCAAACTGGCTCGTTCCACAATAGACCCATCGGCATCAACTGGCTCAAATATCGCTACTGGTGTAAGGATTCCAGTACGACCCATTGTCCATTCAATAGACTTTAAAGTCGTATCATATAATTCATCTTCAAACTTATACGCAATAGCATTATTAAAATGATGTGCGGTTGAGCCAAGTGTATCACGCAAACTTAAATCATCATATTTGAATACAACGCCGTCAATTGGATAACTCATTTTTTCGGAACGAACTTTAATGAGCTCAATTGCTGCCTTTAAATTTTCATCCTGCTTAGGGCAACACCAGTATGGAACAATCTCAAAACCACACATATCAGCTGCCTGTAACTGTGCAGAAAGTGTATTTTCGGCAGTATCAAATGGTTCAATTACGTCCCAAACCACAAATGTTAATTTGCGATTGTATGATACTTTCGCATCTAATAATCTTATACTACCAGCTGCAAAATTTCTTGGATTTTTAAATTCACTTTCAAATTCTTTAAAATCCTTATAAGTACAAATAATTTCACCATCTAACACAACACGTTGCTTATATGAAATATGTTTAGGAATAGTTGGATTGATTTTCATATTATGAAGAATATCCTCTCCAACATTTCCATCGCCACGTGTCTCAGCTTTTACCAACACACCATTTTCATATGTAAGAGAACAAGTAAGACCATCCATCTTTGCCATAGCTACCCATGGGACACTATTAGACAGGCCCAAGAAATCCTTAACTTCCTCTACGCTCTTAGTCTTTGCTAAAGAGAGCATAGGATGATCGTGTTTAACTTTAGAGAGGGATGTTTTTACTTCAAAATGGATTTTAGCTGTGGGGGATTCGGGCAAAATTATACCGCTTAAGCGCTCCATGCGCTCAAGTCGAAAATAATTTTTATCCCAATCTGCATCGGACATAATAGGCTCACCCTTATCATAAGCTTCCGTTGCTTGATTTAAGAAATCTATTAAATTGTGCATTTCATTGATAATACAATCCTTGTCCATAGCTTTCTCCTTTATTTTTCTTACATATATATTATACAAAAATATTTTTATAAAGTAAAGAAAGAGGGGAGAGACAAGCTCTCCCACTATCTCATATTTTGCTAACTGATTTAATCTGTTTATTCTGTATCATTAAATTGCCTTGCGCCGTACGTCCTATTACAGGTATTTCTGTAGCCTCCAAAAGAATGGAATTTTTATCACCAAAAATGAGAACCTGATCTCCATCTTGGATTAAAGTAGCAGCTACGATATCGTTTTCTCCCTTTGAAACCATTATGCCACGTGTGCGGCGATTTTGCTTGGGAATTTCATTTAAGCGAACACGTTTACCATATCCACCATCAAAGAACAAGCCCAAATCATCAGTATCATTATGGATAGGCAAGACGCACACAACTTCATCATCTTCTTTAAGATTGATTGCAATATTTCCAACAGTCAAACGACTACTTGCAGTCAAATCTGCTGTAGATAATCTAAGCGCATAACCTTTTTTAGTAACTACAATTACATCTTCATCCTTCAGTAATACTACATTGGCAAGTTGGTCGCCTTCGCGCAAAGTAATAGCACTTAAACCTGTCTTTTTACGCGTTTTTATATATTCTGACAGCTCAGTTTTTTTCATATAACCCTGTTTGGTAATAAAACAAACATATTCAGAATTAGTATTTCTATATAACGAATAAATAACTTGTGCGTGTTCGCCATGTTCCATTGCAACTAAACCATCTACTGGAATACCTTTACTCTTATTATCACCATTTGGAATATCAGCAACAGACAAGCGATACAATTTACCGCTATCACTAAATATCATCAATGAATCGGCAGTTGTAGTACGAATAATCATTGAAGTTAATTCTTCTTGTATCTTTACACCCTTACCTTTACGCTTTTGAGGCTTATAGATATCAGAAGGAATGCGCTTTATGGTATTGCCATGTGTTAATATAATCATACAATTTTCAGGAGTTATTGCTTCATCATCAGTATTTTCTAAACTAATATCAAGAATTTGAGTGCGGCGAGGGTCACCATACTTTTTAGCAACAGCACGCCATCCTTCAATTAATTGATTATTAAATTTAATTGTATCATTTAGAATATCTTCAATACGAGCGATTTCATTTAATAAATTATTTTTTTCTTGTCTTAATTTTTCAACTTCAAGATGCGCTAAACGACTTAATTTCATATCAAGTACAGCTTGCGCCTGTTCTTCATCTAATATGAAATTTTTTATTAATGCCATTTTTGCATCAGCTACTGAATTAGCCTGTTTAATGGCAGCAATAACTTCATCAATATTAGCTAAACAAATCAATAAACCATCGATAATATGAATTCGATGACGATATTGATTAATATCATATTCAAATCCTCGACGATATACATCTTTTTCATGGTCAATATGTGCTTGAAGAAGTTGTTTCCAAGTAAATACTTTCGGGAATCTCCCAGCATCCAAAAGTGTGAAATTAATACCAAAATAATATTGTAAAGAAGTTTCTTTGTAAAGATAACGAATTACTTTTTCTGGTATTATGCCTTTATGCAAATATATTTTAATTAAAACAGTTTTCTTTGTTAAATCATTATGACGCTCAATGCCGGGATTATCTTCCCGTTGTTCAATTTCTTCCAACTCTTTACAAATTGTGTTTGTGTAAACACCATATGGAACTTCGGTTACTTCTAAACAATTCTCTTTCGCATCATAATTGATAACTGAACGTAATTTACAAGAGGCGCCATGCCCATTTTTAATTGCTTCTTTTACTTCACTTGCATTTACCAGAATTGCGCCAGTAGCAAAGTCTGGAGCACAATAAATATCATCGAAAGTACAATTTGGATTTAAGGTTAACTTTTCTAAGGCTAAATTGATATCTTTAATGTTAAATTGAGGTACACTAGATGCCATACCAATACCAATACCAGTAGTACCATTGACTATATTATAAAATCCTTTTGAAGGCAAAACTGCGGGGTACTGTTGAGTATCATCATAATTATTGCGCCATTCCGCAATTGTATCTTTTTTGATATCAGTAAAAAGATAATTAGAAAATTCACTTAAACGCGCCGATGTATAACGCATAGCTGCCCAGTTTCCACTTTCTATTGGAGAACCTCCATTACCTTCTACTTCAATTAGAGGATAACGCATGGCAAAAGGCTGGCCCGCACGCATAATAATGCCTTCCGCAGAAGTATCCAATTTGTTATCCTATAGGCTTTTTATCCTATAGTTCTTATAGTTTCCTATAAGTTCAGCATATCTTTTCTTATTTAATTAAATAAGTCGCTGCCTCGTGGAGGAATTATATTCTTTTATTAATAAAAGGTTCATCCTCTATGCGTTGCGGCTGGATACTCTTTTAAAAGCACCCTTCACCTCTGATTAGCCTGTCTAATATAATTAGATTTAGCCTTCCAGTTTTTTTCAGCGATTTAATCACGGCAATTCATCTTTTTATATAGTTCATATTTTCTTGTTAAATAAATTTTAGCGTCATTATAAAAATATTGTATAATTTGTTCTGTCTATATTCTACCTGATACTTCTAACTTACAAATAATACCATGTTCTCTTATGTGGTTGTTTGAAATATCTTTTATGTTTTTGGAAATAAAATTTTGTACATACTGACAAATTTCATAGCTACCAACTAGACCGAATCCAGTCAGATCCTATTTTATATATCCGTCTCCATCTAGTAGTCCTCTTATATAGGCTTTTTCAAGCTATACAGTATCACAAATATACGGTTTTTCTTTTCCAGATTTATTATGGGCAATTCCTTTATCCTATAAATTTTCAATAACCTATTTAGAACAAATTTTTACTCCATTAACTAAATTATCTTTATTATAAGAACCACCATAACCAGTTGTAATTATTTCAGCGGTTTCTTGCTCTGTTAGTCCCATATATTTGCAGAACTTTTTTAAATGATCTATATCTCTTGCTGCTAAATTTATGCCTACGTAGATTTTTCCAACTATACATCCATCAGCTGTAAAAAAACCTAACCAGTAAGCATCTTCTTCAGTTTGTATTGTACTAAATTTATTTCTATCATATCCATATTTCTTTTTATAGCCATTTTTAATTTCTATATTGAAAATTTTTAACCATCTTAATATCGTTTCTCTTTTAGCTGGACAAGTTTTTGGGAATTTATTTTTTATGTCTGTTAAAGTGAAATTCTAATTTTCAATACAATAGTTAATAATAGCTTGGTCGTCATCTGTAAAGAAATATAAATTTGTATCTTGTTCGTCTGATAGATTGTTTACCCAATTAGAAAAATCATAATCTTTATATTTCGCTATTAATTTTCTATTAACAGAAAACATATCACCTATTTTGGTTATAGAATATTGTGGATTTTGCTCGTAGAAGTTAATTGCTTCCACTAATTGTTTATCAATTTTTAACATATAATGAAATCTCCTTTTTATTTTTTCATTATATATTGAAAATTGTTTATAATATTTTACTCTAATCTGCCCAAAATTTATAAAAGTATTCTATTTGGTTTACCGTGAATATAAAAATCAACCATCGCCATACCAACAGCATTAACAGTTTTCTTAAATGAATTAGTATGCGTTAATTTGTGTGAATGCATTGAATAAAAGATCTGTCGTGCAGAAGGTTTAAGACAATCTCTTGCATCCACCAAAGCACGAGATTGCAGAACTGCGCCACTATATTGCACAAATGCATTTGTGATAGTTTGTTTTAAATCACTCATTCTGCTACCTCCGTAAAGTCAACATTGTTAAATATAAAGTCGCGACGTGGAACAATATCTGTACCCATTAAATCATAAAGTAAATCAATTGCTTCTGGAGAATACTCCATTTGTTCAAAACGTTGGAATTCATCAGTAAACATAGATTCCTGTGCTTCCTCAGGCTCTAATGTGCCCAATCCTTTGCAACGCTTAATTTCACCTTTTATTTGTCCACGTACTGCATTAAATTCATTATCATCAAAATAATAGTTACGCTTTTTTCCAGTAGATACGACCCAAAGGGGTGAACGCAACCAGTATAAACGACCTTCTTTAATAAATTCTGGAGCTAAATATGTTAAAGCAGCCATAATTAATAATCCGATGTGATAACCATCTGAGTCGGCATCAACACAGATGCCAAGTTTCCCATAACGTAATTTAGAAGTATCGTAGCGTCCAGGAATAATATTCATTGCGCTTAAGAGCAATTTAATCTCTTCGTTTTGATAAATATCTTCCTCACTATTAGATAAACAATTAATAATTTTACCTCGAATAGCTAAAAGTCCATATTTTTTATAATCACGAGCTTGCGCCATACCGCCCATAGCCGAATTACCCTCTACTATTAGAAGTGTGGAGTTTGGGCCAAGATATTCAGCATCTTTTAACTTATCAGATTGGAATACTTTGCGCCTTTGATTGCGTTCAATATCTTTTGTCGCTTCTAAAGCCTGCTTACGAGCTTTTTCTGCGGCTGCGTCGGCTTTAGTAACTCGTTTGACTAAATTAGCTACTGTAGCAAATTCATCACGATATGCTTTTTCCATCATCTTTAAAGCCTTTACGAATGCCGTTGAGGCCATGGCTCTTAAATTAGCATTATTAATTTTAGTCTTAGTTTGATTAGCAAAACTAGGCTGCGCGACAGAGCAATTAATTACATAAAATAAATTTGCACGAATTAATTCTCCATCATAAGTTTCACCTGTTAAAGTGTTAAATGTACGGGTAATTGCCATTTTTGCGCCTGTAATCGGGGAACCTCCTTCAGGACAGCGTAAACCATTTACGAAAACGTATGAGGTTTCGTGCTTACTACCCCATTGAAATGCTATTTCTAACTTATCGGTACCATCAGTTATGGTTTCGTGAATAATATGTAGATGAATCGGGTCTTTTAAATTATCTTTTACAAAATCTATTATACCATTTTTAGCACAATGTGTTATTCTTGTACCTGTTTTTATATCATATAAATTAAACGTGATTCCGCTATATAAGTAAGAAATGTTCTTAATATCTTCGCATATGCGTTGAAAACTATAATGAATAGGTTCATCTTTAAACACTTCTGGATCTGGGCTAAAGCGAACGCATGTTCCATTAGCGTGTTTAGTTGGATATTCATGATAATCAATTAAATCGCCTTTGAAAAATATAGCTTTTGCCATTTTCCCATCACGACAACTTTCAACAACAAAATCATTAGAACTTAAACAGACACATTTTGCTCCGATACCATTTAAGCCTGAAACATTTTTATATGCGCCTTCTTCAAATTTACCACCAGTGTGAGATTTTGAATAAATAGATACCAAAACATTTTCTCCATTTTCACGGATACCAAAAGGAACACCACGACCATAATCTTGGACTTCAATGGTGTTATTGTCTTCATCAACACTAATATCAATTTGATTTCCATATCCACAGAGGGCTTCATCGGTTGCGTTGTTAATAATTTCTTTGAATGCTTGATATGTGCCTTCATTATCTGCGCTACCGAGATACATCTGCACGCGGCATCTAACGCCTTCTTTAAAACTTAATGATTTTATGTCGTCGATACCGTAATTATTTTTTCTTTCCATTTATCATGCTCCTTATCGCCATCAGCTGACGCTAAACGATCTGCAACTTCATTCCATTTAACGCCGCTATGACCTTTTACTTTTTCTAATTGTATACGATAACCTTTTTTATATAATTCATAATATTCTTTTACAATATCAACATTTTCGGCTATCTTTCCAGAACTATTTTTCCAATCATTATTGGCCCATTGAAACATCCATTGATTAAATGTGTTAACAGCGTATGCGCTATCGCTAAAAACAATTGGAAAGTTAAAAAGAAAACTATCTAATGTAGTTGCTTCATAGATATTAATTCCATAATTCTTTAAGCAATACAAGACAGCTTTCAGTTCTTCGCGGTTGTTTGTTGTATTTTCACATCTCTCTCTATATATATTATAGACAAAATTTTCGTGATTGTCAACTACGATTACTCCGAAGCCACCTGGACCGGGATTTGGATAGGCACTTCCATCACAATATATCTTCATTTTTATCGCCCTCTTCAAGCCAGGCTAATTCCATTTCTAACCATTTCTTATAGTCCGCTCGAGAGACGGCATCAAGATATATGCCTGAACGCACAGCAATTACCAAATGTTCATTAAACTGCTGATGAAGAGCTTCAAAAACTTTACGAGCTTCTTCATAATCAATTTCATCAGTAAAGCGTACAAGAATAATATCGTCTTCATTAACGGGGAAAGATGTTATTTCATATTGTTCATTAGCTGTCATATATAATACCTCCTTTACTATATATATTATATCATAAAATTTAATTTTTTGCAATAAAAATAAGCCATAGGATATCAAGACATCCTATGGCTTATGTAATTATTATTAATTTTCTTCATAGTCTTCATTCATTTTTTGCTCAATATTATCAGATGTTGTATAATTATATTTTAATGCATTTGCTTCTTGTTCGAGTCGAGCGTTTAATTCTGTCATGACAGATTCATATTTAACTCCATCTTTTGTGTTTTCTTTGGTGGATTTTCTATAGTAAAAACCTTGACTAACACCGTAAGCAGTCCAAGGGAGACCAACCATTACAGTTAACCAAGGCAGTTCACCAAAATATGCATTTTTAACACATATATAGGCTAAAATAATAAAAGAAAGACTAATTACCCAAATTAGAGCTGACTCTTGGATTAAAAGAACTTTAGAAAATTCTTTTTTTGGCTGTGCTTTTTTCTTTCTTTTGGTTTTGACTTTCTTATTTTTATCCATAACTTTAATCCTTTCGAGAAAATAAAAAGGGGGCTTTTAGCCCCCTTATATATTAGTGACGAAGTTTATTTACTTCATCCAAATTAATCCAACAAGGTTTATTAAAAATTTTACCGAAATGATCCCATTCTGTTTCAATGAGTAAACGATCCCCAGGATTGCATGTTCCTACCTTATTGCTCTCCACCGTAGGATTATCGTAAACTGTTATTTCGCCTTCTTCATGAACAAGCACTGAATAAGGAAGTGCAGTATACATAATATAATTACCATGAGATTTTTTTACATAACCAATTTTATTTGGTTGATACCTTAAAATAACTTTAAAATATTCTTGATTAAAATCATCAATAATATATACACTTTGATGATAGCTTAAAATATCAAGTACGTTAGGACTCTTTGTTTCTGTATCAGGACTATCCATTACAGAAACAGTCTTAGTCTGAGCGGTATAAATACCAATGATTCTAGAATACTTAGGTGCTTTAGTTTTGTTCTTAAATAAACTCATTACATTTTTCTCCTTTAAGTTAATTTTCTTGCCAAATCGGCAACTTTACTACGATGAACATATCGTAATTCAATTTCACCATATATATCAGTATTACGAAATACTTTTGACACTCTTTTCATTCCATTATGAATACCAGCATATGCGGGTGAATCAACTTGTGTTTTATCATCACCATCAATAATACATATTGAATTTTCACCAATGCGAGTGAGCGCAAGTTGCATCATATCTATATCCAAATTTTGAGCTTCAGAAATATATACACCACTATTGTCAGGTGTTTCATATCCACGAATATCAGATAAAGGCAATAAAATCAATTGTTCATTATCAATTAATGCCTCTACTTCCATACGACTACCTAATTTACTAATTAATAAGTTACCAATTTGTGAATCAAGTAATTTTTCATCACGAGTACCAGGATAAACATAACTTTATAATTTTCATTATAAACTTGACTATATCTTAATTTAAACTATTTTTTAAAGCAAGATAAATATCATGCTTGCGTTTTAAGAATCTTGGACAATTGTTATATAAAATATCTAAAATATGAATAACCTATAATCTTCCTCGCCACTATGTATGCCAAGCACTTGTATAAAAATTTTTATTCTTTTTTTCAATTCCTGTTAAAGAATTTATTAAATTCTAAAAATCTATTACTTCTGTTTCATGGTAGGCAGTGTAATTAATAGAGACATCTGTACTATAATTAGAATCACAATATAAAGAACCATCTCCATCGAAAAGACCTAAAGCAAATGCCGGTCGAAATTCTAAGGGAATTTTTTCATAGGGAATATGATTTATATTATAGGTTTTTTTAGGGACAATATTATAATTAGCTAAATCCTAAAAAATTTGTTCGTCAGTAAACTCTACTGAACAACAAATACTATTAGGACGAATATTATAAATTATTTTACAGTCTAACTACAAATCTTCTTTAAACTTTTCTAATATTTCTTTATCACGTTCCTATAGCTGTAATCTAATACGTCCTGTCGTTCTTAATTTATCGACACAACCATCAGTAAATAAAAAACCTAACCAATAGGCTTTTTCTGGTTTGTCTATAACAGAAAAATAATTACTATTAATGCGTCGATTAACTCTATTTAATGTTTTTAATTCAAGATTCATTTCAGACATTAAATTTTTTATAGTTTCTTCTGAAGCATTAAAATGTTGAGCAATGTCTTTTAAAAAAGAACCTTTATTTAACATTTCTTTAAGTTCTTCTTTTTGTTCTAATGACCATTCTCTTTTTTTTCTTCCGCCTCTAATAGTAATATTATTTTCTTTTAGGAGTTTATTTATTTGTCGTCTATTCAAAGAAGGATATTCTATCAATAGTTTACTAATTGAATATCCATTTAGATATTTTTTTATAATTTCTTCTTTCAAACTTATTCCCCCCTTTATTATATATAAATTCTAAGGTAATAAATTTTTCAGTTTTTGTCCAAAATTTTTCAGTTTAAATCCCTTGCGCTTCGGCCTAAGCCTACTCTACTCACTTCCACTATATAGTGTGTTTTCGATAGTCGATGAGCCTTTCCCTATTCGGGACTTGGTTGCTGATTGTCCAATCCAACTAATTTTTAAACATTCACACTTCGACTTATTTCATTCGTATGTTGTAGTTTAATTGGCTCTAAGGATGTTCCAGCAGTTCACAAGGTTTTACTTGAGCCTTATCCTTTAAATTAACCCAAGTCTAGCTGAATTGCGTGTAGCTACTGTATTACAAAATATTACAATTTTATTTATCTATCCTTTTTCAAGTTTAGAAAATAAATATCCAAGTGCAAGAGTTGTTTTTCCAGAGCCTGGCGCCCCCTTAAGCATTGTTACTTGATTTTGTAAAAGACTATCAACAGCACAAGCTTGATATATATCTCCGCGCATTGGTTTAATATCGCCAAATAGTCGTGAAGAAAATACACCATACTTTAAATGCCTATGCGACATTCCGGTCCACACTACTGTATCTATTGGCTTATGATTTTTATCATATATAATTAAATATTGTCCGATATTTAAATTATATATATTTACATTTTGATTTGAATAAAAATAACTTAAATCATCATCTGATAAAGTTTTTTCCATATAACCAGTATACTCTGGTTCTTGGTCATATCCAATCATTTCGATTGAATCATTGCCAAAAATTAAATTAGATAATATAAATAAAGACATGTCATTTGTTACAAATACAACTTCATCAGGATGATATGTTATATCATAATAAGTTGCGCAAGCTAAAATTCGCATATCGTTATTATCTAAATATAATCCAACTTTATGTAAAGGCTCAAGCATTTCTGGTTGATAGTTAATTACATCGTATTTATCAATATTATGGTATAATTGATTTAATAATTGTCTTGCCGCATATTTTATATCAGAGTCTTTATTGGCAGATACTTTTATCAATTCCAGCTCTTCTAAAGTAATTGATGAAATGGCGAATCGACTGTTAAATAACTCACTTCCCATTACTAATAGACTGCTGGTATCATAAAATTTAAAAGTTGTCATCCTCATCTAACTCCTCCTCATAAGTGTTGGGTCTTGATGACTAGAACCCAATCACATTATGAACAATTTCACCACTTTGTTCATCTGTGATTTTTATAATTTCACTTTTTATTTTGGTAATTTTTATCATTATTTGATATTTCCATTTTTCAAAAACCACCTGTATCAATTCAGTGATACCTACCAATAAGGGGTATGCTATGGTGGTAAATATAATACCTAAAATAAAATTAATCAAAATAGTTACCTCTTTTCATAGCCTTCATAAAATTATAGACGATAGACTAAATTGATTAATTTGATTTGGCCTTTCTTAATCTGCGAATTGCAGTGTAAAAGTGATTCTTTGCTTTTAAATAGGCAGCTAATTCAAGTCTTTGTTGTGCAACTAATTTTTGAATTTCATGTAAATCATCTTCAGTTTGTTTAATTTTATGTAAAAGCATTTTAGATTCATAATTATTTGGATTATGCTTAGAACTTTGATCTATATTATGTAAAAATTTTTTTAATGTATATAGTTCAGGTTTTATAATATAATCACGAATATGTTTACTTAAAGCAATAGTGGCGCGCATTTGTGCAATAGTACATCCAGTTTTCTCACTCATCATATCTCTGTCTTCTTCAGCACATTGTGCAGTTTTAGTTATTGTAATTCCATCAGGAGCGATTAAAGTACAAGTTGCTATGCCTTTTTCTGCATCCCAATTAATAAAATCTTTCATTAAGAAACCTCCTTTGTTCTCAATACTACTATCATTATACCAAAAAAATATTTTTTAAGCAAGTTTAGCCTTTTTGGTAAAAAATTTTCCATATGCGATTTTTGATTCAGTTTCGGTCGAGTTCGAGTATAACAAAAAGCCCAGCGATAAGCTGGGCTCTAGTAGAAGTAAAAAATGAATGCTTCTTACAAGCATGAAATGCAGTCACGCATCTGTTGCTCCATATCAGCGATTACTTCGTCCAATGACACAGGTTTGCAGTCATGCGCATCGACTGATACATTATATACATATGGCAAATCATTATAGAATTTGCGTTTGTCATGTGTATGGCCCGAAAGATTGAGCGTCATCTGCTTAAGTGATTCACGCTCAAGGTTGCCGGTCATACAGGGGTAATGAGTCATGAAAAAGTGATGTTTATTATACTTGAGCTTAATCGCAAGCGCAACTTCAACCACATTCGGGCAAGTGCGGTAAAGCGCTTCGCGTGTATCAGTATCATGATTACCTAAAACAATATGTACTCGGCAAGGAATTTGCAGAAGATATTCCAATCCCTTCTGGTTATCTCCAAGCATTACATCGCCAAGAATATAAAGATCATCATCGGGCTTAAGCTGAAGCAGATTATGAAGAATAACCCCATTCATTTCTTCTACGTTATTAAAACCACGTGGTTCATATAAAAATGCGCGGTCATGATTAAAATGAAGATCAGAAGTTACATAAATCATTTTTACCTCTCTTTTCTGCGTTTAATACACTTTATTTTCATAAGGCGATTCTAAATATAAAACCTTTACTGATATTTTCGTATCATTTTCTGGACGTTCAAATGAATTCCACATACGAGTAACAATATCATCTGGTACAATAGCGTGGTAAGCGCGCTGATGATTACGCTTTATCGTTTCTTTTAATGAGGCTCTGATAACAAGCACCGTTACTTCAGCATTAGATAAATCCAAACGCTTTAACACTTTTAAACGAGATTTTTCAGTTAAATGAGTTGCATCAGCATATATACGAGTAGGCCCTTTGGTATCATTCAGATAATTCTGAATAGTTTCAATAAACTCATTGAAAACTTCGGTTTCATGAGTAAAATAATGGTCGTCTTTAGACTGCATATAGCTAAAGCGAATTTCATCGCGAGATACTACAACGCAATCAGGACCGATAGCATTTGCTCGCAGCCATGTACTTTTTCCAGAACCAGGAGCGCCGCACATCAAGAAAAGCTGTTTCTTTTCAGGCTCTTTATTAATCTCCACAGGTTTTTTTTGATTTCTTAAAAAGATTAAATTCCATAGATATTTCCTTTCACACGGTCATAAAACGGTATATGCTCACAAGTGTCTAAATTTAATAGTATCGCTCCACCAGACCAAAAAGAACCATTATCGATATCGATTTTATGGTCATCACCATATATAAGCAGAGTAGGCTCATGCGGCACATCCATATGTAACTCATCGGCTACAAAAGGAATTGGAGTATGACCATGGACGCATACTTCATCGGGTCGCTCACCGTTATCTTCTGGCACAATCACCTTATCACGAAAATGATTTCTGTCCCAAATTAAATCTTCACGGATAGGCAAATCTTTACGATATGGAGTATATCCCGCATGCGATAAATGCCAAATTGTGCAATTTTCTTCGCTGAAATAATCCATATGAATAGGTAATGTGCGCAGACGATTCAGCCATACTTTGCGCTCTTCTGGGGTCTCTTTTAACCAGCCCCTATATGTATCATAGCCGCCATTCACTATTACTAATTCAAGAGATTCATTGAAAGGATAGCTAGCAAGACATTCTTCCATGGCATTTATAAGCATATCTTCATGATTGCCCATCAGATAGATAAACTGCGGATTAGCGTATACAGCTTTAATTAATTCCCAATTCTTGTAACCACGATCGCCGCAATCGCCTAAACAAATTACTTTATCTTCTGGTTTAATATAATCGAGAATTTGCTCATAAATGTCATACATACCGTGCAGATCTGAACACACATACATCGACATGTTAAATTTCTCCTTTTATTTTTCTATATACATTATAATAAATTTTTTTATAAAAATCAAAGGCGGCTGTTATGCCGCCTTTTTCTCAATCCTTTTTCTTATTATCTAGCAGAAGTGAAATGTTTAAACCGCAGCATTCATTTTCTGAATTATATAGCATACATTTCTCTTCAAAACATTCTTCGACCTTTTCGTTACCAGTAAAGGGATCTGTACGAGAACGCAATGGACAAAGTTTTATTTCTACAAGTCTACCCATATATACCTCACATTTCTGATGCGATATCTGCATCGGCAACATTAGTTGCCTCTTCGGTTATAATACCAGATAAACACTTAAATGCGAAATTCTTGTGTTTATAGGCAGTAAATGAAGGACGATTTACGATACGAACTACTACGCCTTCGCGCACATGAGTTTTGCCTATTGGGTCTGGGCCATCGTAGTAAGTTTCAGCAGCTTCCATTACCCATTCGCCAGGAGTTTTAGTAACATAATCAATAACTCCTTCACTATTTAGATATAAAATATTACGATCATTACTATCGGGAATACGGAACTGCTCAAACACAGGAACAGTTTTACAACCCATTTGCTCACAACGATAACGCATATAGTCAGGAGTATATTCTACAACATTGCCATCCTCATTAGTCATAGTCATACGATATACATAGAAATCAGACTGAGGCACAGGCTCTGGGATGCTAAATACGCTGATTTCATCACGATAGAATTTTTCGCGCTGACCAGTTGGCTCACAGCCATATGAGAATACAGTGGTAGGACCATACTGACGCTCAAATTCTTTATCATTTAACTTTTTATTACTTACTGATCCCATAATAGGCGCACCAGAAGTAGTAAAACCAACAACTTCATAGAATACCTCTTCACCCTTATGAAGCTTACCTTTGAAGAACTTTGCGTGTGACTCACGGAATTCATTAGAGCCATAGAAACCGCCATCGAAATTGTCAAGTACAGTACGACGAGTACCAGTTACATAACCCCAATCATAAATTGGCTTGCCGGGACGACGGAATAGTTTGTCCCAAAAAGTGCGCTTCATGCCCTTAAACACTGGCAGATAACCGGTGCGCTGAGAGGTGCCATGCAATTTGAGTGTAATCTCAATCTCGTCACCAGGCTTAAAAGCGTTAAGATTATATGCAAGTTGCTCAGTATCGGCGTGCTCGTTAAATAAAGGCGCAATAGGTATATTTTTAGGCTTATTCTTACGAGTGCGGTTTGGGCCATTAAATTCATTATGAGCCTTTACCTTAGGAATATATTTATTACAAATCTCATGGCCATTAAGCTCATGGATAACAGTGCCTTCAGTTAAGAGAGACATATCTACACCAGTATATGCTACTGAATCAAGAGCCATAAAGACACCATCAGAAGGTTCTCCACGCAAACGGATAGTCTTGATGTTACGCTTATCGACTTCAAGATATCCGCCAACATTTTTACCAGTTTCATCCTTGCGACGCACAAGATTATTCTGTGCGCAAAACTCTTCGCTTAACTGAAGCCCAGATGGGAAATAAATACCCATATCACCAAGTTTTACATCCAGACCAACGCAAGTTTCACAATCAAAGAATTTAGCGATTTGTAACTTATCGGCGTTCCTATGTGGACGCAATTCTTTTACTTTTACTACATAACCGCAATGAGTAATACTCATTTTATATCTCCTTTCTGAACAACAGTCCAATTTAAATTCTGATAAGTCAATTTATTCATATCTGACCAAATAATTTTTTTTGCAAGTGCTTTGTTGTCACGCTTATACTTAGGCATTGTTTTACGAATATGATTACACAGCCAATCACAAGCCTCTGTAAAAGTATTAAAACTATGTTTAAGTGCTTTAGTATCAGCATCATAAGCATATATGCATTCAGTATTATTGATAATTGCTTTGCGTGCTTTAGGATCAAGGCCCAAACGTGTAACTGCGGGCTTTGTTCCTTTCGCCACGAGTGCAGATTTATTTATTTCTATTTTAGGCTCATAGTCCGGGAAAGGATGGCCTTTTACTGTATCCTCTTGACTCAATTCATCAAAAACAATCTTAAGAAATTCGGCATCTTCAAGAGCATTGTGCGTCTGAACGAGTTCCTCTTTTTTATAATAATTTACAACTTTAATAAGAGCAATTTCTTTAATTAATCCAAAATGATTTTTAACAGTAGGAGCATAATTCACAAGATTAGCCGCAATCAAAGAAAGTGACATTTGTGCGGTTATGCTAGTAGCTTTTTTAATTGCTTTACGCACAAATGTTAAATCTGTATTGCCATAGCAAAAAAAGCGGCAAGGTGTACCATCATTATGTTCTAGTATCCAATAGAAAAAAAGAGTAAATACATCATCTAAGCTGGGCGCTGCTTTATTCATTTCGCCAGTAATGCCAGTTAAATTGGTAATAAAGGAAGTAATTTTCTTGTCGGTATAAATCATACGAGAAAATTTTGCATCTGTCTCACTAACGCAACCAATTGAAATAATTTCATTGGAAAATTGTGTTGCTTCAAAGTCAATAAAATAATTCATTTTATACCTCTAAGAAACTTTTAAGTTTATTACTTCTTATAGGATTACGCAGTTTAGTCAATGCTTGCTCTTCAATCCGACGAATCCATTCTCGACTATAACCAAGTATTGTACCCACTTCTTCAAGCGATCTTTGAGAATGTCCATCTATGCCAAAACGTAATTTAATTACTTCACGTTCTTTTTCAGGAAGGGTATCCAAAATAGTTGAAACCATAGTCTTTAATTCAATAGAATAAATAGCATCTATAGGATCAACAGAATTTTCATCTGCAATTAAATCTCCAATGGTTGTTTCATCTTCATCAGTAAGAATAGTATTAGTTGAAATAGGTTCTATAAAAAACGAAGTAATTTCTTCTACTTTTTTTGAGGTCAATCCCATTGCTTTTGCAATTTGATGCTTGGTGGGCTCATGACCAAGAGCTTGACGCAATGCTTCTGTAGTTTTACGAATTTTACTATAAGTCTCTTGGACATTGGCGGGAATGCGCGCAGTGCGATTCTGGTTAACAATTTCACGTCTAATCGCTTGTTTAATCCAATAAGTAGCATAAGTTGAAAATTTATGCGTAGAAGTCAAATCAAATTTTTTAATTGCTGGAATAAGTCCTATACTACCGATAGAAATAAGATCATCATTATCAAGTCCAGAGCATGTATAACGTCCAGCAATAGATTTAACAAGACGCATATTATGCATCATCAATTCATTACGTGCTTCAAGGTCGCCAGTTTGAGCACGCTTAAGCAATTCGCGTTCCTCTTCAAATGTTAACAAATCATAACTGTTCAATTTAGCACGATAAGCATGTGCACTATTGATGTCATTAATTGTACTCATTGACTTCCCCCTTATTTATCTTTATCTTTCTTTGATTTTCTATATATATTTTATCATATTTTTTTTTAAAAATCAAAAAAGGTATATACATTAGTCTTTTATATATATGTCGTTGTCGTATAGTTGTCATGTACAGAGCATACATGGAGCAAGATTACGCCCAGTATTTAATATCTGCGTTTTATTATATTCACGCCAACGTTTAGCAATATTTTCAATATTTTCTATATCATAATAGAAATACTCAAAATGCATATCTTCAATACGATCAATGTGATAATGACCCATAAGCCAAGCATATCTAATTTTGATTTTATGGCGTAATTCCTCAAGCCATTTTTCCATAGTAGTATCAACTTCACTTTGTTCAATAAAGCTAAGGAATTTATCGAAGGGACGCATAGCAAAAGGTGCAGTATGAGACATTACAAAATCAAATTCTGGAGAAGTTTCAAATAGCAGCTCTGCGTCTTTCATCTCTTCTGGAGTTAATTGCTCATCAGAGAACCAACCACTTATTTTTGGATCATTATTTCCCTCGCACAAGCCAGCTCTTGCGAGACGATACCATTTATCTACAGAATAAGCGCCACCAATTATTGCAACACGATAGTTACCAATCATATATATGCCATAGTCAAGAAAATATCGAATACGAGGATATTTTGGCTCCATATAAACCCAATTTTGAACATTCTCGTCATAGATTTTCTGCATTCCATTAATGGATTGCGGTCTTGCTTCATGATTGCCACGTAGACAGTAATAATAACATTGCGTAGTATTTATAATAATTTCCTTGGTATCTACATCGCGTTTGTTGAGATAATAATTGAATCCTACATCACCCAATATGATTACTGCGGCCTCGTCATCGAACACGCATGGCACACTTTGCATTGCATAAAGGCTACCATGAACATCGCTAACCCATAACAAACCATTTTTTTAGTTTGTTACTCATATTATATCACCTTCTTTGCTATTTTCTATATATATTATAACAAAAAATTATAAAAAAATCAAATTATTGCTTTGGGCAAACACAGTTAAATCTTATAGGTATTTTTTCAAAGTAAATGACCGTATGAAGGAGGTGCTAGATATGATTACATTAATGTCAACTAATGGTCAGGTTCAATATGACCATGACGAATGGGTTGTTGACAAAGAAGAAGACTTAAAATTATTGCCGAGGAAAAGCGGTATGGGAAGTGTCGCTATTGTCATATCTACCGGAAAAGTGTATATGAAGGATAGCTCCGGCGAATGGAAGGTAATCTAATATGGATTTAATAACATATGCTTTATTAAAGCGATAGATAGCTGAAAGCGGAGTTGATATTGAAGCTATCATTCCCCATATAGGTGAAAATGGGAATTGGTACATCGGTGATAAAGACACAGGCGTTTCTGCATTGCCCCCAGACGTAACTAACGTAGACATAGCTGACATCCAATAGGAAAAAGATGTTACTTTATATATTTTTGGCGGGTCTGCCTCCCAAGTTTTACCAAAGGAGGAAAATGAATAATGTCCAAAGTATTAAAAGCGATCGTTTAGCTACGACGTGATAATGAATTTAATTTTGAACCTATTGCGAATTCATTCGTTCCCGCCAATGGCGAAGTAGTTCTAATTGATACACGTCGAGATGGTTTGCGCGCAAAAGTGGGAGATGGTAAAACCCCCTTGGCCAATCTTATTTGGACTGATGCACGTTATCGCGATGCCGTTGTGACAGGGTATTATGATGAATCTGACGATGTTTTTTATGAAACAGATACCAAAGAAGTAACTTTATCTGCCTATACCAATCGTCTTTATATTGACAGATGGCGCAATAAAGTTTATTATTTTAATGGATTAACTTACGTATTAGTGGATGGGACTTATCCCCCCGCATCCGCTACAACACCTGGCATAGTTAAATTATATTCTACTACTGGCCAGAATACAGATGGCACAATGACTTAGAAAGCAATTACCGATGCATTAGACACAAAGTCTAAAGCTTCTGTAGATTTGCAAGATGAGCTTTTAGTTTTTTCAATTTAAGGAGGAAAAATTTATATGACTTATACTTATGCAAACACTCCCGTTCTTTCTAAAATTAAAATCGGTGATAATTATTATTATATGAAAGATGCCGATGTACGGGCAATACTTGATACATTTAATAATGCGATCGTAACTGGTACTATTGCCGAAAACGCAAGCAATGGTAATACTACAGATTTAGTTACGTTAGGTGTTGTTAAAGATTATGTTAACGCACAAGTTGGTACTATCAATAAGTTTGATGTTGAAGTTGCAAATCCTGATAAAATTTTAACTACTCCGACTGCGGACGATATGTATATTCTTTATTTAGTTCCAGCAGAGAATGCTGCTGCTGGTAGTTATGTTGAATATATTGTATTACGTTCCGGTACTGAAGGCAATTATACCTATGCTTGGGAGCAAATTGGCAATACAACTATTGACTTGGCAGGTTATCTCTCTACTGATGCAACTGTTGCTGGCGTTAAATTCACCAATGGTAATGTTCCAGCCACAGCTTTAAAAACTGCATTAGACCTTGATGGTCTTGGCGCTTTTGCAAAAGCGGATACTGGTACTGCTACTGTTGTAAATGGTGTTGAGGATCATTCGTATCAACCTGCTGGTAATGTATCAGTAGTTCCTGGTTCTACTACTGCAACTGTTACATCTTCTGGTACATATACTCCTGCTGGTAATATAACGGGTAGTGTTGTAGCTAGTGGTAATGTTTCAGCTGCTAAGAATAATGAAAGTGGCGCATTCCAGCTTAGTGGCTCTGTCGCTGCTCCAACAATTAGTGTTGTTCTTTCAAACGATAATTTTGTTAAGACTGCTGATGCTGGTTCATTACCTTCTTTCACAGAGGGTGCTTTTACAGCTGCAACATTAACTTACTCTAATAGTAATTTTGCTACTAATGGTTCTATTGCTTCAATTGGTAGTGGTGAAGATGCTGAAACCTTAATCTTCACTGCGGCAAGCACCGGTTCTGCAAGTAATATTACCGCATTTAATGGTGGTTCTAAGGCTGCTGACACTTTTAGCGCAGGCGCGCTTCCCACTTTCACAACAGGCAGTGCTGCGATTGGTGTTACTAGTGCTACCGCAACCGCTCCATCTTTTACTGGAGATAAATTTGACTTTACGTTTATTGGCACAGCTGCTACTGTTTCTGCCAACTTTGAAGGCACAGCGGCTACTATTAACGTAAGTGGTAATTATGACAAGACTACGATTGAAAGTGCGTCCTTTACTGGTACCACTGCAACTCTGTCTCATAATGTCACTACTGGTACAGTTACTGTTACTCCAGCTACAAAATAATTAATAATAAGGATAAATTAAGTAGGGGTTGAACTTCCCCTACTTAATTTTAAAAGGAGATAAATATGGCAGATACTTTACGCATTAAAAAAATAAAATTAAACGATGGATCTGTCTATGCGATCTTCGATGAAGGTTCATTACGTTTAAATGACAATAATGTTTTAATTACGGGTAATAACATAGTTGACAATATGATTATTAAAGGGTCTTTACAAATTACTGAAATTGATGACATTCCTGTTAATAAATCGCTCGAATATGTTTTAACCTGGGATGCCTCAATTGGGGCATTTTATAAATGCACCTTAGCAGATTTGTTTAGTAATGATATTTATGAATTATCTGTGGATAATAATAACATTCTTACATTAAATAATTTATATGCTAATACAACTATTTAATAAATTTACAAAGAAAAGAGGACAAATTTATGGCATATGATGCTAATGATTTGGTTATAAAATAGATTCAAGCATCAAATGGTTTGCATGAATTAGATGCAAAATATTTTGATGGTCATAAGTGGTCAGATGTAACAGAATTGGTAGAAGCTGGTTTTGAAGCTACTATTATGACAACTCTTCCCACGATTACTAGTGAAAATTATAACACATATCGTAATATCTTAGCTTTAAAGACAGACGAAAATGCTGAAGCTGGTACGTATTTGGAATATATTGTAGTTAAAGAAGGTAGTGCTCAAACTCCCAGTTATAAGTGGGAACAAATTGGTAGTACAAAAACTAATTTTACAATTCCAACAGAACCGTCAGTTACTTTAACTGTTAGCACAGCTTCTACTACAGTCCATACTACTAATAACGGTAGTCAAACCGCTACTGGAAATGCAAGTATTGCATATGATAAAGCAACCAGTATTGGCTCTGCGGGTGGAGCTACTGCCACTGTTGAAATTACAGTTGATAAGTTAGCGCCTACTATCACTGAGAGTACTGGCGGAACCAATATAAAGAATACAAGTTAGCTGGCAGCATCAACAGTTGATACTACTGAAGATGGCAGTCATACCCATTCTGTTACCACTACTGCGCATAGTCATACAGTTCATTTAAGTTCTAGTTCTAAAACTGTTGTTACTAATGTAACTAAAACTGGCGCAGCTGGCGCTCATACACATAGCATATCAGTTAGTAGTTCTAGCACTCCTGTTATAATTTCTGCAAGCGTTAATAATAATATCCTAAGTTTTGGTACGGCTAACGTCATTTCTTCTATTAACGTAGATAGCGCAACTGGAGAAGCCGGTGGCCATACTCATAGTATTACTCCTATTACTGCAACCATCAATCATATTACAGGTGCCACTTTAGCTGCTAGTGCTCCTAATGGAACTGCAACCTTTGCCGGCGCTCATAGTCATAGCGTTACGATTGCAGCTCATAGTCATACTTATGTTGAGCTTAAAGCGCATACTCACGCTATTGCTACTATCAGTGCAACATATAGCGGCGATGCTACAATTAGTGAACATAGTCATACTATTAATTATACCACCACAACTGTTACTGGTACTGCTAGTGTTGCGGTTGCAAGTCATACTCATAGTGTTGTTATACCCGCGCATACTCATACCATAACTGTACCTGCTCATAATCATAGTACAGCTGCTGGCTTATAAAAAATTATTTAATGAAGGGAGAGGATTTAATCCTCTCTCTTTAATGAATTTAAAGGAGATAAAGGTGTATGAATTATAAGATTTGTATTTATGCAATTTGTAAAAATGAAAAAGAATGGATTAATCGGTGGATAGATAATATGTCTGAAGCGGATTATATCGTTGTTTTAGATACAGGTTCGACCGATGGATCTTATGAAATGTTAAAAGAAGATTCTCGTATAACTTGTGTTGAATAGAAAATCATTAATCCTTGGCGTTTTGACGTAGCACGTAATGAATCAATGAAATTGGTTCCAGAAGATACCGATATTTTTGTTTGTACTGACTTTGATGAAGTATTTGAATAGGGATGGGCGCAAGTATTACGTGATAATTGGCAACCTGAAGATACAAGATGCTATTATACATATGCATGGTCACATAATGCTTTAGGTGAGCCTCAAGATGTATTTAAATATGATAAAATTCATGCAAAAAATTATCATTGGGTATTTCCAGTGCATGAAGTATTAATTCCAAACGATTTAAGTAAACCAGAAGTTGCTTTAGACGCAGGCGAACATATTTATTTACATCATTTATAGGATATAAGTAAACCGCGCGCTTATTATTTTGATTTACTTAAAATTAGCGTAGAAGAAAATCCTACTAATTCGCATTGTTAGATGCTATTAGCGCGGGAATATTTACTTAAGCAAGAATATGATAATGCGCTTGAAGCTTATGAAAAATGTTTACAATACGCTGATATTTATGAACCTAATAAAAAAATGGTTTTATGTGAGACATATGGAAGATTAGGTGATTTATATTATTGGCATAAGCACAACTTGAGTGAATCTGTTAAATATTTTAATAAATGGATTGAAGTTGACCGCACGTATCGTGAACCTTATTTTTGCTTGGCTGATATATATAATAATCAAGAACTTTATCCCTCAGCAATTGGATTAGTTACTACTGGATTAATCGTTGGTCAGCGTCATTATGATTGGGTTGAGCGCAAGGATAATTGGATTGCTAAAGGCGAAGAACTTTTATGCTATTCTTATTTAGGTTTAAAAGATTATTCTAACGCAATTGTACATGGTAAATTAGCATTAACACATGACCCAAACAATGTAACGCTTTTACAAAAATATACAATGGCTCTTGAAGGTTCGATTGCAGGAATGACGCAATCAAATAATAATAGTAACGAATCATTGCAAAAACTTTGAAAATGATGGATGCGGGCGAGGATCGGTAAAATAAAAAAGGAGGATGATTGAATGAATGAAATTTCGAAAATAATTATTCCAGGAAATACTGTTCCTTATGACTTACGTGATGATTATGCGCGCGAAAGAATTAATAACAGCCATTTATTTGTTGTTAGTCCGTTAATGACGGGTACAATAGATATATATACTTTATTAGGACGGGGGGTAGAACCTTATGAAGGATTAATGTTACATATTTTATGCGCAAATAATAATAATGACTCGATTACCCCCACATTTATTCGATTAGCAGCGAACGAATCACCAATTGAAATTGAATATTCTAATTTTATTCGCCGCCGCCCAATAAATGGTGGGATTTACAGTTTTGTTTTACATTATATACCCGAAGAAGAGACGACTCCTGCGCATTGGAATTTTTATCCGATAGATGACACATTAAAATCAAAAGGTGTTGAAATTATTGAGTATACTACCGAAGCTGATGCAGCTTATGCACAAGTAAAAAAAGCATTGAGTCAAAATATATTACCAGTTGTGCACTATATTGATACAAATGCTGACAATTATGAATATTGGCTACCATTATATGAATATGCTACTGATAAAACTGGTTATATTTTTTCAGCATCTACGGCATATACTTCCAGTGAAGATATTTCGTTATCTTATATTAGAATAAATTTAGACTCTACGACCTGGGCTATTGATAACTGCGGAACTAATACGGTTAATATTCCCACAATGGCTTAGGCAAAAGGATTATTTTATGGGACTTGCTAGACCAGCAATGCCACAGCCGCAAAGACTGTTACAGGAGTTGCTGATTGGCCAGATTCTCTTTTTGCCGGTTAGACAATTTTAATCAAATTTCAACATGGTAATAATGTTAAAGAAAATCTTACTTTAAGTATAAATGGATCAACTGCGGCTCCAATAGTAACTTATGATGGTGTTAACCCTGCGGCAATATGGGCAGCTGGCTCAATTTTGTTATTTATTTATAGTGGTACGGATTGGCGTTTAGTTGACGGTGCCGCCGGCACTACCCCCGACTGGGCGCAAAACGACCCGAACGGCGCAGGGTATATTAAAAACCGTTGCGGCGGTTATGACGATGTGCAGACAAAAGAATCCGAGCTTCTGTCTCTTAATTGCCCTGCGGATGAAAATATCGCAATGGCTCACGCCCCCACCTCGTTTTTTCCTCCGTCGGTGGGAGATATTGTATCCGTGACAGTAGACGGTAGCATAAAAGAATATACGATTGCAGAAGGAACTTTTAAAGGCGGATCAGTTTTGTGGTTCGGCACTCAAAATCCGTCGAGCCTCACTGATTTCGATGCTTTTTTTGCCAGTGATAAGTGGTTTGGGGTGGTTGGTGTTGACGAGAGTGACACTAATTTAATATCTATTGACATTCTCTACGGGTCACTTTCCGAAATTGCTGGAAAAACTGTAGGTTTAAAGCAGCGAGGTTTGTTGGTAACCCCAGTAAAAATAAGCAGACGATACCTTGATGTAGATGAAACAGCGATTAAAATCACCAAAAACGGCGCGATATATTCGCCGTCAATAACTGACGATGGCAGTTCTCTTGGGGAGTATGCCGTAAATCTTGGTCAAGGTAAAGGCGGTGCCACTGGGTATTGTTCATTCACTTCTGGTGAGAACACGACAGCGTCTGGGGATTGTTCATTCACTTCTGGTGAGAACACGACAGCGTCTGGGGGTTCTTCGGCTGCTTTCGGACACGCCACTAAGGCAAGCGGCAACTATTCGGCAGCATTCGGCAATATCACCGAGGCAAGCGGTCGCCATTCGGCAGCATTCGGAGACTGCACTTCCGCCACCATGCCAAATCAATTTGTCTGCGGAAGTTACAACGACGAAACAACCGGTAAAAACTACCTTTTCGTTGTAGGTTCTGGTGGTTCGGCTTCTGCAAAGAAGAACGGTTTTGCAGTAACAACTCGCGGCGAAATCGTCATGCCCGACCCGAATGCAACGTCCACAACGTATATGAAGGCGAGGTTTAACTCTGACGGCACGATTACGTTAGTTCCGCTTGCAGATGAAACGAAATCGTATACTACCGAATGCACAGCAAACCGTGTTACGGCGATAACTGCTGAATCAACTGATGCGCAGTATCCTACCGCAAAAGCCGTATATGATGCTTTGCAGGACATTGACATCCCATCGGCGCTTCCCAACCCAAAGACCCTGACCTTTACCGGAGCAGTAACTGGCAGCTATGACGGCTCTGCGGCAATGAGTGTGAAGATTCCAAGTGCCGTGACGGATGACCACATTAATTCTCTAATTGACACAAAACTGGGGGTGATCGAGAATGGCTCTTACTGATAAGCTGACCGCAATTGCAGACGCAATCCGGGCGAAGGATGGTACTACAAGTACTATGACCCTTGACCAGATGCCGGAGAAAATAACAGCCTTGTCATCCAAGGTCTCAGTTGAATGGCATCAATGCCCAGAATTGGTGCGGAACTATCTCGCAAACGTGACCTATGATTCCAACGATTACAGTACATCTCAGATTGCTAACTATGCACCTGCCAACGCGGTTGTTAGCAACTATAAACCTATCGGCGTTACTGTTGGGTCGGAAACTTATTACAACGAAATACCAAATGTCAAAACCCCATTCGCCAACAGTTCAAAGGCGGGAACACTCAAGCCGCTGGATGCCTTGCGATGGATACGCACATCGGCTAGGGCAACTGCTTGGAACGTTCGTGACCTTGGCGGCTGGGCTTGCGACGGCGGCACGGTGAAATATGGTCTGCTAATCAGAGGCGGAAAATTATCTGCGGCAGACCGCGCGGTGCTTGTCGGCGAACTGGGCATTCAACATGACCTTGACTTGCGAGGGCGTGAGGGCGGCGGTTCGGGAGACGAGTCGGAAATGACAGAATCTCCGCTTGGAAGCGATGTGTGGTATACACGCACACAGCAATATGCGTGGTATGCTCTGACACCAGTAGCGACATGGCAGACATACCTCCGTTGCGTGATTGATGCAGTGACACATCGGGAGCCAGTGTATTTTCATTGTACCTCAGGTGCAGATAGAACAGGTACATTGGCTTGCGTGCTGGAAGGCTTGCTCGGCATGAGTCAATCAGACATCGACAAGGATTATGAACTGACGACGTTTTATTCCGGCTCTGGCTCAGACACTAATGCACGACGGCGCAATGAGTCGGACTGGAAAGGTCTCCTTAATGCCATTAATGCTGTATCGGGGAAATTATTCCGCGACAAATGCGTCCACTTCGCGGTAGGAACGTGTGGCATGACGATGGCTGATATCAATGCTTTCCGCGCTGCTATGATTGACGGTGCGCCCGAAACCTTACACTGGTATCAAACAATCACCAAAAAGCTCACAGGCTGCACAATAAGCAATAACGCATCGCAAGTAGATTATGGCGAGGTGTACACCGCGACCATCGCGGCGGAAAGCGGGAAGACTATCACGTCGGTAGTTGTCAAAATGGGAGGCGTGGACATTACAGCCACGGCTTATACAGCTGGTAGCGGTGCAATCAACATTGCCAAGGTGACGGGAGCAGTCACGATTACAGCAGTCGCAACTATGCCGTCTGTGACTTACACCATCACGCGCAATCTTACAAACGTCGCATCGTCTAACACAGCAAACAGCATCGCTGAGGGCGCGTCCTACAATACAACGCTAACACCGACCGGAACGTACAAAAAGCTTGGGAACATCAGTGTAACCATGGGTGGCGCAGATATTTCCTCGTCGGCGGTGTCCGGTAACAATATTTCTATTTCAAAAGTCTCCGGAAACATCGTCATTACCTGCGCTGCGGTTATCACAAATATCATTGACACCATCGGCATTTCTGCAAACACCAGCATCAGCACTTCCAGTGGCGATAATCGAGCGCAGCGCGGATATGCGGCGATTGGTGCAAACAAAGACGCGGCAAGCCTGATTCATCTCACGGCTGGTGATACACTTCGCATCAAAGGCGTAAGTTTGCCCGCGTCAAACGATAGTTACAGTGCAATCGTGTTTTACAATGCAAGTGGAACGTTCATCACCTCTACTTATCTGCACAACGGGCTTACTTGGGATAACTTGACGTTTAAGAATTCTGGTGACAACGTTGTCATAACATGTAGCGCCGACCATTATTTCCGCATATCGCTGATTTGCACAAACGCATCGGCGGTCATCGCTACCATCAACGAGAGAATCACATGATGGAGCAAGACAACCCAAAGTTGGATTCAAGTGGAAACTAATTTATAGCGGCATAGCAAGATACCACGACATCCGTGACACAGTGAACCCGGTCTATAACGCCCTATCAGAGCTGGTGGGGCTGTACGTTGAGGAGGTTTGAAAATGACAAACGTACTTAATTTCATTCGCTGGACATTGACACATGTCAACCTCGACACAGTACCGAGCGGAACGGTGCTTGCAGGCGGCACTGCAACCAACGTCGGAGCGGAGCCGTGGCACTATCTATATGGCACCATGTGGGCAAAATTACTTCGTCACGCATTAAGGAGAGGTGGGAGAATTACTACAGCTCCTACGTCTGGGCGAAAGCTTCCTATATATACTTAGGAATAAATTAACAGTACAAAAACTAATTTTACAATTTCGACAAGGCCATCAGTTACTTTAATTGATAATACAGCTTTGTAATTACTAATATCACTAATAATGGTAGTCAAACTGCTACTGATAATGAAGTGCCGAAGTTGCAAGTTATACCCATAGTGTTATTATGCCTACTTATACTCATACTGCAATCGTACCCGCTCATAATCATAGTATAGTTACTGGTTCATAAGAAATTTTTTAATGAAGAGAGAGGATTTAATCTTCTCTCTTCAATCGATTACTTATCTTAAAAATGAGGTGATTAATTATGGCAAAATATTATACTGAAAATTTTATTAAATGGGCTTTAACACATGTTAAACGCTCCACTATTCCTTCAGATGCAAAATTACCATTGCCTATTGCAAAATGTGGTACTGAACCTTGGAATTATTTATTTGGCAGTGTTCGTGTAATGACAACTCAAGCGACTATTGACTATTACTTTAACAATCATTATAAAAATAAAATGACACGTATTGAATATAATGCAATTACTGATGCTTGGAGTCGTACAGGTTACGCGACTGATTGTCAAGGTCTCTTGGACGCATGGATGACTTATGAGATGAACAATAAGACGGATATCAATGCCCAGATGAATTATGCAAACTGGTGCACAGATAAGGGATTAATTGCAAGCATAAATCGTCCATATGTCATTGGAGAAGCTGTTTTCATGTATTCAGCTAGATCTAAAAAAATGACACATATCGGATGGATTTGTGGATTTCGCGCAAATGGTGAACCTCTTGTTGTTGAGGCACGAGGTATTGCGTATGGCGTAGTTGTAACTGAATTATCAAAACGCAATTGGACTCATCGCGGTTTAATGACTGCAAAATTTGATTATACTAAACATCAGGAGGAACCTAAACCTATGTCTACAATTAAATTTGAAAAAACAAATCCAATGAAAATTGGAGCACCTTATTTAGCCATGCAAAAAGCCTTAAATGCAGCTGGTTATACAGATGCTACTGGTAAAGTATTAGTAGAAGATGGAAAATGGGGTACTAAATCTTAGCAAGCATTTGAGAAATTGATTAATGCACATATTACAATTCCTGAACCAGAAAAAGTAAATCGTATTACTACATTTTTTTCTCCAGATGGCAAATATAAGTTCTCTGTTATTTTAGAGAAATAAATTTAATAATAAAAATAAGAAAGGAAAGGAAGAATAATATGTCTTCAAGTCCAATTATTTTAACTACTACAAATTTTAGCACTTTATTTAGTGAAATTTATAGTGTAGTACATCCCGGCACAGGAGAAAATAATAATAATATTGGCAAAGTTTTATAGGTGGGTAATGATGGTAAAATTACTTTTACTAATGATATTGTTACTAGTACTGGTTTAAACGCTTTAGAAGCGCGTGTTACGAATAATGAAACGGCTTTAGCCAATAAAGTTACTTTAGATGATATAATAACTGCACTTAACACAGCTCGTCCAATAACCAATAGTGCAAGTGCAAAATTGCAAACTGCAATTCTTAATCAAGCCGATGCCGCCATTGCTGCATAGTTAAATACTGGCGCTATTGGTGCAGCTATAATTTCAGCAACAGCAAATATGGTAACTACAAGTGATGTTACAACAGCTATTAGTAATGCTAAAAAAGAACTATCTGCTGTTAAGGCTAATAGCGATTTAGCAAATGTATTAGGTTTTGCTAAAGGTAATAATACTAATCTTATAGCTCCTGATGGTGCAGCATTAAATAAAACTAGTGTAACTACTATTAAAGAATATATTGATGTTAATGATGCTGAATTATCTACAAAAATAGGTAGCGCACCAAATAGTACTGTTGCCTTAAATACATTAAAAGCTAATTTAGGTATTACAACTAGTGGTGATGTTAATATTTGGCAAGCTATTGAAGCAATTTCCAATAAAATCGGTAATACAGTTACTGTTAGACCTTCCGATTTAGGTATATCTACTACATAAAATTAATAAAAAAAATAAGGGGAACCGAATATTTGGTTCCCCTTATTTTTTTTTATATTTTTTTAGTTTTATTTAATTCGTGCATACATTTCTCCATCGAGAACATCAAGCATAAGCTCAAACGCAGTTTTACTCTTCATAATCTGCTCAAATAGTACAGGACTGAAGCCACTAACGAAGGTGATACCATCCTTTACAGTCATAGGAATATTATTCTGACGAGCCTGCACATTCCAAAAGATGAGATTAGGCATCTTTAGACCCCACGCACGCCACTTATCAGCAATATGTTCCATGAGAGCACCACTATTATTATCACTCCATAGACGCGCAGCATCAAATTCCATATCTGAGATAATGATTATATCCTGAGGAATATCTTCCTTCTTCACATCAGGACGAAGTGCTATTTTAAGAAGAAGATCAAAAGTAGCTTCAATATCAGTGTTTTCACAAAGATTGGTGCGGTAAATACGTGCTACCTTATCACAGAAGTCAACACCTTCAGTAGCAATCCACTGAGGACGACTAGAAAAGCTAATGTAGTGTCCTGCAAAAGGCCCCTTATTGTGTTCGGCACAATATAGACCAAGAGAAATCGCGACGTTAATAGGTGCGGATGCCTCACTGCCCCTCATAGAACCAGAAGTATCAACAACTGCAATGCCATTAAAGGTTGCGCCTTTAAAGTAGTCAGTCAAATTCTCCCAATACTTATTAACTGCCAGACGAATTATATCATCAAGAGCAGGCTCAAAGTCACTGCCAAAGTCACTACACCAACCTAAACTTTTCCGCATAACATTTGTGGCGGCTGCAACGCACTCATAAGGATAAAGCGCCTTAGTATTAACCTTAGTTTTAGTATCCTTCATGAAGTCTTCATAAGTGGTTTTACCGATTTTCTTACGTTCAATATCGTGACGAGCAAAAGTATTGCGATAAATCATACCGGCGCGAGAAGGAATTTTGTCAAATTCAATTTCATCCCAACGTTTTGCAGACATCAGTCTTTCAAGAACACGAATACGTTCACGAAGGCTAGAAAGTGCTTTACGATACTCACGAGAAGTAAGATTAAACTTTTGGCGAGTAAGGGTTGCAAGCTGACGGCTCTCATGACTAGAAGTATTTTCAGACTTAAGCCATTTAGCAAGCAAAGAGGGGGTCTTGCTCTTAAGATCAAGAACAAGCTGTTGCTTCATCAGATAGAACATCTTATCCTCAACAGGAGTCCCTACAAGGGCATAAAGGTCGTCCCAGCGACCATAAAAAGGAATGTTCTCAAGATTACGAATTACATCTTCGGGATGATTTTTTGCAAGCCATTTAAGAACAACGCGGAAGAAGCGTCTTTCTCCTTGGCCTCCGCGCACGTTGCGCAGATAAAAAAGACACTTAAGTGCACGAAGCGCATCTTCTTCATAAGCCTTCTTAAAGAGCAGAATGCAATCTGCGTCGGAGCGGGTACGGTACGCGCCACCGAGTGCAAACATATCAAGCAGACCGCTCATAGTAGACTTGTGAGTCAGAGCACCATTCTCGGTAACAGCATAGTTGTTCGCGTTATTCATTGCGTTCATAAAAGTATTAGCCATTTTTAATTCTCCTTTATTTTTTTGATGTTCTCTTGGACAAGAGAATTTTTATTTTTGAACTTTTTAATTTACATATATATTATATCATAATTTTTTATGATTTTCAAATTAAAGCATATATTGCGCTGATGTTACGGAATTGCGCGTAAAATTATCAGATATATAAACTCCATCAGCCGCTAACTTCTCATATTCAACTGTGCATCCGTATTCATTGAGATGCGTTAAAACTAGGCTCGTAGTAACTAGATAGTCAGACTTTTTGCTCTCAGAGGCTATCCTAGCCGCAAGTTCTTTATAGTCTAAAACACCATAACGCAGCATATCCTGAAACATATTCGGAACATTTGTTCTATCCCACATGAAGAAGTTAATATCTTTTTTCTCGCACTCTGTATCAAAACGACCGGCACCATGACGAGTCATATATGTTCTTGAAACGTAGTAAGCATTAATATAGCCGGTAAAATAACATTCTTTGAGAATTTCATTGATGTTATATAAACCAGTATGGCTAGGTGTAAGATGCGGATAATATTCCATATTATCCTGGTCTAACAGCAAGCCCTGACCATTCTCAAAAATGACATCATCATATGAGCGTAAAAAGTCTGGACCATCTACCAAAGCGCACTTTTTCATCATGAATTCAAAATCTGAAATGTAATTCTGAATTGCAATTTCAGATTCTAGTGCTTTCTCTAATTCTACCGGCATTTTATGAATTTTTGTCTGGTCAATACGCTTTTCAGTATAATACTTCTTTAGCGATTTAAGATAGTCATATTTACCCAGATAAGACAAAGCCGCAAATTCACCGATAGAAATCCCATAGGGACTAATGACTTCCTGCTGAAAAACGAATTCTTTATCTCTATAGCGGCATATGGTTTCATAAATGCCCAAACCGCACGAGCCATGTTTTGCTACGCCGCGTTCAATTTCTCGAGCCTGATTGATAATCATATCATAAAAGGTAGTAAATTTACACCTTTTATCAATATAAATTTTCGGGCGATTGAACAGTTTAGGCATTAACTTTTCATACTCTTCTTTGAATATCATTGGGTTACAAATGAAAGATTTGGCAATATAAGTAGCTGCGCCCACAAAAGTACCCGCACCAATATGGCGAAAGATATGTTCTCTGCCTTCTGGAGTAGTCACAGTATGTGCACGCTGAGGTCCACCATTGTGCAATACAACTATAGCATTGTCACTTTTGGAAGCTAACCAATCGGTGACTAATCCTTTACCTTCATCACCAAAGTTTGCTCCAATAACTGCGGATACCTTAAATTTATAAACTTCAAACATACCTTTCACCTTTCTGTCAATTAAAATTCAATCAATCCAGTAGAATTCGAATGCTCATATCCGCCATTCTTGGCTAAATCTTTCAGAGCATCTTTTACTATTAGTTGTACAGTACCGTCCCAACTATTAATTACATCAACTGCACTTTTACCGCTATGCAACTCCAAAATTGAGACAATAATCTCAGGAATTTTGTCGATAGCTTCAACCACTATCGCATTATTGCCAAGAAGCTGTTTCCATTCATTATATACAGGCTGATAAATTACAGGATTAACAATGAGGTGATAAACCTCATATTTACGAGATACTTCAGTAAGAAGTTCAGTAGCACTCAAGTCACGCTCAACATTGTCACCGAGAAACTCTTTAATCTGTGCTTTAGTCAATTTAGGCAAGCAGCACTCATCACCAACAGTGAATAAAAAGCCCTTCTTCTTATGCTTATCCCACGCGTCAGTCTTACACCTACGAGATGCCACATACCAGGGGAAGGCATAAGATTCACCGCCGTTGCCACCGCCACCGCGCTCAAAGTAAATATCATTGAGCTGCTCAGCGATACGGATATCAGACTCAAATTGCGTCACCTGGATAGGAGAAGAGTCGCATTCGCCATCACCGAAAGCCATGAAGCACACCTGCGGATCGGATACAGGATTGCGTTTATAGATTTCGCTCATAGTATCACCAAGGCGCTTACTTACTGTTTCAAGAACAGAACTCATAGAGCCAGTGACATCGAGCGCGAGAACAATAGGAGTAGAGTTGGGGTGTTCTGCACTATCACAACTCTCTCTGAATTTAAACTGTGTGGGATCAAACGCATCCTTCATTCTACGCGCAGTATACATTTCACTTGCAGAACTGGAAGCTGTATAGCCCTTAGATGTCGTGTAATTTGTCCAACTTGAGGACGTCCAACTACCATAGCCCATACATCATTCCTCCTTTGGATAGATTTCATTTTCTTTGGGTTCAAGTTTTATAAATTTGCGTTCACCATATGCTGTCTTTAAAGCTTCATCCCATTTAATCCACTCTTCGATTGGGTTTTCACTGGAGCCACTCATATAGAAATCAGTCATAGCCTTCGGGCAGTCAGTATCTAAAGTGCGAAGCATTAATTTGACACTTTCTATATCTGTTAAATAGTTTGAAACTTTATCGGCTTTTACTTTTGGAGGCATAACCGCATATATATCAGAAGTAGTACCAATCATGGGCTCGCCTTCTTTTGCAGCAAACCACCAGCCACCGTAGATGCTAATTGCATGATACTTACAACTTACAAAACAGTTATCAATATCAATGCCATTAACTGTATAGCCTTCGTGATTAATGAAAGTAATATTCTGCATTAATCGACTCGTTATCCAAGCCAAATGGCGGCCCGGTACTTTATTATGCCAATAATTCTCAATAAGTGCACGCAACGGATATATATCTTCATTTTTCTGGATTGAAATAATATATTTATCACCAGACGTATAGTAATGAATATCTTGTGGAATTATTACATCAAAAATTTCTTTTTTCATTTTCGCGTCGGAACAATTCCAAGAAGCAAAAATATGCCGGAAATTCTCATAAAATCTTTTGTGAGCTGCATTGAATATGTAAATAAGTCTTGTTTTACTTACATAATATTCGCATATGTCAAGAATACGATGATATTTATATCTGATTCTTAAGGTAGAGCCATTGTCTAACTTAAATGACATTATTCCTTTCTCATGCCAAGAGCCATTTGCTAAAGCAGCTAAAGCTTCATCTTTTAACTCAGTTAAACGACGAAAGGCTACTTCGGCATTAGCATCTTTGTTGATATCAGGATGGACTTTTTTCGCATAAGCGCGATATTGCGCTTCAATCTCATTTTTATCATGCGGAAATAAGTCACTATATGTGCAGGTCAAAATTTTATTAAGAAGTTCCGACATATAATTCTCCTTATATAATGGTGCTGGTGGGTGGACTCGAACCACCGACCTCGCGCTTATCAGGCGCGCGCTCTAACCAGCTGAGCTACACCAGCAAATTGGCACTCCGGAGAGGACTTGAACCCCCAACACCTTGATCCGTAGTCAAGAGCTCTTTCCAATTGAGCTACCGGAGTAAAAAAATAAGGTGAAATAGCAGGCACAGGAAAAGTGGAACTGAAAACCGTGTCAATAAACTATTTCACCTTAAAAATTACAAGACTCATTAAAAATAATATCCATATTTCTATAAAATTGCTGCTTGAGTCTTAATTGAAACATGATATGTAATTTAAATTCATAACATTTGCGCAAAAGACAAAATGTTACTTTTGCATTAATTGTGTATAATGATTGTTTGGTGCGGGGCTGCGGATTTGAACCGCTTTTTCAGCTTTTTAAAGCTGATGGTATACCTTTAGCCTAACCCCGCAATATAAAATAAGACGTATTTTTCTTCACTCATTCAAGATAATTCATTTATTGTTGCATACGTCTTTATATGGTGCGGATGGAGGGATTTGAACCCTCAAGGATTTCTCCCGACGGATTTTCTTACTACTCTATGTTACCATAGCCGCATTATTGCGTTGTAGTCTGGATCATGTCTTCTCCATATCTTTCGACTTAGGAGGCTGGTGTATGATCTCTACACATTTACAATCTAAATGATTGATTTAGCTCGGCGTTATCCCAGTAGGACTTTCGCCGAATTAGCCAGCATTCACTCAGAAGATTTCTCACTCTGGTGCTCCGTTTGCAGAAATAGTATTTTTTCTTCTACGCCAATTTGGAGTATAAGAATGACAGTTTGGACATAATAATTGAAGATTTTCTAAACGATTGTCTGTCCTATCTCCATTAATATGATGGATTTCAAGAGTAATTGGTTGTCCTAACCACTCTGTTAATCCACAGCATTCACATTTACGTCCTCTCAATTTAATTAAAGGATTTAATGTTGTGCTGCCATTCTTTTTAATTGAATTTACTGTAAATAATGTGTAATCATAATTCTCATGATTCCATGCTTGTCCTAAAAAATGTGAGGTATCAAGTTGAAGTTCTTGACACATTTTATTTAATGAAGTTAATGCTCCGCCACTGTCTCTTGCATATCCAAGGGCTTTTGCAACTTCACGCATAGACTAGGCATTTTTTACAATTTCTTCAATTTGTTCTTTTGAAAAAGATTTCCATTTTGGTTCTCTTGCCATAATATAGACCTCCTTTTTTCTTGTCTATTTATTATGGCAGAGGCAATAGATATTTTAATCTACTCTGCCCAAAAGTCCGTTGTGTATGCCATTCCACCACATCCGCACAGTAAGTTTTCATTTCTTTTTCTTACATATATATTTTATCAAATTTTTTTATAAAAATCAAAAAGATAAAATCAAACCAGACGCTACAATAATTCACAAAGGATTCTAACCACCAATTAGAAAAAATTAAAAATATTAACATAATTGCTGTAAGCGTCTTATCTGGTTTTTGTTTTCCCAGAATATGAATAATTTGTTTTTAAAATCGAATAGTTTTACTAATTTAGAGTATTGTTTTACCTTTTTTCGATTAATATGGCTGGGGTGGAGGGATTCGAACCCCCGTCTTTCGCCTCAGAAGCCCGGCATTTAGAGTGCCGTGTGTTACCATTACACCACACCCCAGCGTATTATTTAAAAAAAAGATAAAACATTTGTCAAAAATTATTCATTAAGTTATCAAGACCTCTAGTATAATATTTTATCAGAATATCACTTATAATAATTGCGGAAAAGGTCTTTCTTTATTTATATTATATCATAAATTTTTTATTTTTTCAATTCTTCAATAATTAAATCTTTTGGCAAAATTTTTTACATAAATAACAAGAGCCAAAAGACACACCATCTTGCGTTTTTAACATTGAAGGATCTTTATAATAATTAATTCTCTTATCAAAACCAAGGTATTGTATATCTTTCAAATAAGGGAATCGAGCTTGTCCCTGCAAAGTAGGAACAGGTAATAACATTGCATAAGGTTTCCCTAATTCATCAAGTCTTTTTAAGACGTTATCCTTTTGAGAAAAAGGAGGATTAGAAATAATTATGTCATAATGTTCTTTTGGTTCCCAAAAGAAGAAATTTTTCCCTTCGTCTATGTGAGAATGTATTACTTTAAAACCATTCTTTACAAATACCTAAACATACTTAGATGTTTCCAAATCAAAAGGACACCAAATAGTTTCATTCCCTTGCAAGTATTTAATAAGAGGAATTACTGCATATTCAGGTGTAAATACTTCATCACTTGCTTTGTCAGTTTTAGCCTACAAATAACCGACATTAATAGGCATTGTACTTCCTCCTTTTATTTTATTTCTGGATAATTAGTAAAAACAGTTACACCACGAGAAGGTTTATCCAAAGTAACCGAGCCCGTGGACGGAGTTGAACCGCCAGCCCTTTCTTTACAAGAGAAACGCTCTACCATTGAGCCACACGGGCAAATTCAAGACGATTGAAATTCATAGGAATCGAACCTACTCAAACAAGGATACAGCCTGTTTTTAAACCATATATAAAATTGCAGAAATCGTCTTTCTTTTTCTTACATATATATTATATCAAAAATTTTTATATTTTTCAAATAAAAAATATCTGACATAGGACTTGAGCGCATCTACTCCACAAACACTAACTACTGTTGTCTTGTGCCACCCACCCATACAAAACGCATACAATCCATCGACTTACTGTATTCCTATGTCAGAACATTTTTCCTTGCCTCTACTGCCATCCAGAAGAGTTGGAGCGTCTAGTTCGCAAGTAAAACACAACTAATAACAATTAATAAATAAATAAAACCTACAATCTCTTCTCTTATAGGGCGACCGATTTGTAGTTATCGGCCCAACTTGAGTAGTATGTCTTTACGACCAAAGAACCACGCCGCGGACACAGTTCACTTTTTTAAATGATGGACACTTTTAATCCTACATCCTACTCAACAATAGACTTACATATGGATTTTGCCATAAAGCTATTGGTGCTGGCAGGGGTGCAGGGACTTGAACCCCAATCTGCGCCTTCCATCTAAAATGCTTTTAAAGTAAATCCCATTCCTCCTCAGTAAATTTTTTAATATCACCGCTTTTCCTTGGCAATTGATATTTATCACACCATTTTCTTACAGCATTATCACTAACACCATATTGTATGCCAATTTTTGTAAACGGAGTATTACGAATTAATTTCTTTAATTCTTCTCTTTCTGGAATGTTTTTACTTTTTTCTTTATTCCGACAAGATAAGCACTTAATTGAGCCATAAGATATTTCACATCCACAGTCTTTACAATAAAATTTTCCAGTATGACTTGAGTTATACAGCTCTTCATCAGATAATCTTTCATATGCACTTAAAATGTTTTCTGCTAAATAAGTATTATCATTAAATTTTATTGATTTAGAAGTAGAAGTTTCATCTACAGGAATTAAGTATACTTTATCATTCCAAACTGTTGCAAAATAATCAATTTCATCTGTCGTGTATTTATGTTTGGCTTTAGTTGAACTCCTAACATTTTGTGTAGTACACTTAAAAGTAAAAGATGAATCTGATCTGCTAATAGCTTTTTTTATTTGAATTTTTAAAAGTTCTTTTCCAGTATCTGCAATTAAATCATACTTAGAAGCATTGTAGTTAGGAATAGATATATCAAATCCGTATCTTAACAATTCTTCTTGAACTTTTAATTCAATAATTTGTCCTTTAATTAAGTTTTCGTTAAGCATTTCATTTTGAGATTTACTCAAAAGTTTTCAAATGGAGAGCGTTATGCTACCATTACACCACACCCCTATATATGGCAGAGGGAGAGGGATTTGAACCCTCGGAACAATAAACTTGTTCGGTGATTTAGCAAACCACTGCACTCAGCCACTATGCGATCCCTCTATAAAATGGAGCTTGCAATGCGGCTTGAACGCATGACCTCACCCGTACCAAAGGTGCGCTCTACCAACTGAACTATACAAGCATATGTGATTGAAATTCAGAGAAATGGAGCGGGTAATGGGACTCGAACTCATACACCCTGCGGCACCGGAACCTAAATCCGCCACGCCCGCTGATGCCTTCTGCAATGCAATGTCTCATTTAAATTGATAAATGAAACAAAAACCAAATGCAAAGATTGGTAACCCGTCGGAGATTCGAACTCCGGATACCTTGATTAAGAGTCAAGTGCATTACCACTACGCTAACGGGTCAAATCTGGCTGAGGCGGGTGGATTCGAACCACCACTCTGGGAGTCAAAGTCCCATATGCTGACCATTACATGACGCCTCAATAAAAACTAGACGCTAAAAACAATGAAGCTACCGCTATTGCGGCAATTATTATTAAATATAGAAATAAATCTAAATAAATAATATTTGCTGTGTGCGTCTATTAAATTTTAATACTTAAAGCAATATAAATTTATAAATTCTTGATAATCCATACTCGCAATTATTTTATTAAGCTCATTTCTTTTTATTTTAAGAACTTTAGCGTTACCCAACCCTTACCACGTGGAGGTAGTTCTTTTAAGGGTCTCGGAGTGGTGAGACTCGAACTCACGACCTGATGATCCCAAATCACCCGCGCTAGCCAAACTGCGCCACACCCCGATATGGTAGGCCTTCAGGGACTCGAACCCCGGACCAATCGGTTATGAGCCGACCGCTCTAACCAACTGAGCTAAAGGCCCTCTCAAAAAGAGTGGTGACCCCTAGGAGACTCGAACTCCTGTTACCGCCGTGAAAGGGCGGTGTCTTAGACCGCTTGACCA